CCAACAATTCTTATATGCAAGTTCTATACCTCCTTATATTTAGTTATTCTCTCTTTTATTTTGGAAATAGTGAGCAGAATTGCTCTTAGATAAAATCAATAGGAAATGCTTCTTTCTTATTTCTCATATAAAGCTTTCTGAAACTGTTTTCTAAATTTCTTACAAGCTGATTCATTTTGACTCTCTGTTAATACTCCATGTATATAACAATACTGAATTGAATGTAATAATTTTTGTAACCTCTCAGCGTCTTTACCGAGAGTACACCCTTGTTTATTCACATACTTTTCCAAATTATCAAGTAAGGGATCAAAATTACTCATATCTACAACTTTACCCATGCTCTTATTCTCCTATCTGATCTACAATACTCTGCAACTTATCAATATATATTTGAGCTTCTTCTTTATCTAATTTTTTAATATTTGACGGAACAATAGCAATATTTGCTTCACCAAATATCTGATTATCAAGACATGCCCTTTCAAACTCAGTTATTACATCTACATAAAGTTGTTCTGGATCAAATTGAAAACAAATCACATCACCCTCCTGTGGATGCAGTTTTCTAACCTTAATAAGTGTCTGTTTAAATAACTTCTTCCTCTGTCTCTTGTTCATAATTTAATTTGTCTTCCTTACATTACTTCTAAATGATATTCTTCAACATATTTTCTTCTCTTCCAAAACTTCCACCACGGAAATTTCACATATTCTATTTCTATAGCTCGAAGCATCTTGCCCTCATTTTTATCTCTATCTAACCTTAAAGCAGGTGAACCAAACATTACTTCGGCTAATTCGTTAATAGAAATATGTTCTCCAAGTTTGTATTCCTGTTTGTGTGGTTGCGGAGGGTAATAAGAAATCACGTCATGCTGTCGTAGTTCATATGTTCTCATATTGTTATTCTCCTATTCACTTACTCTAAACACCTTCGCATCACCAACTGCCAAATCTTTTACTTCTACAAAAGAATTTAGATTATCTTCCATAGTTGTAATCAATATCTCATCAAATAAATCTTCCATCATACAAAAGAATCGTACAGATGGAAAGAATCCTGGATATTTTTTTAAACGATATTTATTAACACTACCTCTTAATACAGGAAGTCCGTGCCTTCTACGCTTGTTGTTATTCCAATGGATAGGATTGTCATAAAAAGCTTTCTTCTTTCGTCTGTACTCTTCTAATTCTTCTCTTGCAAGCTTGTCAATCTCTTTTTCTCGTTCCGTTTTCGGAGGTTTACCATGAATAATATTGTCAAATTGTTTTCTGACATTATCGTTTACTTCTGCTTTTTCTGAATCACTCATCTTATCAAAGTTCTGAGCTACATCTAATAGTGCGTTTTTCAAATTGTTATTCTCCAATTTCTATATATTTCATTATCCAACTATCGTATTTATTTTCTTTAATCAACTGCTGATATAAATTTATCCATTCTTGTGCAGAAAGACTTTGAAACTTCCAAACACATTCTTTCCAGTATCTGTGTATAAAACGACTTTTTGTTTTTAACTCAATGCACTTCACACATTTATCATATAGTTTCCTGGAATACAAATTCGATTTACTTTTATTCCAGCCATCAATAAATGCTTCAGTCGGATCATATCTACTTTTCATATCAGTAAGAGTTCTGTCGTATAACTCAGTTTTTGCATTGTATAAACAATGAAGCAGAAAGTAGATGTCTTCATAATTATTTTCAAACTCCCATTCTCCAATATTTAAATCAAAATACATTATTCTCCATTCCTTATTACATCAAACTTAATTGGCAACATAGCAGTGAATCTACTCTTCATCCAAGGTTTTTCTTTTGTTGCAAATTCATCTCCAAACTCTTCTGCCAATACAAAATCTCCAACAGTATAGATGATAGAATATCCAGTTAAATCTTTTGGAATCTCTTTATTTACATTACATGTTTTAAGATGAATCATTTTATCTATGCACTCATCCATTAAATCTTGAAAGAATACAAACGTTCCATCACAATTACAACGCTGCATTGTGAAATATTCAAAATCTGCATCTGGATCACGCTTAATAATTACATTAAAATAAGGTTTGTCGCCCTTAAGATAAGGAACATCTGCTTTAAGATAAGGAATATCTGCTAAAATTGTTCCATCTTTTGTGCAACTAACAACTGTAAATAACTCTCGTATATCCTGTTCAATCATATATTCATATTTATTATTTTCCAAACCATTGCACTGACCTGATGCAATTCGTTCTTTTACAAATTTTAATGATTTACCCATAATTTACCTCCTCGAATGAAACGTGGTTTTTCTATTGGTTTATTCTCCTAATGGTCTTTCATATGTAACCAATTTTTCAACAATCAAATCCTTTGGTAATAAATCTTTACAGAAATATGCCGTTGCAAATGGACTACCTTTTACTACAGAATCCATATGTTCTTTATTGTGATAACAAATTCTTGCATCAAAACTAAGAATCTGAATACCATCTTTGAAATATTTATATCTTGTTTTACCTTGCAGGGAATTAAGCGGTAGAAGAACCGCAAACGGTTTGTTGAATGAATAAAGTCTTTCTAAGACTTTATCTTTGATTGAGAAGGGTGGATTGCTAACTATGATATCCCATTTTTCAGGTTCGTAATTAAAGAAATCTTGACCTTCAGCTAATGAACTTCTGATTACATTGTATCCTTCCTCTTTTAGCCTGTTGTAGAAAGCAGACCAGTTTTCATCAAATGGACACCATATAATTTTATCCTTTGGAAGATATTTAATAATGTGATCTGTTGCATAATAGGGCGTGTATAACTCATTATCTTCCTTATCTGATGTTAAATATCCAATATTTAATGCCAATATTTGTTCACCTAGTAGCTGCGCAGCTTTACTCACATGTGAACGTTTTTCCTTTCCTTGTTTTGTAATTACATTGTTATATTCTCTTATTACTTATAAATCTTTGGTAATTTTTTAAAGGCAACTACATCATCTCTGAAGCAAACATTGTCCTTATAAATCCTTTTATCATTTAAATGAGTTTCATCGTTATATCCATATACTTCATATGTATTGTAAACATCTAATCGTCTATTATCTTTCCATCTTAGTGTCTTTTCGTCCCAAAATAAATCCATAATATATGCTTGTCCTGGTTCTTCGCCATATCTAATTGAGCATATATACCAACCACGCTTTTTAGGAATATGTTTAGGATATGCTTTCCATCTATTGAACATATTTTTACCTCCATAGGAAACCAAAAATTCTTGTTATTTTTTGTCCAAATAAACTATATTATCTACATTATAGTGAAACCCACCTATCTCTCCATTAAACCTACCTTTGACATACCACGCATAAGGACTGATACCTTCATTCATTTTCTCTGCAAGTTCATCAGCTTTTCTTTGATGTTCATCAGCTTCATTTTGCATAGATATTTTTTGAGAATCCCATATAAGATTTGGAATTGTATCTACACACTTTCTATACATCTCAGACTCTTTTATATATTCTCTTATCACTTTTGTCATTTTGGGAATATTGTCTTTTAATATTGGTTCATTGCTAAGTCCATATGGATATAGGATTAAAACACTTCTGTCTATACATTCCATAGATATTAATTCTTGTACACAAGACTTTGGTTCTATCAAATTATCACCTCCCAGATATTTATTCTCTTATTTCAAATAACTTTTCTACTGCTTTAACTCGCTTTGTATTGTCAATCGTTCTTTTGACTTCCTGTTGCCAAATACATTCCCATTCTGAAGGAGCTTCATGCTCACTGACTAAGACAATATTCCTCTCACTCATCTTCTCAGCCCAATTCCAAAATCTGTCATAATCAAAGTTCTTACTTGATCCATATTGTTTCGTACCCTTATATGGAATATCGCAATAAAATAAGCAGTCAACTTTATCAGAATATAACTCTTCATAATCTCCACATTGGAATTGAATATCTTCTAACCTTGGAATTTGTTCAATTAAATTTTCTTTTGCCTCTTTATAATAATTTCTTATTATGATATGGTCTGTTGTTTTACTCTTTGAATAATTTGTTTTTGCAAATCCACCATCATAAAATCTGCCATTATAACTTCCAAGAAAGCCGATAGCACCGATATACCAATCAGGATATGTATTTAATCCTTTATTAAAACATTCCCTTACTTCTGAATAATGTTCCCTTGTTAATTCATCTGGAAATTCAGTAATTTCTTGTACATTCTTCAGCAATGCAATCAAATATTTTTGATTATCTGATGCGATTTTTGTATCACACTGAACTTTGTCGATTACATTACAACCACCGCAAAATGGCTCTATGTATGTTTTGATATTATAATCTCGCAATCTTTCTTGAATAATCGGTAAAATGTTATCAACTATTCGAGACTTTGAACCCATATATTTCATAAATTACTTGGAGTAAGGAATTCCTTCTTGTGTACACGAACCTCGTCTCCTTTCATTATTTATTTAAACTCTATCTTGTTTCTTTTTAATACCTTAACTGCCTTATCATAATCAGCTTCAGCTACCTTGATATTTTTCATCTTAGTTGGTTTTGGCTTAATCCAATGACGACATTCTGTAATATCTTCGTCATGCCACATCAAACCGCTTTCACAATATTTGTGCCATTGACAGTCATTATTGCCACAGTTACTCATTTATGTATTCTCCCAATCTAATGCCTGACCGCATTGATCACAATATTTAATGTCGGTATCTTTGTAGCCATCGTCACACAATAATTCTCCGCAAGTAGGGCAATACCATTCAAACGGAATTCTCTCTCCGCTATTTTTTACTTTCTTTGGTATCTGTTTTTCAAGCGCTTGTATTGCCATTCCATAAGCATTTTCAAAAGAACATCCCCATGAAGTATCACATGGAATTGCTTTGCCAAGTTCATTACAATCATATTTTAGTTCTTCAATAGCTTCATTCTCTGCCATACTACTTCTCCTTTATTATCTCAAAATCTTACTTAATCTCTTCACAACTTCTTCGCAAAATCTGTACAAACAAGTCTTCTTAAATGCTATTCTCAAATCATCAACAGTTTGTCTATATTGCTGACGTAATTCGTTGTCTATCATACTATTCCTTCTTCTCAATAATAGTTACAGTACCCTCAAACACTCCAAAATTTGATGATTGTTGAAATGTATGCGTCTCCGCAATGTCATCATCTGTCATTGGTCTTGTAAGATACCATAATGAATCATCTTTCCATGTAATCTCTTCAAGTTTCTGGTTTGGTTCAAGTTCAATTGTTGTTGAACCACCAAAATCTTTTGTAACAGACTGGCATCCCGTCATTCCAAAACATAACGTCAATCCTAATGCAACTGCTAAAATTTTCTTCTTCATATGATTTATTCTCCTATTACCTAATTTTTTTCGTAAGTCTTTTCAAAAATATCTGGCTTACAAGGATATACTTCACCATTGACACCTAAAATTATGTAATCACCATATTCAGATTTCATTGTTCCTTCCAATGTTTTGATATGACATGTACCGTCTTCATGAATTACAATAGTATTATTTGATACTCTATCCATAAACCAATCTGGCAAAGAATCTTCAATCATATATCTAACAGCTTCAATTACTACTGGTTTCTTTCTGTATTTCATACTGAACCTCCTACTAAATTTTCATGTTCTTTATCATATCCAGTCTCTTCAAGGAATTCATCAAATTCCTCTTTTGTCATATTGTTTGGATAATACATAGCCACCACCATATCAAACGGCTTCAAATAATTATTCAACACATCTTCAGCATCTTCTTTTGCTTCCTGCATTTTCATATTGATATAATCTTCTCTCGTCATATTCCATGCTGTAGGACAATCCGTGACACTCGAAAATCTACAATATAATCCGTTTGGTTGTTTTGATACAAATCCTGCCATACTATTCTCCTAAATCTACTATAATATTTAATTCATGAAATCCATCATGCGCTTTAACCGGGGACGCAAGTTTACACTGGCTGCTTAAATATTCACTAATAAGTTCTTTTGGAATAACCGATTGAATGTTTAGAAAATCTTTATTTAAAATATCTGTTTTCATCTTTTCAATGTCATCTCCATAAAATCCAAGAGCTTCGCCACACCCAAGACACCATAACCCAAACCCATTATCTGTGTCATATACGATTAGGTAGGCATTTGTTTGATCTAGTGGTTTGTTTTCGCAAAGAATTACATCTCCGGTTCTTAACTGATATAACATATTTTTCTTGCCTCCATTTCCCCATGAAATCTATGTTTCTTGGTAAAAATATCACTATATATAGTGTCTATATTTTCTATAAACACTATATATAGTATCTCATTTACGCCTGATACACAAAACTTGGCATTAGCTGTAATTTAAACAGATTTTTCTCATGCATTGAATCAATCTTAGCTTTCACTTCCTCATTTGGCTCAATTCCATCTCTGATATATGCATCTAATTCAGTATAAGTAAATCCAAGGTTATCTTCATCAGTCTTTCCACAAAGACCATCAGTAGGTGTCTTATCAACTAATTCTAATGGAAGCCCTAATTCACGACCAATAGCTTTAACCTCTGTTACTGTAAACTGAGATAATGGACTGAAATCACCAGCAGCGTCACCATATCTTGTGGCGTAACCAACCCAATCTTCGGAAAGATTGCACGTATTAGCGACACGACCATTTACTGTCTGAGATACTGCATAAAGCGTAGTCATACGAATACGAGCAGGGAGATTTGTAGAAGTCTGCTTTGACCAATGATCTCCCAACTGTGGTTTAATCTCATGCTTTAAAGTGCGAACTGTATTGCCTATATTTACAACACAACTGTCGATTCCAAGATGGTCTATAAGCATTCGAGAATAATCAATATCTGGCTGTTCTCCCTGTGGCATCATTACACCAAAAACTCTATCTTTTCCAAGAGCTTCACAACATAAGCCAGCAACAACGCTTGAATCCTTACCGCCAGAAATTCCAACTACTGCCATACAATCTTTACCATTCTGTTCAAACCAATCTCTAATCCACTCTACGATCTCATTCTTTACTTTCTTAGCATCAAAATTACTCATCCTTTATCTAACCTCCATAATTCAATATTACAATTTTCAAATATATCATTTATCATTTGATACACTTCTTCCCAATTTGCACCGCCACGAACACATCCAATTTTATATGGCATTGCAATACTCATATTTTCCAAAACTGCATATGATCTCAAATTTTCAAAACATTTTCTTAAAGCGTCAATATCTGTATACTGTTTTCCGTCATAGCCATATGATTTTTGTGCAAATAAATTTGCATATATTCTTGCGTCAATATTAGACTGAAAATATCTAACAGAACCCAATAATTGTTCAGGTGTATTAATCGAACAAAAACTATGATAATCTTTATATACTTGCACATCATAATCACGGATCGCTTTTGCAACACCAGAATTAAAAGCACCTTTGCAATTAACCTGGTGTGCAATAATATCAGTGTTCGAAGTGAGTAAGTCTCCATCAATAATTTTAATCATTACTTACCTCCGTACATTCTGTTTCTAATATCCGCAAATGTATCTTCTCTTACTAATTCTCCATCTTTAAATACGGTAGTAAGTAAACTGTTATCACTCATTTCAAGTAACTGATCTTGACACTTTAATTCACCGTTATCATCGTATACTCTACAACATCCTTTATGAGATTTCTTTAAGTGACTTGTATCTGTCTTAGGATCTTTGAAAATCATTAACTTCTTGCCATCAATTACTCCATATGTAGCTTTCATTGCAATACCAAAAGTATCTCTTGTAACAACAATCATCTTGCCGTTTTCAACGATTGCAGTGAAGCAAAAAGCTCCTACACCATAAGCAATATTATTAGCTGCGAAACCACGCTTTTCTAATTCTTTCCAAATAGTTTCTACATTAGAAAGTGTGCAGCCATCACCATAAATAATACCGATATGCGGATTTAATACCTTATAACCTTTACCATTTACAGAACCACCAAAAATCTCCCACAACCTTTCAACTGTTTTAACTGAAATCTCTACAATATCACCACTATCAGGACGAACCAAGAGCTTTCCATTATGATTCATAATCTCTTCTTTACACTGTGGAAGAATATTATTTACCATATTCCAATAATCATAAGTATCTGAAACCATACTAAATGATGTATTTGGATATAACTCTGTTAAAAGTCTTTTAACAAACGTAATCTCATCTCCATCAATTGAGAAATTAGCACCCATTACAGAATGCTCAGTTGAGACAGCACCGATTCCAATACCATTATTCTTACAATCGGCATTGTAATATCTATCAATATAATTAATTGCTGGAATTGTAGATGTCTTATTAAATGAAAGCAACCATGATGCTGAACATCTTGTAGCTTCATCCATACAAGACATTCCTCTCATGCCAAAATCTGCACAAGCCATATTTCCAGGCAATCCGTCCGTTGTCTTGTTATACCAATAATCTGCAATCTCACGATACATATGACCGATAGTTGCATGACAACAAGGTTTCCATAATTCTACCTGAAGAATACATTCAATCCACTGAACAAGCCAAGCAAATTTATTATCCGTATTTGTAATCTCAATACAAGGAACACCCATAGGAACAAGTGTACCTTCTGGCAATGCTCTAATCTCAAGTGGTAAATACCCTAATCTGTGAAGCTCTACAATTTTATCTAAATCATAGTTGTCTCTACCAATCTGTACGTCCATCGAATCTGTATAAAGAGTTAGCATCTCATCTTCCGATAAATCGAAGAAATTTTTCTGAAAATATCCCATTAAATATTCTTTGATAAATGCTTGTAATCCAAAGAAAACCATTTCATTCTGATTCTCTAACATTGATTTTCGAGGCACCCAATACGACACCAATTTAGTCAAACCATTTGGGTACATACGATCATGACACTGTTTATAAGTATCTGATAATAATAAAGCCATTGTGTTATCCATAATTTTAAACCTCCATAACTGTAATTTTTTCATGACTACCATTAAACAAACTGTTTGTAGTAAATAATCTGTTCACTGTATTATTCTCCAAAGACTTGATCAATGTTCCTTTTTCTTTATCAAGAATTGAATTCTCTGTATGTGTTGCATACGCATAAATCTTACTTACACCATGTTTCTTTAATTCTTCTGCGCTATAATAAAGTGAACCGCCATATGCGATAATATCATCAATCATTAACACTAATTTATCAGTTAAATCAATGCCATTTGTTTTAATATCTAGCCCAAGAATCTTTCCAGTTTTCCAGTCTCTTTTCTTCTCACCATAACAATATGGAAGTTCTGGAAATAGATCTGAATATCTCTTAGCTGCACCTGCATCTGGAAAATAAAGAACGGTTTCTGGTGACGCATTTTCATCCTCTTCAACAATTTCGTCTTCAGCCCATTCAATTGCCTTTTCAATGTATTGTTTTGGATTTACAAAATTTGCATTATTTATAAGTGCCTTTCCAACATTACTATGGACATCTAAAATTTCAATGTAATCAAAATCTAACCAATTAATAACATCAGCAAAACTTTTTAATGTAAATACCTCAGAATCTTCATGAATTCTATCCATTCTAGCATTTGGCAAATAATACATATAAAGATTTAATAATCCAACATAAGGAAGATTTTTAATATGTCTTGTGATGTATATTAATGTTGACAATTCTTCCTCTTTTTCATAAAACCATTCAATATTATTATCAGCATAATCTGACTCATATATATTTTTTATATTTAACCTTTGTGTTCCGTCTGGGAAATGCTCAATTTTTACTTCATCACCATTAATTTTAATCATATTCTACTCTCCAATCACTTCAATCTGACACATCTTCATAATTGCCAATGCAGCACTATGAGTATCAGGTGTAACACCTGCACAACAACTTGCATCTACTGTAATATCAATTTCAGGATAATTTGCTCTAATAATAAGTGCATTTGAAACCACACAGATGTCGGTGCATAATCCGCAAACCTCAACGCTTTCAAATCCAAAATCCTTCCAGTTTAACCAACCAAATGTAGACTTATCAATCAGAATATCGTTCTCAATATCAAAATCTAACTTATTTGAAATCTGCCAACCAACAGTATTCTTTACACAGTGCGCAACAGGAAGATGTTTTCCTTCATATGTCTCTAAATAATTCTCAGGATGTGTGTCTCTTGTAAAAATTACCTGCTTACCAGCATCCTTATACTCCTTAATTTTCTTTGCTACATTTGATACAATTGCCTGTGCTTCCTTTGTACCAAGTGCTCCATCAATAAAATCATTCTGCATGTCTACTACAATTAATGTTTCTCTCATTTTGTTACCTCTTTTCTTTGTTCTTTCATTACCAAATGGCTAACGTTTACCGCTTCTCTCATAGCTTCTGCAAACTCATAAGCACAATCAGAAGTAAATCTTTCCTGCACTTTTGCAATATCATTTGTATCAATTTCACTATGAATCCTTGCGTCAATAATATATTTTCCGTCTTTACATTGAATATCTATCATTTACTAATCCTCCTCATCTTCACATAAAATTTTCTTTCTTAATGAGTTCCAACCATCATCATAGCCATCACAATATTCATCCATATACTCATTATTGTGTGTCTCTTCTGGTAATTCTTTTAATGGACACCATCTTTGTCTAAAATCTTTCGGATAAGGATAGTTAATTGTACGGTTATTTAAAGCCATACAACACATATCAGAATAATGACCACAAAAACATGGACATTTATTACAACTATTTGGCATATCTAACACTAAAATTGCTTTACTCATATATTCCCTCCGTAATTGTCACAGGACACCCATAAAATCCCCACATCTCAACAAATTTTCCAGTATCAACATCGAATTTTGCTGTAGCTGCCGCATGTGGAAAACCACCATCGAATCCTCTTACATAAATATAATTATCAATTTTCTTTGCACCAATCATAATTAATTGATTTTTATAACACCATTCGTCTGCTAATTTATGTGCCAAGTCATATACTTCTTTATTCATACTGCACCTCTTTCTTTGTTTTTATATGTATTTTATTCTCTGAAAACCCACAAGAAATTCCGCTTTCTTTCGGTCTTGGTTTTTATACAATATATAGTATTTCTTGCAATTCCTTGATACTATATATTGTATATTATTTTAGTTTTCTACTGTCATAGATGTTTCCCATACCATAACCATGAGTGCAAGCCATTAATGTGAAACAAATACCCTCTATTCCAATAACTCTACCGCCAATAAGACTATTCTCACTTACAGTTCCAACTCTTTGTACATCGTTTTCATAAGTTACATTTTGAATAGAGGGTAAATTAAAATTTTTTGCCACCGTATACAAGTAACTGAACCCACCAGCATTACCTACAGGCTGTGCCAATAAACACATTGCTACATGATCTGAATCATATACTCTATTACCCTGACGAAATTGCTTTCCAAAATTTATTTCACCGACACCACCAACTAACTGTGGTTTATCACCACAAGCAGAACTTAATCCACTTGTGGCTGATGAAAATTTACCATCTTCTCATCTGTACAAATATATGTATTGTCATACTGAGCCTTATATAAATGCTCAATCAACAAAGAGATGCAAGTTGTCACTATACTGTTACCGCTTTGTTTATATCCCTGAGTATCAGACATTCCAACTGCTTTACAGTTCTCATAATCAATATCATCGAATCCCATGAGCCTGTGGCACTCTTTTGGCGTGAGCTTCCTCACAACTCTTAAATTGTCTCTTTCAACTTTTGGTTCTGTATTACCGCCACCACAAGTATGCATAGCTGGTGCAATTCCATCTTCGCTATATACTCTGCGAGACTGTTCATGCATTCTCTGAAACTTTTCGCTGCATAAATCAGCAATATGTATTGGTTCGTTTGAGTCGGCAAGAATCTGTTTTGGCTGTTTATAATCGGTTGCCACTAAAGTACCCATTACTGAATCCTGCTGATAAACTAAATCTCTGTTACCTAATCTGGTACAATTTTGTCCAATTGTTGTTCCTACTACATTCTTTTCAAATTTTGGATCTGTTATCTGAAGTCTTTTCTGTACTTCATCAGATAAGAAATATTTCTCCAGAACACTGCTATCTGTTTCTAATAAATCCTTTAATCTGATTCCTGTATCAAAAGGCTGTGGAAATTCAAAAGACTTGGTATCAATATCCTTACGAATAGAGATACAGAAGATTCTATTTCGATTCTGTGGAATACCTGTATTCTTTGCATTGATTGTCTGATAATATGAGTTATATCCCAAGTTATCAAGCCGAATCAGCCAATCCTTAAAACTGTCAATATACTTCTTTGATACAAGAGCATCTACATTCTCCATAAGCAAATACTTTGGTAATGTATTATTCTCTTTTGCTTTTACAAGAAGTCTCTCAACTTCATACAATAAACCTGAACGAGTTGATTTAATGTTGTGGTTGCCACAATTAGGGCATGTATAACGAGTATCTACGTCTAATTCAGATGGATCATATTCACAACCACAATCATGACATGTCCACTTTAATCCTTCCTGCTTACCGGCGATTGACAAATCTGTACATGGAGTCGAGTATGTAAGTAAATCACTATATGGCAGTGACTCAATCTGCATCATATCGCCAAGATTATGTGAAATATGGTCTGCTAACCAATATTTCTCAATACCTTTTGCCTTGTTCTTCTTTCGTGAAAGCTTCTCCCAATCATACGGAACATCTTTCTTAAAATCATATCCAAGTCTCTTATCTGTAAGCTGTTTTACCATTTCTTCTTTACTTGGATAATCTTCATAATTTTCAATCATCTCATTAGTTAATCCACAATGAATTGCAGCATAACTAACTACTACTTCTTTGTCTAAATCTGCTGTTGCAATCATATTTGCATTGAAGAGATGAGTATTATCAATTCCCTTCATCTGCGCACCAATACCACTGCAAAGCTCAATTACACTTAACTCACAATAATTATTTTTTTCTTTATTCTCTGTCAAAATCCTTTAATCTACAGAGATTGCGCAATCATTTATCCTAGAATTTACTGTTAATTCCTTTCTTCTTAATTATTTTATTGTAAAATCCTATGGAATTTGCACGTCTGCAAAAACCATAAGAAAAAAATATTTCTTGTTACTTTTACTTTTGGGAAATTTGGCTGAGTCGCCAAGATAGAAATTTCTATGTATGATTATTCTTCGTCTTGAAATGATTTAATTCGATTTTCTAAATAATCAATCTCATCATTCCAATGGTCTATTAGCATGTCTTCGATTTGATGCTTTGCATCTTCTATACTGTCTGCAAACAACGTATCATATTCAACATTTAGTTCTTTTGATACATATATAAATATGTTTTCGTCTGTCTCATCTTGTACAAAACCAGCTACTACATTTTCATCATCTTCTTCATAAAATTGACTAAAATGTAACCTGTAACATTCCTTACCAAAGTCATTCTTTTCACCTGTTTCCCAATATTTCTTCACTTTATCACCTCGCTTAATTTGGCTGATCAGCCGTGAATAGAATTACTTCTATATTAGATTATTCTCTATTTGAAACTTTTTTAATTCATCTTGAATCATCTTCTGCATATCTTCTTTGTCAAAAGATATATTTGCAACTGGAATAACTTTTGCATTTAGATTAACATCACCAATAATAGCTTTGTCAAACGCTTCTAAAAACATTTCTGCAATTTCCTTTTCATAATTACCACATATACCTTTGAAATCAATATCTGCAATTACTCTTGAAAAGAAATCCTTGAACTTGCCAGCGCTAAAATCTCGTTCATATTCTCTCGGAATATCAATTGTTATTTTCACTCTCTCACCTCGCCAACTTTGAACCATAATATGTGATGTGTACCTTCACTTTGAAATACTCACCACAATTATGACATTTTACTTTTACTTCTTCACACCAACCTTGTGTTACCAAATTCATCAAACCATATTCCATAAATCCATCTTGATATTCTTTCTTGCAATATGGACATTTTGGATATGTAAATTTACTTTTTCTCATATTTTACCTCGCTTATTCTCTGTATGGTTCAGGCAACGGCATCCAAGCTTTCATGCCACCATTAATTCTTCCCCAAAACCATGTCCCATCATAGCGTTGTCTTTGTACTTTTGTTACCATGCCTCTATTCGTAGTAACAAGTACATTAATTACTTTCTTACCTTCGTATCTTTTATCATCTTCGGGCATTTGTCCTTCGACACATTTAATCCATTCCAATTATTCTCTCACCTCACTGTCCAAAGATTTCCCCAATAATTTTCAACTTAATACTCTGACCAAATTCTGAACCAGCAGCTTTTGGATGACCACCGCCACCAAATAAACTTGCTACATCTTTACCAAGATCAATATCTTCTTTAACGGTTCTATAAGATACCGTACAACCATCAATATCAATCATTGCCACAAAATCAATTTCAGGATGCATTTTACAAAGTTTATTACCTAATTCACTAACAAACCTATCTGCAAATACAAAACCACAAACCTTACCACACATAGGAGTGGTAAACATAGTTTCATTCTTCTCTTCGATATATCTATCAATTTCATCCTGTTTAATTTTCAGGATAACTTCATCTTTGGCATATAATCTTGGGAATACCTCATCATGGATTTCTGAAATGCACCAATGAATAAAATCATCTCGACCGTAAAGATATAATAAATCATTTATCTGCTTACAAATAACACCTTCATCACCGAGTTCTGACCATCTCCAAGTGTCATAATCTCTCACAAGTTCAGCAAATTTCTCTAACGCTTTATTATTCTCTAACTCTTCACTCAGACAACCATTCATACCTAACCAATGATAAAACAACATAGTTCCAGATGTTTTAATTCCTTTGGAATCTTCGATAACTACATCACACCAATCATACTTATTTAATCCAAGAGCTGTTGGATGATGATCTAATAACTGAACATTGCCTCTTTTATTCAGCAACTCAGCAGTTTCTTCATTGACACGAATATCGGTAATATAAATTGGGATTGTGTCGTCCTGTTCTGTTTCTAAATATTCCTTTACAGTTGAATCAATATTGTCGTAATCACAATATGAAATTTCTACATTATCTTTACCAAATACAAGTTTTGCCAAAATACCACAACCGATTCCATCAAGATCCGTATGTGAAAATAATTTAACCATGTAATCTCCTCTCTGCTATTTCTAATAATTTTTCTTTCTCATTTATATATTCTCCACTAATGACTGAATCCAACAGATTATTTAATACCTCACCAATTTCTTTTCCTGGCTTATATCCAATAGTAATTAACTCCTTACCATTAACTGCTAAATCCTTTAGAGAAAAACATTCATCATCCTGTAAGACTTCTTCTAAAATATATTCGATGTTATCAATCTTCTGTAATCTTGTTTCCTGATTCATGCCTGCTTGTGCTTTAATATCGGCTCTACGAATATTTAATAATCTTCTAAATTGTTCTTCTCCAATTTTATTAAGCCATCTCTTGACATATTTCTTTCCAACCTCAAAAGTAGCATCATGATAATAAACTAATTCAACAACCTTTTCTCTTGTGTCATTATCAAATCTTAATCGCTTCATTATTTCATCAGTCATATCAGCACTGACTCTTCCATGACCTTTGAAATGTCTAATGCCATCCTCGACATCTTGATAACAATGTGGCTTTCCAATATCATGAAAAAATACAGCCAATGATGTAATCAAATCTCTTGGATTCAAGTCTGGTTCACAATCACATTCATAAGCTTGTACTGCATGTACTGTATGATTCCATACATCATAGATGTGATATGGATTATTCTGTTGAAAGCCAAACATATCTTTAATTTCAGGAATGAACAACGAGAATACTTCACGGAATAATCCTATCTGTATATAAAACTCGCTTGATAATGCAATCTTACAAAACTCACTGTTGATTCTCTCAATAGATATATTCTCTAAATTCTTATACATTTTATGAATGTTCAAACTTACATCAGAGTCAACTACAAATCCCAATTGTGAAGCAAACCGAATAGCACGTAAAATCCTTAAAGCATCTTCTGAAAATCTATCCTCTGCTCTACCAACACATCTGATTTTATAATGCTCAATATCTTCCATACCATTAAACGGATCTATAAGACCAATTTCATCATTGTATGCCATCGCATTGATTGTAAAATCTCTACGCTTTAGATCTTCTTTAAGACTTCGTGTAAATGTTACGCTATCAGGTCTACGGCTATCTGAGTAATTACCGTCAATTCTGTAAGTGGTACATTCATATCCCTCACCGTCAATTACAATGGTAATAGTTCCATGTTGCAAACCAGTTTCAATAATTCTCTTGTCCTTGAATACTTCTATCATTTCATCTGGCGTGGCAGAAGTTGTAATGTCATAATCGTGAATTGATCTGCCAAGAATACTATCTCTCACGCATCCTCCTACCAGGAAAGCTTCATATCCATTATTCTGTAAAGTATGAATAATTTCATTTGCACCAGATGGAATTTCAATTTTCAATCTTTTCATCAAAATTCACCTCAATTTTCGGTTCATCAATAAACTTTGCCAATAGTCCTTCATGGTAGAATACCTTGTCACTTTCAGTAATTTCTTCTCCCAAGAAATATCTAAGTACGAATGGCATCATATAGTTGTCTAAACATTTGAACTCAATACTATATTCTCCATTTTCTTTGTAGATTTTTTTACAGTATCCGTCAGTACCATTGATTTTGTGGAGCGAAAATAATTCAACTCTGAATGGGATATTAGATTTTGTACTTAATCTTTCTTCAACACAATTTCTCACAAGATTTAACATGTGCAAATTACTTACTGTTGTCATATCATAAACAATCTCATCATTTGAAAAGAATACAATTCTCTCTTCACCAATGATGTCATATAATAACGATAATGTCTGATCCATAAGGTACTTTTCATATGTGATGTGTCTTTTGGGATTGCAATTACCCAAAATTACCTGACGAATATATTTACTATTTATAATATGTTCGTTATCTGTGAATTGAGAAATAAAATCTTCCCATGTATCAGTTCCAAGAAATATATTTTTATCATATTCGTGTAAAGATGAAAAATTAGCCTTTCTCATATCAATACTGATAAAAACTCTTCCAGTATTAGTTGGCTTAAATATATCTTTATTAGATAAATTTTTATGAATCACAGTGAATTTGTTCATATCTTCCGCATTAAATCTCTGATATGCCTCTGACTCTTTGATACTTGTAATAGCTGCATCCTTTACATGATTATATTCTTCAAAATAATCCTGCTCACAATTATACCACTGTAATTCGCTTGCAAATCTAATCCACTTGTCAACAGTTCCATAGAACTCATCAAAAAGCTTAATTCTATCTAAAAAGTATGGCTCTTGGAATAATCTAATTGGTATATTGCAATCCTTACAGAATCTTTCTTTCGCTCTATTTGATATTTCCATCAGATATCTCCTTTCACAATTCTCTCATTTACATACATCTTAAATTCATTGATTTTCTTATAATCAGGTTTATCAGGCAAAGATGTATTTTCTTTTGCGTATTCAAAACGTTTTTCATATTCATTCAATAAATCATAGAACTCAGAAATAGGTTGTCTATTTTCATCTAAATATTCTCCATTTCTAATACTCATGAGTAAATCGTGCTCATCTGATCTATAAGTGATAATCTCTTCCTTTTCCAGAATATCAATACACATCATATATAATCGAATCAAATGAGCCATATGTTTTCCTAATTTATCATGGGCTACAGCCTTTTCATTTCTTTTACCAAATTTGCTATAACTACTAACAATGGACTTCATTTCGTTCCACATGCCAGCCCAATCTCTTAACGGATAATGTTGCAAGTTTACATCCATAAAAATCTCACTATCATATCCTTCTTGAACAGCCTTATCAATATATAGTTTCACATCACTATTTTCATAAGGATAATATCTGTTTTTAAATTCATATCTTGCATTGTTGATGCTTTTTAAAATGTAGGCTTCATTTTCTGCCTGACCAACCAATCTCGCAGCCTTATTTTCCATACGTCTTAGCTGAGAACCTGCATATCCTCCAAAGGTATGAACACAAATCTGCGAAAGAAACATTTTTCTATTGTCCAATAATTTTTTACCAATTTCAGATAAATGTAAGTAATGTTCTGGTAGACAACCAAGTTGTTCAATTGTATTAGGGTTGCTTGACGTTAAAAGTTGAATCATTTTATTAAACGAATACATAGTTGTATCTGTATCAACATCTACCACCTGTTCAAAGTCTGTCCCAAGTAAAATATCTGATTTGCTGTTGAGTGCAATACCTCTTACATCTAAATCAGATCCTTCTTTATCCATTCCATATGCATGACTTCCACCAAGAGTTAAGATAATGATATTGTTACCCAAATTCTTATCTGTTCTCAGGAAGTCATACTCTTTTGATTTTAATTTGTCCTTAATCTGTTCAATTGTCATTGTCTTAACCTCCAAAATTTCATAAGAAATGTGCGTTTCTTTCTAATGTAAAATATATACCATATATAGTATATATTACTTATTTTCAATACTATATATGGTATATTTGTAACAATTACTCACTTAATTCTGCAAGTGCCTTATCCAGATCCTCATCAGACATATTTTCAAGTGCTGCATCCTGTCTCTTAGCCTTGATTTCAAGCAATCTCTGTCTCATCTCAGCATTTTTCTTAGCGTCTTCTCTCTTCTTTTTCTCATCCAGCTTCACACTAACAATATACTTGACAATTTCAATCTTATTAGAAATCTCCTCATCTTCCTTTGACTTAGTATTCAGAAGACTCTCTTCCTCAGACTTCTTTACTTCCGCATTGAGTGTCTTAAATACTGAGTCCAGATTTGTGAGAGATAAATCCCACAAATCAATTACGTTAATCATTCCTCTGAATGGGAACTGATAGTTTGCTCTTGTTGCATTAATAAATAATTCGTTGTTTGTCATAATAATAATCTCCTTTTCTAATTAAAACTTAATCTTCATTACACGCTCTGTTGCGCCCTTAACCTTAACAACTAAATCTGCTCTCTTTGTCATAGAAAATCCAATTCCTGAAAGCTGATCATCAGTATCTTCTACATGACACTTAGCACCTAAAGCCTCAAATACTCTCTTGTGCTTTTCAAGGTCACTCTTTAAGAACTCATTGTAATAGCCATTAGGACTTTCGTTGTTCACACAATCCTTCAGGAAGAAGAATAAATGTCTATGACCAATTCCATCCTGTTCATCAAAATAATTTGGGCTATAACTGATTACTGATACAGGAACAAACTGATTCGTTTTGATATTCCACTTTTCAATAGGTGTACTATCATTCTCTGCCATCTCAAGAATACTAAACTCGCCATTTTTTAATTCTAATTTTGCAAGAGTAATCCATTCCTTGTGCTGTAATGGTTCTCTTCTTACAAATCTATAAACATTACCGCCAAATGCAATTTCTGCTTTAAAGCCACCTGTTGTCGGATTTCTAAAATTCCAATTATGGATTTTAAAAGTGTATACACCCTCTTTCAATTTATCAATTGAAGGAAATGTTGTGTTTTCAACTGGAACATATCCAATAGGAGCAGGAGCGGTATAATCTACATCCTGAACTCCACCCGAAGCATAATGTCTTCTATGATTCCATCCAACTCTTTCATCATTTCCATAATTATCATGAATTTCTTTTCCATTCTTGATAACAACATTCTGATTTGAACCAGGCATAAATACATGTAAATCCATAAGAGAAGCATTTCTCATTCCATCATAATTCCAACTATGTGAAAATCTTAAAACACCATCAGTTCTTCCACCAGCAGCTTTCACTTTTTCTGTAATTTCAGAGTCAGTAATGTTTCCTGAATAAGCCCAAGATAATCCATTGTTCCATTTGAACATTGTCTTAGCATCTGAATTAACAGGTGCAATCATAGAAACAAAGTTCTTCTCATGTTTATTCTCTACAAAAGCTTCAATCTCCTTTGCAGTTGGAAGTACCTTATCAATGAAATCCTGTGCTGAAATCTCTTCAACCTTAGAAAACTTCTTAGGACTTACAGCAACATCCTTTTCCATCTGACCAAAAATATCATCTGCGCCAACCATTCTTCTTGCAGCACTTTTATTTGAGAACAATACATTATTTACAGTAATATCATTCAGATTAGCAAATCTTCTCTGTAATGAATCCATATATCCAAGTTCTGTAATGGTCTTCTTTGCATCCTCAAGCATCTTCTTTGTAAAAATAGCCTTTGGACGCTTATAATTACTTGGAGCGACAATCTGCTCATACTTCTTAACTGCTGTGTCAAGATCCATATCCTCACTTACATTAATAAGAAGTGTTCCAATAGAATGATTTCTAATTCTACCAATAGCCATACCTGCTGTTACCGACTTTTCCCAAGCATATAAATCCTTTTCAGTATCAGATGTCAGCTTATCATATTCTTTTTTATACTTCTTGAACTCTGTGAGTACACCTTTCCACTCTTCACCCTTGTAAAGTGTATTTGAATTGATAAGTTCAAGAATTGTATCGAGTGCATCCATAGTAATCTCATCAAGAGAACGCTTAAATACATTTCTCGTATCTCTGAACTGTCCTTTAACTTCCTCGTTAGAACAACTACTTCTATTTACGAACTTACTTGGAAGCTCTAAGAAGAAATGATTCCACTGATGAGACTTTCCATTGATTTCCTCAAAGTTAAAATCTGTACCAATCTTAGGGAACTTAGTTGTATAGATATCTGTAACTGTATGAGCTTTTACAAAAGCATCAAGTGCATCACATACTGGCTGATATGTTGTATCACCAAGATTCAGTTCCCAAATTGTATGAATCTGGTTGTCCTTGATAGTGACAGCAGAACCAATATTCTTAATAAACTGTCTACAACAACTACAATCATGTTCTCTACGCTCTCTGAAAATCTCATTTGTACCAGCAGGGAAGCTGTCAAGATATGTATTCCATAATTCATCCTTATCTACATTTACCTCAAATAAATGAGTTGCCTCTTTCTGCATTTCATCGAAGTGCTTCTGTAATGCCTTCTTAAATTTCATAAATCCATCCATGTTTTGTACCTCTTCTTTCTTATATTTATTTTTGTTAATTGTTTCTACTGTTATATTCTCCGTTTATAATCCAAAGGAAACGAAGTTTTACTGTGGTTTCTGTTCTTTGTCTATAAAATATGTATTTCCATATTCATTGACTTTCTCTGTCAAATTCATTCTTGCGTAATCAAGAACGTCCGATGCGAAATTTGCCATACATGAATAACATAGATAATGTTTAGTTTTTCCTACACTCATTTCTACTAACCCAACTTCTATTCTTCCGCAAATCTCACATGACTTATTTCTAATACATTGACTCATATAATACCTCTTCTAATTTACCAAATTCCATTTACTGTCTTATCAATAGCTTCTCTCATTACACCACCTGTCATTTTATTCATTGTATCTGCAACAAGACCTTTAAATTCTGCTCTTATTCGTCTATTATGACGAGTACATGGTTTTGAACAATAATTATTTCTTCTACATTTTTTACAGTTGCCATTCAATTTCCACTGTTCATTTTCCTGAATCTGTTCCATAATATTTGTATGCTCCTTTCAAAGTTATATATTCTGACTAATATTCCTCTGCTATATCATCATATTCTCTTGAAAGATATCCAACTAAATCCTTATAAATATCTAACTGATGTTCATGTAAATAATTACATAGTTCAATATCTGTATTGAAAAACTTTTCAACAGCAGTTGAATTAGCCCATCTGTCAAAAGCACTTTCTGTTGTAACTCTAAGTAACCATCTGTTTCTAGTTCCGCTATGAGGCTCTACTATCATAAAAATAACTGTATCTGTTCTTGCTTCTAAATGACCTTCGTATTCATAAATCTCGTAATCCTGACCATTGTTTACTTTGTCATTCTCAAACCATCTTCTTATATTTTCCATTTTTACCGATCTCCTTGTTTTGTGATTAGAAAAATAGCTCATCAATCGACAAGTCCATATGTTCGTATAAGTCAACAATTCTTGAATCATTTTCATCTAACCCAAGTAAGAAACAACCACCTTCTCCTTGCTCAATTTTTACAATCTCATTCTTATGAAATTGTTCTATATCTATTTTTAATCTTCTAATACCGTAATATTTATATAAATCTTCTATTGCTGAGTTCAAACCATCCATCATTTTTTTATATTGGGAACTCAAGTCAAAATCGTATAAACTATTAATACTGTTTTCAATTTCATTATAAATATCTATTAAATTCGTCATACTTTATACCTCCACATGAAATCGAACTTTCTTACCAAAACAGTTCTTCAAATTCGCAGAAATATTCTAGTGAATACCACTCTTCTTTATCTATATCATTTTTGATTTTTATACAATCTCCATCAAAACCAGTAACTAAATATTGTTTTCCATCTGTTAAATTAAACTGTTCCACTCTATTATTCGAAGTAACTGGTTTCCCAATTTCAATATTGACTATATTTTTATGCATAACACAATTCATAATTTTCACCTCACAATCCAAAGAACTTTACTTCAATATTTCTATTCTTATTTCTGTTCCTTCATAATTACCTGTTATATGCCTTTGGACTACAGATATTCCCTCTTGATATTCATTAATAACATTCTCTAAAGATTCCATAATGTCATAAAAGTCTTTAAGTAGCCAAGGATGTGTATAAGATATATGAATTCCATCACATAAAAATCTCCAAAGAAAATCTTTTGCTTCGCTTTTACAACGCCACTCCTCTTCATATTTAAATTCCATAGAACCAACATAATCATAATATTCAAAATCATCAACTACTACGTCTCTATTAGTACAACCAAAATTTTCGGCATTCCTTAAACTGTAATCCCCGTCTGTATATAATGTATAACTAATATTTATTTGCATATTTTCACCTCACAATCCAAAGAAAGAAAGAGAATTTTCATCTCAATTCTAATCCCATCTTTTCTTTCAAACATACAGCTTTTTCTTTCGTAAGAGTTCTTGATAAAAGTTCTCCATCAACATTATAGACTGTAATAATTTTAAAATCTAAATCTGAATAAAGGAAAATATCAATCATTTCAATATTTTGTGTTGTTACAATACAAGGTTGTTCTTTTCTTGCAATTTCTACCCACTGTGGTAACTCACTATAATGCGTTTTTTCGTCGGGATAATAAACCATATCATTATCTATGTCTGCATTTAGTATCTCTTTTACATATTTTTCAACCAAATTATTTTTTCCTAATAACAAAATCATCTGTTTCTCACCTCACAAATTACCCACGTTTCAAAAAGCTTTCAAAGCTATTTTTCATATATGTATAGTTAATTCTTTGATCTGTGCTAAAACCAGAACTATTTTTCTGATACTTTTGAATCCACTGTTCAAAATCTATGTCTTTTTCATTTTTACAAGCATAAGCCATAAGCGCAACTAATGCTGTTTTACACTGCTTGTACACTTCCGAATCAACTCTTACGCAATCATCAATCATGTTTTCATAACATTCAATGTCTTCTTCGATTACATTTGAATTTACATTTTTCTGAACAAACGAAAGTGTAGTTTCTTCTTCATCATCCTCTTCTTTAATATTCTCTGTTTCTTTTGTCGTCATTGATTCGTTGGCTAAAAAATCTTTTAAAAGTGTTTCTAAAATATGTAATTTGTCTGTAATCATTCCTTTATCTTTTGTAGAATTACATGTATCAATTTCAGCAAATGATAAATTGTTTGTCTCTTCAGTTCCTTTTGGTTTTCTAGTGTGTTCTACAACAACTTTTACGTTCTTCAACTCTTCAAAGTCGTTTAAGAATTCTCCAAATTTTTCATCTGGATATCCTGTTTTTTCAAACTTGTCAAAGAGCATGAACCATATAAGTGCGTTTTTCTCACTAAACAATTTCCCTGTTGTCGGTGTTACAATATTGTACAATCTATCAAGATATTCCTTGAACTTATTAAACATCTCCTTGGTTGCATTCTCGTTTAAAAACTTTCCAAGCTGCATTGCATTTCTTTTCCACTGTTCAAAAAAGTTAAGCCCCATAATTGTTTCATTTACAATCTTATCAATAGTTCCATTTCTATCTTTAACATCGGAAAATTTTGCACAATCGCTAAAGAAATCATGTCCAGATAATTCTTTAACATCTTTTGCAACATTGCACATATAGGTGATTGTTTTTTGGGCAACGTTCATTTTCGCTCCACTGTTATATCTAACAATATGTCGCCCCACTTCTTCATCACTACAATCAAGATGTTTTACTATTTCTACTGGGCAATTATTAAAATCTTCCTTTAATCTTTCTGGTAATTGAGCATAACTTTTCCCTTTTAAGTCAAAAGAAACGATTTCATATACTGTATTACCATCTTTATCTTTAACAATTTTTCCATTTTCATCTTTTTTTACTTCTTGATACTCAATCACTGATGGATTTATTTTTTTGCCAAGTGCAAATTTACCTGCTTTATAATTTTCTATTGTGGTACATCTCTGTAATCCATCAATCAGCCACAAGATAACACCATTATCTGTAAGCTGTTCACAAATTTTAATTGGATCAAAATCTTCATTCTGAATAACAGTTACTATAAAATTATCTCTAACTTCTTCTTCCCATTGCCCAGACTTTCTCTGTTGCGGATGATCATTTCTAAGATCTTCTCTTTCAATCATTCCACATATTTTAGATGCCATGCAAGTATCTTTTTTTACCTTATCTCTTATTAATTTCATAGAATTTTTCCTCCCATCAAACTCTTTAAAGGCTTAGTTTTTTCATCAGAAGTAATCTTTTTTAAAAGATTGTCATAATGAAATGGTTCAATATGTAAGATTTCACAAATCTCTTCTTTTGTGTATTTATCAGCAAGCATCATAATTATCTTGTATTGCAAAGGAGACAAACTATTTAAGTAATCATTAACTTCTTGATGCCATTCAGATTTTGTTTCTCTTATAAAAATATTCTCCACACGAAAATCTGAAGCTATCGTATCTCTAATTTCCTTTCCTTCCTCTGTCGTTACATCTAATGTTAATGGTTTAAGAATTACTTTTCTTTTTTTCTTCTCTCCATTCTCTTCGTAGTACTCATAAATAATATCTCCATTTCTATCCCTTGCATAATTAACACGTTTATCTCGCATTCTATCTCTTGTCCAATCTAAATACGAACGTTTAATATTTGTTGTCAAATACGCTCCGAAATTATCATTCCTTGAACAATCATAATTTTCAACCGTTTCAAGTAGTACCTTCATCGCATCACTTAACAAATCATCAATTTCCATATCTGCAACACCCTTCATTGATATTAGCGGCAGACAAATTTTCTTTAATTCTCGTAAATCATTGCGGCAATATCTATCAACTATTGCCAACTGATCGGGTGATAAATTTATTTTTTTTACTGTCACTTTCGCATGTCTCCAATCATTTTTGTCTCTAATATCTCTTTAAAATCCAGTTCATCATCTTTGATTTGACTATGTTTTGTCTCTGAATAACACTTTGGGCATCTACAAAACTTTTCATGCTTGTTCTTTGAGAACGACATAACTCTAGTCATCGGAATATAACAATTTTTGCATACTACCATATATCAATCCTCCAATATATCATTAGCAATTTTCCAGTATTGTGTTCTACCTTTATATTCTCCAGCAGAAACTTTGCTTAGTTCTAATTTAATTTTGTCGATTGTATATACTCTATCAATTGCATCCAACATAACCGTTACATATCTGATACATTGCTTAATTCTACGATGCTTGTCTCTTATGTCATCAAGTAGATAACCTATTTTTGCTACTTTATGTGCTTGTGGTTTCTTTCCACTATGTATTCTCTTGTATTTTTCAAGAGCATGAGTTATGTCGCTTTCTGCACTGTCACATTTAGATAACTCTATATTAAGCAAATTTTTATATGTAATAAGCTGTGTTTTATTCCATCCAGCCAATCCAAGAATTGAATTAGATTCTTCAAAAATCTTATCCAACAAAGAATAATCGAAATCTTTATCATTCATATGAATGCCACCATTCCCTTTATAATAAAGAGAGTTTTCGCATTCATCTCCAGAATCTATATCTATGAGATGATAATTCCTTATCCAAGAATATTTCTTTCCACCCTTCTGCACTAACGATCTAGCCTGTTTATAAGTAAATTCTTTTGCTTGTACAGGTGACGTTGTTGCCAGATATTCTCCAATTTTCATTGGGTTTTCCATTACATAATTTTTCCCGTCTGTTAAAATATACATATGTTCTCCCTTCTATTTAATTAATAGTGGATCATGTCTGACTCGAACAGACGACTTCTCGGTTATGAGCCGAGCGTTCTAACCAACTGAACTAATGATCCAGACCGACATATGGAAGGTATATATCAAATAACGAAACAAAAAGTATATGTCGGTTATGTAACTCGTTAGTGAGTTATTCTCTATAAGAACTTATGCAGCTTATAGACTGCACTTACAGAAAAAATATCTGCGTTCTGAGGACTTACTGGGTAGAAAATCCCCATAACAGGGCATACTGGATTCGAACCAGTGAATACATGAGTCAAAGTCATGTGCCTTACCTCTTGGCGAATGCCCTATAATATTATTCTCCATATTTAATTGTGCAAATTAGGAATTTTAATTGCAGAAAACGCTTGAAACTTGACTTTCTTTCGAAATATATGTAAAATAAGTACAAGCGATATTTCGCTTCTGCAATGGCTTAATGCTGTTGTATGTATTTGGTTGATAGAGTCAAGTAGAAAGCTGTTGGCGCAGCGTTTGAATCGCTTGGCTCTATCTTTTTTTGTTGCTTACAAAAATTATAATACTCCAAACAAATGTTCTTGTCAATCATTATTTCGAACAGGTGTTTGTATCATGTTCGGTTTTTGTTCGATATTTTTATTATATCATATATTGAGTCCTATAATCAGGACTCTATCTGGGGAAATTTAATATTGTGTACCATAAATTCCTGTACTCCCTCTAATGAAAGCAATCCAAAGAAATCATTATTCTGATAGTCAACTGTATTCGCCTTGTTAATTATTCTTTTCCCCTCATCAATAGTAATTTGTCTTGGTCTTGTATGAATAAAAGTCATTCCATTAAAAGAATCAATCCATATCATACCAGGAGCTTCATCAATTATCTGTTTTGCCTTTTCTTTACTTACATACATTACGCCCTCGCCTCCTCTAATCTATATTCAGTTCCAAAAAACAAGCCGTTGAAACAAGCTTTATCTATAAGTTTTCGTTCATAAGCATCAGTAATATTTCCAAGTCTTTCAATAACTTCGTCCTTGGATATTGTTATAATTTGTTCTCCGAGCACCATAGAATACTCTGTTAAACCATTATCATCATCTGCATTAATGCAACTATGAACAGGCATGTTTATTTTTTTTAGCTTAGTTGTCAAAGGCATCACTGTAATTATAGAAGCATGTTTTGTTCCTATTGGATTGCTTATGATAACATATGGACGTTCTTTAGTCTGGACTGATCCTTCGCCTTGATATTTGATTTTCGCTTTTATAACATCGTATCTCTGTAAATCCATATGTACGTCCTCCTCTCTTTGTTATTTATGTACTTGGATTACCTTTGATACTTTGCATTATAGTCCATATATCTTAAATAGTCAATATATATCTTAATTTTTCAAGATATAATAATGTATAAACTTTTTACTTATATCTTGTATATTTTGTATATATCTTATATAATTAAGATGTATCTTAATCATTTGAAACATAGAGGGACAAAAATGGAAGTAGCTAACACTAAACAAATTCTTCTTAAACTTAAGACCATAATGCTTGAAAAAGATATAAAGAAAAAAGAACTTGCCGAAAAATTAAATATCTCACAGGCTGCATTAACGTCACGATTTAAGCAAGAAAATATTTCAATCAATAATTTACTCGAATTATGCGATGCATTAAATATCTATTTAGATATTAATTTCATTGATAAGGACGAAATCACATAAGTATGTCCTATTTTTTTATTTTATTACATTGGCAATCCTACATTTTGTTAACTAACATTTGCCAGTTCAACATTGATTTTAAACTTTGGGGTACAATTTTTTTGATAAATTGCACTCGTTGAAAAATATTTGCTCCCCGCAAAATCTCGCAATCTTGCTCTTTCACTTAATCCACCATCTACCGGCGAATACCCAACTTGTTTCATGATGAATTTAATCATCCATCCTATACTCCGCCTATTTGGAGCATTGTGATCGGGAGCGTCATGATTCAAAGGAAAACCTTTGCAATTTGCAAATTTCTCTTCGAGATCTTTCACAACTCCCGTAAGCGCGGGTAATCCCAAATCCGACACCACTATCATCTTATTGATGGAATCTGCCGAGGATAAAAAATCCACAATTGCCACAATGTCACTGTTATTCACGTCTAACTTTGTTTTACTTAAGAAAGCCCTACCTATTTGATTCATATTAATCCTCCAATCTTATGTCGTTTATTGTCATTAACTAATAGTTATTATATTCATAAGATTCATAAAAGTCAATAGAATATCACAAACATATTTATAGGATATCGCAAACATATTTATAAAATTCTCAGTTCATTTGCCATATTAATTGCAGCTTGATATTTATCAACATCATCAGTAAGCATTCTTATAATCTTTCCAAAATCATCAGACTTTAATGAGACAACTGGCATATTTTTAACTATCTCATCTCCCTTACCAGCAAGCACGTTATGAATGAATTCTCCATGGTCATTAATCAACTGTCTATTTTTCTCTTCTGTTAATCCAATATAATTCATTGTCATTTGTAAATCAGTATGATTGAACAATTTCTGCAATGACAAAAGACAATCAGGATCAAACGGGTGTGTCTTATGAATCCAATACCCGAAGCTTTTACGAAGGCTGTGACTTGATATAGGATATCGAATACCAACATCCTCAACCGCTTTTTTTAGTTTCTTTCTATAATCATCTGTTTGCCACTTTACAACATCATTGTATTCTATAATATAATATAAATAATCTCCAAGACTCTTGTATTCTTTTTGCTTATGAAAGTCATCCAAAATTTTCTGCTTTCTCTTATCAGAAAAATCTTTATTTAAATAACCACACCATGTTTCAATATTCATATAAAAAGGTGTATTAGGATGTCTTAACAGCCATAATGTTTTAGGTATATAACTGAATATATATTCATTATAATGTTCCATTGGGTCAATTTTTACGTGTGACAAATAATTGTCAACCGCCTCCCAAACCATATTACTTACAGGAAGATTAGTGATCTTTCCAGTTTTCTGTTCCTCGATGGTATCAATTTCACTCTTACGATTTCCGTTCTCGTAATACAGATCCGACCATTTCATCATAACTGTATCACCAATTCGTCTACCAAGAAGCAATTCTAATAATGTAATAAGATATCCGTCCCATTCTTCATTTTTTTCAAACCACTCAATAACATTCTTGATATCTTCCATGTTCCAAAATGGCTGCACCTCTGTTTTACCTTTTTTCTTAGTCGCATAATCTCTTGTCTGTGCCATATTAAATAACCTCTCTTTCTATATGTATTATTCTCCGTTTTTATAGTATCTATCTCTAATTTGTTCGGCTCTATCATATGCCTCCAATAAATCGTCACACCATCTAATTTCTATATTCTTAGTTTGTTTTCCGCAACAAGGTTTATTAAAACAAGCTAGATCCTTTATATGCCATTTTTCACGCTGATGACCTCCACGCTGAATTCCAGATCCAAGTTCATTTATTTTCATACAATTTAAACATAAAAATTTTGAACTTCTCTTTGGATTTCCCATATTCATTTTTCGTCACCTCTTTTCTGTAATAAAAAAAAGAAGCAGTTGATTCCTGCCTCTAATATTATTATACTGTAGTTCTATTTTATTATTTTTTCAAATCTATCATCTATAATCATGTGTTCTGGTTCATCGTTCCATACGTTTAAGATAACAGTTTTATCTTTTTCTTGAGTTAATTCGTACCAATGACAATGATTATCATCAGGATAATCATCTTTATCGGTTACTATATAAATATCTCCAATATTTATTATAAAATCTGGATTACTCATCTCAAGACATTGTGAATTAACTTCACGTTTACATTTTAATTTATCACCAATATTATATAACATATCTACCTCCACTTGAAAGCAATTTTTCATTTGATTAATACATCTACATCAATATCTGTTTTAAAAATAACGAACGATCCTAGTTCAATTAATTCTTCTGTTTTCTTAGCAGCTTCTCTCCAATCTAATCCTTCGTAATCTCTCTTTGAAATTTCGATAAAATCAGTTTCGTAAATTTTCTTATGAGTCTTTTCTATATCAACACATCCACTACTATTCAGTTCAGGGCTTCGTATTTTTACAACATATGCATTATATCTTGTGTCGATTATAAGTACACTTGCTATTTCACAGATTCTTTTATCTGGTAATATACTTATAAGTTTTGTTCTAATATCTCCAATATCCTCTTTATATAAATGTGACTCATAAACACAATCTACAAAGCTTCCAAGTATCTTCATATTATTACCTCCAAATTTTACATAAGAAATCGTCAATTCATCCCGTCAAACAATCCTGTTAAATGCTGTTCATTAATTTCACTTGTATTCATCCATTGATAATCAAATCCATTCTCTCCTTCACATTTTTGTGAAATAATATCATCAATATCCATAGCTGTTAAATTATCTGGAACTTCTATTTCTTTTTCAATAGCATATCTTATTCTCATTTATATCACCTCTTCCAATCTGTTATAATTCTAATATTTTTCCAAAACATATAGCCTGCATTTTAGTTCCATCTGTCATTTCTGTCGTTGAAATGTACGCAATTATTCCTTGATCTCCGATTTCATCATCAGGAAAAGTTTTATTAATTGCATCAATTAATTCTCTCTTTGTTAATTTGTCATTTGTTACTATTTCAATTTCATTTCTATTTTTCATTTATATCACCTCTTGCAATTTTACCAACAAATCATTCTTTCATTTTTCTCATGAGCATACACGCAATCTTTGGCAAATTTGGTCAAGTCCAATTTTTTAATTTTTCCTTCCATCAATAACCTCCCTTGGAATCAGGTAAAAATCTCCAACCATTTCTGCAATATGTTCGTCTGTCCATACTGGTGTATCTGTTTCTAATACTGAATTTTGATACCAGTCTTGTAAAAACCCTTCGCTTACAGCATTTTCTTTTATAAATTCTTTTGTTTTATTATCCATAATGTTTTTCCTTTCACTTAAATCAAAGTAAACTTAGATTTCTTTATATCATTCCGTTTTCTAATAAATATTTCAAATCATCTATTCTCACTTCTTCTGCATCAACAATAGTTAATTTTCCATTTTTATCATAACCAGCATTATCTGAATAATCTAACCAACTGATAAAATTCAAAGCTTTGTCCATTGCGTCATTATTACCTGTTTGAACTTTTTCTGCCACATACCAATAAGCATTATCATCAATTTCAAATATCTCATTTATTTTTATTTTTTTCGATTTATTTTTAAGATATTTCCATAGATTATATTCGTTTCTATTGTAAAATGATCCGATGCTGGATTTCGCTACTTTTAGAACTTTATCCCCTAAATCATATACTATTCGATTGTTTCCTTCTCCAATAATTGGAAGAGAACATTCAATATCTATTACTTCACAATCTGAGTTGAGTACAATCTTGCATTTATCTTCATAATTTATAAGAATATGTTCCATTATAGCCTCCTTTCAATTTCACAAGAAAACTTGGTTTCTTATGCTAATCTCCTACCAGTTTTTGCTTGATATTCAGCCCAACATTTATTAAATCTCCTTGGATTTTCATTTTTACTTCTAAGGAATCTTGCATATTTTCTTTTTAATGGCTGCATTTCATTTTTATAAACATCTTCATTAATCCAATTCCAAATATCCATATATGCCATGTCATATTTAACACCACGTTCAGGTTTCCATTCAAAAACATCAGCACATATAATATTGACTTTATCATTTAGATTAAGTTGCGAAGCAACTATATCAATAACTTCCTGATTCTTCTCAATTACTGTTATGGTATTCACTTCTGGTTTATCTTGAATTGCCATAATAATCATTCCAATACCAAGTCCACCAATAATAATATCTCCATGTGCATTTATACAAAAATCTGAATTGGTTCTCTTTTCCATATTCGTATCTGACATAACACATTCACCATTATGAAGTAATCTTATGTACTTGCCAGGTGTAATCCCATCAAATCTAGCTCTAATATTGTCATCACTTATTTCAAATTTCTGTAATTTCCATCCGTTTAATTCTCTTTCTTCTAATAATTCTGACATATTTTTATATATACTGCTCATATAGATACCTCCAATCTTCCAAAAGAAACTATTATTTACTTTGTTCTCTTTGTTGACCATCAATCTCAAAATTAGATTGTTCTTCCATGATAATTCCAATACTTTTCATATAGTCCTCTTCTAACGTAAGCACTGTCTCAATTGTATCTTTGTCAATATTACATCTTTCTGCAATAAAATTTATTGCATCTTCCCATTCATATACTGGCGTATCATTCATAATACTATTCTCCTTTCTACATTCTACACAATATCATTTAACAACTCAATCGCTTCATCAAGTTTTTCACTCGCTTCTTCCATACTATCAATTGCATCTTCAGAACACATTCCTCTATAACTGCTTTGTAATCCTTCTGGCATATTGTCAAATGCATCCTGTTCTTCGCTTAATATAGAAGACAACTCACTTGATATCTGTTTTAGTTCAGATTGTGTACTTTGAAGTTTTGCTTTGAGCATATTTATCTTTTCTCTTCTATTCTTATTCATTTTGCTACTCCAATCTAAAAACAATCAACACCCCATACTTTATTTAATACTTTCGGATCATCTGGTATTTCGCCACATGTTTTTGTCGGGATATTTAACTTATTATACTCATCCTCACTGATTTCAATTCCGTAATCACCAGGAGCAGATTTATTAAAATCATCTCTATAGTGTGGCGATTTCTCTTTATAATAAAATTTATAATAACGCCCATTTGCTCTGTTGTTGTCATATCCCTCACATAATGTAGCGATTACTTTTCCTGTGCTAATTTCTGTTGTTACATTTCTTCGAAATCGTGGATCATACTTATTATAAGCAAGATATCCATGACTTAAGCTCCATTGTTTATTTTTTTCATCATTAGCTGACATTCGTTTTACTTCATCGTCAAAATTATCCCGGTAAACCTTGCCGGAATTTACACCTATTGTAAGATCATGTCGATTTCCATATTTGTCTTCTTGTGTCCATCTATATGTTTCTTCTCCATTGACATAATACTTACCTGTTCTACCTATACAAGTTACATTTCCATTTGAATCTAAGGCTGTCGTATTTCTTTTCGTTTTTGCATCATCAACTGCACGTCCTACGCTTGCAACACCTTTTAATCCTAACAATGCTAACATTTCTACTAGCATATTCATCAACCACCTTCCTATTTATTATACTTATCTGCCTTATTGTCAACATAATCTTTAAAGTCGTAACGGTTTTTTCCATCACCAAATTTCTGATTGTTTTGATTTTCTCCGCTAAACACACCTGAAAGCCATAAATAAATCAATATCGCTAATACAAACCCAATCAACTCTGCCATAATAATTACCTCCGTTTTTCTTTATATTATATCATGTCTTGTATCCTATTAAAATAATTTGAAGTTTCTGATTTATCGGTTAAACATAATTGTAATAGTATATTCATGTTCACTTTCAATCATTGCCATTTTAACTCTAGTGTCTTTTTTAATTTCGTCACACAACATTCTTAATTGTTCTCCATTTAGGTTTTCTTCTGTTTCCATTATGGTTGTCATACCTTTGTATGTATCAAATTCACCTTCAAGCCATTTAATTCCATATTTAATATATTTTTTTGCTAACAATTTATAATCCATAAAATTAACCTCACTTTCTAAACCAAGTAAATTTCCGTTTCATTCGACAATTGTTCCATACGGTTTAGCTGCATCTTTGATTGTATCAACTGTCTTATAAGGAACACCTCTCAGTCTTAATGCTCCAGAATACCCTTCATAAAATCTGTGTTTACCCCAAATTGCATATCTGCCTTTTTTGTTTACATAACATTTAAGAAGTCTTGTTGCGTAATAAGCATTCTCTTGTGCATCGTAACAACTTATCTGAATGCAACCATCTGGATATTTCTCACATATCAGATTTACCCATCTGATACTTGATATATTTACAGGATATAACTGTTCTGAAAATTCATTATATTGATTTGTACATTCATATACTGGTAACTTCATTTTACTACCTCTCTTTTATATTCCTACTTTCAATGGTAACACACATGTTTCCCATTCCTCAACAAGACATTCAATAATATCTTCTGGTAGTTTTATTCCATCAAATCTTCCATCGTTTGCCCAATCATAAGTCGCACTCCATCTATCGCTATGAAGCCATTCAGATTTACCTATCCAATGATAAAACTGGTTGCATGTGAATTTATTCCATTCGTAATACATATTTGTTTTAACAAGAAATTCTTTTGCCTTCTTGACAGATTCCATATCTGCAACTGGGAACTGAATTTTCTTAATATTTGGGTAGTCACCATTCCAACCATCCCATGATGAATAAATAATATCTCCTCTTTCATCATGTATTTCGCATTCTAATTTTAATGCTTCTCTTACAGCTTCTTTTAAGTTATAAATATTGTCTGCCTTTTTATTTCCATTCCAATCATAACATGCATATTTCATAATTTCACCTTCCTTGTAAATCATCGTTTCATTAACTTTTTCCGATATTCCAAATATGCATCCGTTTATCTTCACTTACATATTCATCGCCCTCTTTCGAGGATTTAGTCCATATAGACACTTTTTCTACTTCTTTCTTTCCATATACAAATTTGACATCGGCAAGAAGTTCTGCTAACGTATCTGTAAAACCATAACCACCGCTTCCTGTATCTACTTCAATTCTATATTCATCATTCATAATGTTTTCCTCCATTCTTCACGGTAAATCCTCATTTCATCTTCTAAAAAATTAATCAAATTTCTTCGATAAATAGTCTCTGCAAGCTCCAACTGGGACGCATTCACAAGCTTCGGAACAAGTTGTGCATTTACATGGGCATTTATCAAAATCAATTTGTCTTATTTCTGTGTTTGTCATGTCTTTATACTTTTTGTTTTCCATTTATTTCTACCTCCTATTTTCTAAAGAAACTCTTGTTTCTTATGACATTCGTTCAATCTTTTTCCAATCAATCTGTAAAAACATTTGACGGTTAAACTCTTCAAGTTCCTCTGCCTTTTCACACTGTTCACAGTAATCATCCACATCATCAAAGTAGTCATCTTCTGTTTCCATATACCAATCTTCCCAGTCCTGAGAGTCTTCATCCCATCTCTGAACTCCACCGCAATTACAATAATCGGGCTTAATTCTATTCTGTCTTTGATATGCATCATATGCTGCTAACATATCCATTACTTTTTTGCCTTCTTCAACTGTTTCTACAGGAACATAAAATGCTTCCTCTATTGCACCTGCTTGTGGAATCCACCATACTCTTAATTTATCCATTCTTTTTACCTACCTTTCTTATTTCCTTTGAAATTGCTATTTCTTAACCTATCAATTTTTCTAACTCTACCATCCGTTCATGCTTAAATCCTAAAACTGCAAGTGACTGATTAATTCCTTCTGCATAACCTCTGTGATTATGTGCGGTATTTTCCAGAACATATCTTTCCGTTGCATTAGGATGTCTTGCAGCTACATCCAATTTGTCTTTTGCATCAATCGCATATTCAATAGCTTCATTCAGTAACTTTTCACATTTAATACTTTCTAATTTTGTCATTTTCATTACTCCAATCTATCCCAAATTCCATGTTTTAATAGGTGTACTCACTGAAATATCAAAGTGTTCATCATTCCGTAAATCTTCAACCTCTTTTCTAAGTACAATACACTCAAATTTATTCTCTTTAATTGCTTTCCAAATTACTCTCATTGCACCTGCTTTTGATTTGTAATTTCTGTTAAAAGTAGCCATCTTATTTTTATCCGCAAAGCCAACTACTTTATAATAAATTCTATCGGTTGCTTTCCAGAAATTTTCTGCAATCGGAATGAGAACATAATGTTCACACATCCATTTGAAATCCTTTTCCGTTTTGCTGATATAAGGATTACTACCATCAATAAATTCTATATGCTGATACATATCAATCACTCTCCCTTCAAATTAGGACACAAACCAAGACCACCATCAATTTCTGGTAATCTTCTATATGCATCTCTATGAATGCAATCTTCCTTCATGCATCTGTGACAACAACATTTCTTATATTCCTCGTAACTCATTTTATAATTTGTCTCTTTAAATCTCTCTTCTGTCATCATAATTATTGCACCTCCATTTCAATTCCAAATTCATCATATAAAAGTTTCTCAAATTCAGGATCTCTCTTTACATATTCTCTTAAAAATAAATCAGGCTCGCATGGTGCAAGTCTGAAATGTAAATCTTCTCTTATGTCATCATTCATATAAGTTGCAATTATGTCCATAAGTTCCTGTGTAATATTAAATTTCCGTCCATATCTCAGCATAATTATTTACCTCACTTCCTTTTCAAGAAACAGTTCTTTCCTTTGGTTTACGCAACCTCTTTTATTTCCTTTATTGTTTCTTTCCAACAGCTACCAATCAATCCATAAACTTCATCAATGTCATATCCATGCATCTTACATCCCTCGACACAAAAGATTGCGTATTTAATAGGTAGTTTCACATCTTTATCCAACTCTATTTCTAATACAGAACCACCGCCAGACCAAGAATCATATAACCCACACATTGTTTCTTTTCCAAGAACAATATAAGATTTTGATTTTTCATTCTTTCGTGGATCGTATTTCCCTTTTTCGTCATATTCTTTATTCTTTAATTCGATTAAATCAAATAAATCAAATAACGGCATTTTTACAAGAAATGTTACAGTTGCCATATGTGATGGAAGATTTTCAAATTCCTGTATGCAGCTTTCAATAAATTTGTCTTTATTCTTATCTCTATCTACATAATACCCGTCATTCCTATGTACTTGTTTACAAGCTTTTCTTAATGCAGTTGCTTTACCTTGTGTTTTTGCCAACCACAGCATAGATGACTCTTTATCAATACTTCCATCTCCTGAATTTCCATACCAATTCAGAACATTATCGCAAACGCAATTGTAATTCCAATTACCACAATCCACCATGATATTTACTTTGACTTCATTATTAAAATCCTCTGCGTTGTAATAAAAATATGTATTTTCTTTTACGTATTCCCATATTTCATCAAAATTATCTGTAAAATACTCTTCCTCTTCATCTGTCAGTTCTTTACGAATATCCTTTTCAAGCTCATCTTCTCCGTACTCCATCGCATAATCCATAGCCCAATCAGCTAATTCATCATTAAATGCCTCTTTTGGATTATCATGTTCAAATATCTCTTTTAAAAAACTATCAGAAAGTTCTCTTTCTCTATAGTCAGTATAAATTTCTATGCCACCATCTTCATTTACACCCCACATTTTCTTTAATATTTCATCTATTCTGATTTTTAATATTTCCATTGTCATATCAATATACCTCGCTTTCTTCCCATAAATCAATTAAACCAGGTAATACATAACCTAAATCTATCCAACTAAATTCATCAAACTCTTCAAGTTCTTTTAGTTCATCTTCTGTTGGAATTTCCGCACCCATAATTCGCTTTACATCATCTTCTGTTCCACCAGTTTCAAGTATTCTATGTAATGTCATTTCTAATGCACCAGAAATATCATCACTTCCTTTTACTGTGATTGCATTCCGTGACCAATATTCATTGCAAAGATGAAATGTCACAAGTGTTTCATTTTCTTCCAATAAATCTTTTAACTCAATCATTTCACTTACCTCCTAATTTTTTATATTCCTCAAACACTTCTTCGCATCTCGCTTTATCACTGCTCCAAAATACTAAATGCCAGGAATAAACCCATTCTCCATTTTCAAAATATTTATATTTCTCTTGAATTTCCCATCGTTTATTCCAATGACTTCCAATTCCTTCAACCATTCTGTATTGCCGCAACCGTACCATTTCATTCACCTCCTATATATCCTGATTCACTATACTATCTAATTCTTCAACAATATCATTCATATCTGTGTTGGTAAGTTCTCCAACCGCATATAAGATTTCTGTCAATTTTTCATATGCTTTAGCACCGCCTTTAGTAAATGGCTGCCTTCCACTATCTTCATCAATTATTATCTTGTCTAAGAATGGTTTTTTACTTCCTAATGCGTTTAGAATATCTTCTAATGTGTTCATAATCACACCCCCATATTATTGTTAATCCATGCATTAATCTTTGCTGTAATAGACTCTGTATTATCAAAGAAAATACCTTTATATCTACCAACAAAAATCAAATCCCAATTTGAACAAATTGAAATATAAACTTCTGTTTGAGTTTCATTGTTATTAGGACAACAGAAAATATATAAATCTTCTATATCTTCATCCGTAATTTCTCCGTAATCTTTCCAATCATCAAATGTAGTTTTATATCCAATTCGCTTTATGGGCGTAATTAAGTCACCTGATTTTACTTTGAACACACAATCAGGATCGCCCACCTCATACCGTGAATCTCTTTGCAATATAATCATTTCATTCACTCCTTTCATTACAAAAAGCAGACACAATAATTTGCATCTGCCTTAATATATTCTCTATTTCTAATCAATCTCATCACACTCTAAACTATCAACATTCCAATCAAGTTCATCAATCGGCTTATCCCACAATCCATTATTATCCGCAATATAGTTCATAATCTTTGCAAAACTACTTGCTTTTACCTTTTCCATTTCCTCTGTAAATTTATAAGTCGGCTGCATAGCATCGTCTGTTTCATAGATGTACATATCAATTGTGTTGTCACTATTTACGAATGCCTTGATAAAGCCCGTCTCATTTTTATGGAAAATGAAAAATTCACATAACCTGTTATTGCAATTCCAATCAAACGGTGTACTGTCGTTTCCGTTCATATAATAAATAGCTCCGTTTATGTCCAACATGTCATCTGTTACATTAGGACACATATTTCGTGCAACCTTAAAAATTCTTTCGATTTCTCTTTTAAATTCATATCCATTCATGTTATTTTTCCTCCTTTGGAGTAATTAAACTCATAAGATTATCTCTAATATAATTACAGAAAGTATCAATACTTCCATTTCCAATTGTCCAACAACTATCTTCCTCAAAATTCCAATGGATAATTACTTCATGCCCTGCTGTGATATTAGGTAAATCAACATCTTCCTTTCTCGCATATGAACTATTTGAAAGAGCTTTAAGATATACATATCTTCTGATATTCTCAATATCTCTTTCTGTTTCTGCATTGAAAATCTCTACCAGATATTCTTCAGAACATTCATCATAAATATCATATTCAGAAGCTCCATTTTTCTTATTATCAAGTCTCTTTAACTCTTTGCTGATTGCAAACAGTGCTGATTCCTCATATTTCTTGCATTCCTCTTCACTTCTAAATACAGTTCCATCTTCTGCAATGTATTCTGTTCTTACCAATTTCTCAATTGTTTCTGTTTTTCTAATTTCGTTTACTTTCATGATTTTAATCTCCTTTTCTTATTTTATATGCTTTTCAAATTTCTTTTTTATCAGTTTCCAAAATCCTTTGTCGGTCAATGGCATTTTAGATACATTACATACCTTGCCACCGTCAAGATAGTTTGGGTTGCCATTTGGCTTGTACACATCATAATCAATACACCAATTTCCATCATAATCTCTTAATGTAATATCTACACTGTATTCATCTGTATTGTACTGACCGATGCTATCATTCGTTAAATCATATTGTTTTGACTTTAATGCTTTGCATAATTTTGTATAATCTTCATAACATTTTATTATTTTCACTTTAATCACTCTCCTTTGGAACTTACAATTTCCTTTGACTATATATATTCAACGATATCCGTGTTCGTATTTCTAATTTTACCTTCTAATATATAATCAGATTTTTCTCTGCCACTCTTACAGTTTCTGTAATAATTCAGCAACATTACAAGTTCGCCATCAGGGATATTGTAACTATATTCAATGCCTCCCTTACTGTCACAATGAATAACCTCTATACCTTGTGATTTATTCTCTAATACAATCTTACATCCATTGTTTACTTCAATTTCTCTCATACTAGACCTCCTTATACCCATGCTGGCTTTACTTTAGTTTCTGGTAAACTTTCCAGCCACTCAATTATATCCTGTGGTACTTCTTCTATCTTCCAAGCAGTTCCGTATTTATAGCCGCACACTGGACATTCTCTACCAATAAAACCGAGTTTGTGATCTTTATATGAAATCCAACCTCTTGTCTTATATTCTGTATTTGAATGTCCTAAACAATCTTTCTCCTTTAATTCGTATGCTTCTCCATAAGTGACTTCTTCACCATCATAAACATCAATAGAATATTCCATATTTGCATATGTTGTTTCCTCTTTAGTTGGATAAAATGGTTCTCCATTTTTCAAACATTCCAATGCTCTTTTCTTTGCGTTATCTTTTTTCTGACAAGCTTCTTTTGTTAAAGTCCATTTCTCAATTTTAACTTTATCCTGAGTGTGTTCCGTCCATCCAAGTTCTCTCATGTGTTCACAATAAGGACGCATATCATTCAAATGCCATCTATCCCAAATATCACATAATTTGTTAAGCATTTCCGTTGTCCACTCATCTGTTGGTGAACCATTTCTAATTTCATCTACACACTGACCAGCAGAGCCAAGGCAATCTCCGTTTGACAATGGTGCAACTACACCACATATACTTAATTTTGAATCTTTATATTCAATTCTCACAAATGCATTTCTATCTACTTCATTTCCTGTTCTTGTGTAAACCTTACATTTACATGGGTTAATGATTTTATACATAATTACGCCTCCTTAATTTCTTTCAACATACTGTAGATACACAACATTAAATTTTCTTCCATATTTTCTTTAACCATTTCCAGATGTTCGTTTACTTGTTTTCTGATTTCTTTTTCTGTTACATTGTGACCATAATTTGCAATCACTTCATCCATAATTTGCCTATATGTAAAACCTAAAAGTAAGTCCTCATTTTCATGTATTGGCAAATTGTAAGTAAACTCTTTTCCATTCCGTGAATCCGTTTCAGGATCATATAACCATTTGCTCATAATTCGTTTCCTCCTTAATTTATGCAATCTCTAAACTGTTCCACCATGCTTTGCCTCCACCTTCAATTCCATAGAAGCCAATAAAAGCATTGATATGTCTCATTGTCGTTGCTGAATACCCATTCCACAATCTCTGAAAAACTCCATTATGTATTCTGCAAACGACTGTATTGTAGCTTGTCAGCTCAATGTCTCCATTGTCTAACTCTGTTACTTTCGCTTTTCCGTAAAATGATTTTCGTGTATCATTTACTACAGGTAAATCAAATTGTTTCATATTCATTTCCTCGCTTTCTTGTAATAAAATAGGCAGCTAGGTATTTATTCTCCTAACTGCCTTTGCGGTTACTTGTTATTCTGTTCTTCCTTTTTCTTTCCTCTTTCTCTAATATGCTCACACATTTCATCCGAAACGCCATGCTGTTTTAACTGTTTTGCAAAGCGTTCATAAAATGGTAAGTCTTTCCACCGTGGTTTTCCCTTAGCCATTATTCTCATCCTTTCTATAATTTACACTCATAGGATTCCAGCTCATATCCAATCCGAAGTCATATTCAAGCATTTCTACAATTTCGTCCTCATTGAATGCAAGAGCTTTCATTTCTCTTATAATTATCTCCTCGAAATCATCTTCATCCTCAACTAATCCCATGAGATAATTGATAAGATATTTGAGTTTCTTACCATGCTTTCTGTAATCTGTTAACTGTTTCCGTGTATTTTCCGTTATCATTCTCATCACTCCTTACCAAGAAATCTTAGTTTCATCAGTTATCTTCTCTTGCACATAATGTATAAATCTCTGCATCAAGTACAACTTCTCCACAATCCTCACATTCTAAGCATACATCTTCTGGATTATCCCAATCTCCATATGATACAATACTCACCTTATGTCCTCTGTGTTTCTTTAGTTCGTTCCATAAAATCATATTCATATCATCTGATTTCTCTTTATCACATGCATATTTTTCTTCCAAAAATGCTTTATAATATTCAACTTCATCAAATTCATTCTTTTCCATATCCTGCAATGTTGAATAAATCATTTCTGTAAGTTGTTCTTTGGTATATGACTCATACACTTCATCAGGTGTTAAATCTTCATCTTCGCTTCCAATAAAGTAAAACCAAAATTCTCCAATCTGACAAGCAATACAATCATCATTTGGATTACTGATAATCTTTACTGTTCCATCACATAAGCCTTTAAAAACCATCTCTTTAAATGTCATAATCTTTCCTCCAATCTTCTAAAGAAATGCGAATTTCAAATACTACTTCCATTCCTACATATATTCGTTCATTTCACGTTCCATATCTTTTTCATATTGTTCATGCCACCATGCAGCATCTTCTTCCCATTCCTTTTCCCTTGTTTCCTTTTCCTGTTCAAGATTTTTAATCTTACCTTTTATAAAATCTGGAATATAAATGTGCTTATATATCGTAAGTGGATTATCAAATCTCGTATAATCATCATCTGTCCATATAATGAAACCACCAAAAGGAAGAAACTGCACCTTATCTCCTTCACTAATTACTAAAGCACACGAAGCTGATAAATCAAGGTGAATCAAACTCTTCATTTTAGGATACATATATTTTGCATTATATGATTCCTTATCAGTTTCATAATCTCTTCTAAAAGGATGTTTTGTAACACAGACATACTTGCTATACATAAAGAATTTCTTTTTTACCTTGTACTTATATTCTCCATTCTTGTCTCTCCATTCTTTATCAAGCTCACTTCGTAATCCCATTGAATTAGTCTTACATTTTACTTCTGTAAGATCTTCCGATAAAGCTCTGTAGAATTCAAGCATTTTGTATTTATCGCACATTTTCCGTAATTTTTCTAAGACTTTTTCAAAATTGTCTTCTGTTACCGTAATTTTTCTCATATCCGTTACCTCCGTTTTTTCTAATGAAACACGCATTTCACGAGTTGAATAAAGGAATACATTTTCCCATCAACTCAGAATTGTAGCAACCGTAATTTCCATCTTGTCCACTGCATAATATTTCACTATGTTTATCACAAAATCCAGCAATCACTTTCTTATCTATATAATTACCTAAAGCCATTTTGTCTTTTGCAATCACATAACCATGCCACATTTTTGCCGTACTTCCACATATAATACACTTTTCCGTTTTTAAATGCTGCATAATATCACTCTACCTTTCCTAATGAAATATCCATTTACTTGCCTTTACCACCATTCTTCTTCGTCATCATCAGATGTTTCCCAACCTTGATTCGGATCGCCCAATGATGGAGCAACTTTTTCATATTCCATTTCTCTTGTGGTAATCTTGATTGAATATTCAAGTGCTTCATTGTCTTCATCGTAACAAGCCATTACAATTCCAAGCCAACGAAGTTCACAATCCAATTCTTTTCCTTCATAGTATGCTTGCAAGTTTGCAATATCTTTTTCACTTGTACTACAATGCCAATTTTCATTCTTAATTCTACGAATGATTTCAGGAATCATTTCTTTGTTCCATTCTGGAATCAAATCGTATACATCGTATCTTCCGAAATTTCCGTATCCACCATAGCAGCCTTCATAAATTGCCTTTCCGTATTTCTCTTGAAATGGTTTTGGCACAAGCAAATATGTATCTGCTATCTTATTATCTACAAGCTGTTTATTTGTATCTGAATATATCCAACTGAACTGTCCCATATTTATTCCTCACTTTCTTAAACTCTCTTTATCCACAATACAATAACAACCAAAAGCGTCTCCAACCATGTCGTTATCTAAATCAAGTGACTGTAAAATTTCATTGAATGTGCCTTCGCTATAGTCTTCTCTGTAAATTTCAAGATACTTCTGTCCCTTTGTAACATAATTGCTTTCTGTTTTGCTTCTAAAACAATCCAGAGCATTCTGTAAACAATCGGCTTTTCGTTTTGTATCATTCCAATAAGTGAAATATGTTCCATAATTCCACTGTTGATCTTCAGGCTGCGTTGGATCATAATCATTTGCTACGCAATATTGTGTATCACTTTCGCTTTGTAGTAATGCATAGCCATCTTTCCGTAAAATCTCTTTCCATTTCATGCTAATCAACTCCTAACTTTTTAATTTGACTATAACAGTCATACCACCGACAATACTGTGTTTCCGTACTTCTCTTTGCCACAACATCCTGTTAATTGATTTCGGCACACTAATTACTTCTCCGTTTGCATTCACAAATTTCGTGTGACTTCCGTTACAATTATGCCCATTATTTAAAGCAAAATATCCGTTCGCTTCAAGAATAGGCTTGACAATCCGTGTATCATTTGTCCATCTTCTCTTTCCCATATCAACCAATCCTTTCCTTATTATAATGTGACCGTATAGTCGTTATCACAGCTTCGTATTTATATGTTGTATGTATTTGGTTTGCTTTTCTGATATTTTTCTTACCGATGTTTCATATTAATCACTCACTTTCTATATTTTATTCTCTCTTACTTACTGATTTCTGCTGAAAGAATATCATATAACTCTGCGTCATTTTTTACGGGTAACACTTTAGCCTCGTAAAATGAAGCACCTTTACAATTCAGCAACATTTTCTTTTCAACGTTAATATCTTTATTATTTGCATAAAGTTTCTTAATAACTTTTATATTACGTGGAGTAATTGCATTCCTGCATGAGCCAGTCCAATTAAGGTCTTTAATCAATGCAACAATTTTATTCATCAGTTCATTTTCCTTCTTTGCCATACGAAGCATTACTGAAGATGGATTTAATGATCCTATTGGATTGTCAATAATTTCTTCCTCTGATGGAATCTGAATATCATTTGCCTTACAAATATTCCTAAATGCAACATAATCAGGCTCATTTTCTTCAACAGCAGCTCTATACATGTCATTGTTTGACATTGTTTTTCTGCCTTTCTTCTGTGCAAGAAATACCTTTCTTGCTTCTTCTTCATCGCAATTGAGGACTTCAACAAGAATCATTAACTGCTTTTTCATACTGATATTTCTAAGAATAAAAGCAATTAAGCGATGTGCACCATCAGCAACATACAATTTTCCATTTTTAATGTACACTTTAATCGGATCAAACTGATTTTCGTCAAAGTTAATACTAATTTCCTCTGCTGTAGCAAAATCTGTATCTCTCTGCCATGTTGGAATATGTATAAGTGTCGGATCAATTTGAATGTATTTCTTTCCTGCAATTATAATTGACTGTCCTGGTATTAATTTTGATTCAATTTCGCTTAATTCCTCTTCTTCACTTTTCTTTTTATTTTCTAAAATAAATGCGTTTACCAGACTTGGTTTTCTATATCTTCTGTCTTTTAAACGTTTTCTAGCAGCACCTACAACCTTGCTTTCTCCATGAGTAAAATCATATCCAACATCGTGTATCTCGATTTCACCACGGTTGATTTTAAGAAACATGCAGATTCTATTTGCTATATCTGTTGACGGTTCGCTTTTTCCATACTCGTAGTTCTGAACAGTACTCACAGACATTCCCAATTCTTTTGCAAGTTCCTTCTGTGATACGCCTGCCTTTGTCCGTAATTCTCCTAATTTCTTTCCATTGATTTTGCACATAATTTTTACCTTTTTAACCTTTCTTGTTTTAATTTTTTTTGCATAAAAATAACGGCTTGCTTTCGCTTGCCGTTTAGTTGCTAAACTTCTTTAAATACACCAGATTTAAGCATATCTGTTTTCCAACATTCAAAATCTGGATATTCTTTTTTGTCTGCCATATCTCTATAAACTTCATGCATCTGATTTTCTGTGAATGTTTTGCCTTTCAGCGGTTCTTCATAAGTGATATATTTCATTTTTCGCCACTTCCCTTCACAATATATTCATTTGCATCTTTGCAACTTTCCATTCCGTGACAACAGATCCTGTCGCCACAGTTTACACAAAGGTTGTATTTGATTTCTTTTACCTGTTTTTCAGTCATGCCGTTCATATCTCTTCCTCCATTAAAAGATATTCATGATAAGCCTTTTCTGTTTCAAAAAGCTGATACTTTCCCTTTGTGTACCCCATGTATCCATCTGGGACATAATAGCCTTTACATTTAATCATCTGTCTGTACCTCCTTGTTTATAATAATCCGCAAGCAGCCATTAACTTCTTTGCAAATGGATGTTTGTTTTTATGTAACTGCTCTGCAAATTTTTGCTCCCTTGTATAGCATTCTTCTGCATACTTCATGTTTAAGTATGCAATTTCAGCTTCAGGTCTTGTATCTACAATTTCAGTTCCATTATAGGCACGAAATATTATTGTTTTTTGCATTTTATTGTGCCTCCCTTGCCGTGCGCAAAATCCGTGTTATTTCGTTTTCTGATGTTGCTATTTTGATTTTTTCAATTACTTCTTCGCTGTAACATAATTCTTTTGCAATACGAATTGCGTCATATCTTGCCTTTCCCATTTTGTTATTCTCCCTTCTGTGCATTAAAAAAGCGATGCTAACGTCTGTGCTAACATCGCTTTGCTCATATTGTGGGTTTTAATTCCCTGTGGTTTCCGTTTAACATCGGATCGTACCGAATAGATCCGTGACGGTGATTTTGCCTTTGCGACTTCATAATCACAGTAGGAATTGTGGATTGCTTTCTGTTTTTCTGACATGATTATTTCCTCCTTAATTTTGGGTATAAAAATAGCACCTAGTAGTTTTATCTACGTGGGTGCTTGGTGGGTGGTTATATTTGACGCATTATTATTTCTTATTTGCTTTTACTTCTTCTAATTGCTTTTGTAATGCATCAATTTGTGATTGTATTTCTTTTTCTTTTTGTTCAGATTCATCTATCCATTCCATAATATCTCCTGGCTGTACTTTAAGAAATGCACAGACTTTATCTATAGTATCAGAGCTAATATTTTTATTTTGCGAAAATCTAGTAGGCATATTAGTAGAAATACCAGATTCGCACAAATCTTTCCATTGCATATTTCTTTCTTTTAAAACATTTGCTAATTTATAATAAACTATCATCATTTCACCTCCATTTTATACACCTCCATTCTATCACAATGTTTTGTGATGTACAAGTTGTTTGTGATAATGCACACTATAAAAGAGCAGACCTTTTGCATTGATCTACTCCTCTAGCTATCAACTATTTTCCATTTCGCTTCTGCTCATCGGTTACGGACTTACACCGTAAGACGGAAGGCAGATTTTAGTCTGCCTTATTTTATATCTCCTTTTAAAAACTCCAACTATGCTTGCGAACATCAGGTATAGCAACTACAGTTACAGTTCCACCCCAACAGTTGCGGATTTTCCCTTCCATTGAGCAACCAAACTCATTTGCAGAGTTTGAGAGTGAAACTAGCTGAGAGGTTACGGATACAACCTCATCTCCGAATAACTCACTATTACAAGTGAGGCAGTTTGCTACTTTTTCTATTTCTGACTTTTTAAATTTTAACATAATATTTTTCTCCTTCTGATTTTTTTGCGGACTTGTGACCGTTATTTCATACACTGAAATAGTGCATTAAAGCGGAGTATAACAACTCCGCTTCACTCTGCAAGTTATTTGATGTACATATCACAAAATATAGCCATAAAAAGCTTGTTAAATTGGTTCTTCTTCATGGCTGTTACAAGTACGCCATCATTTACAATCTTTTTTGATGTGGCATACTTTGCACCAAGCTTGTCTGACATTGACTCAGCAAACTTACTAATCTGTCCCTGAGAACATCCCTCAATGCCAAGATTAGAAAGAAATTCAGTAATAGCCTTGAGAAATTCACCACGCTTGCCGTCATTGATTTTAAGTGTATATGCCGTAAAGATGTTTTCAGGAACGAAAACATAACTATCTTTCATAGCCTTGTTAAGCGGTTCAACAATCGCCTGATGATTAGTTTCAGCCTTGCGGATTTCGTTGTCAATTTCGGTGCGTGGGAATTTTACAACAACCTCGTCAACAGACATTCCCTGCTTCATGTCATTGTCACGATTAGCAAGGATTGCATCAAGCTTTGCTTTAAGTGGCTTCATTTCAGCCTTGAACCGTAAATCCTCCACTGCTATTGCAAGTGCTGATTCTTTGAAAGATTGTAACTGCATAGTTGCTTCTTGGCTCATTTTTGCGAAATTAATCTGATTCTTTGACATAGTGTACTCCTATTCTCCTATTTCACGCATAGGTGCAAAATTATTTTTTGTGTGAAATCCTCTGCTTTGATCCGACTTGGAACGGACTTTGAGCGTGATTCTCAAAGGTAGCATTATTTCAGACCTCCTAACCTTCCTAGCTATGCCCTTTAGCCGTTTTCTCACAATCTCCTAGTGGTTTTACTACTGCTTTATAATGACACTACATATAGTTGTTCACGCTTGAACCAACAAGCGTACTTCTAGCGTTGTGGTATAGATACAGTCCTATATTCATTTATCAATGTACTATCTACAAGTGCGCAGTGTTCAAATACACCACTTCCTAGTTAAAGGTGTTATGCAGATTTTAAAATATAGTGGATTTTTTCAACGAACCGTGATAGAATTGTACTTGTTGATGGTTCAACCTATCACGGTTGTTCTTTAGGCTATATATTCAAGATATTCTTGTTCGGTAGCAAATAGCTGATAACTATTTGTTGCCGAAATATAGCCCATGTAGCCGTTGGCTATTATGTAACCTTTAACCATGTTATCACCCACTTTCTAGCATGGTGTAGGGGTTTTAATGACTTTTCCTTGTCAAGTAAGTTTTGAGATTGAATTGGCAACTATCGGAGTTTGCAATGCCTTAACCGTTTGTTGTGTGGTTCGTATCTCTTAACTTGATTATATCTTATCACAATGAGTTGTGATTGTCAACAACTTTTTGAGATTTCTTGAAAAGAATTTTCTGAATGAAATATGTTGTTGTTTTGTTGATACTTGTATGTTATCACAATATATTGTGATTGTCAATAATAAATTTTAAAAAATACGATAAAATTATAATCTAAACATATGTTCGAATATATTCTGCTCAATAGTCCAGATCTGATTTTATCGAACATTTGTTCTGTTATCAATCCCACGGAAAAATGTAGAAAAACCGTAACAAAACATGTGTTCGGGGGTGGCAAAAACTAAAAAGATAGTTGTATTTTATCAGATTGTACATAGCAGGTTGTTCTATACACCAACTCTAAAAATTTATCTCCTCTTAATTATCAAAAATCCCATAAAAATAAGGTAAATCTGTCATTCAGATAGAATTTATCCTTTATCGTACTCCATATCGTCAAAACCCACTAAAATTAAGCATTTCACCCACTTTACAACCAAAAAATCAAACCATCATCCCGCCAAAAATTCACCCACAAATCCAAAATCTTCCTTATTTATAAGCACTTTTACCGATAACGATTTTTCATCCAAAAATCGTTCAAAACATACTCTCGCCACACTTCCAACATGGGGTACTTAAAAACTGCATACAAAACCACTCCAATAAGAGAATAACTATATAACCAATACAAAAAATAATTATTCAACTTAAAGGAGAAAACACAAAATGAATACATATTTAATACCAACAACAGCAGTATATTGTTATGAGCCTTATGACCATATTTATCTTGTATATGCCAGCACCCCACAAGAAGCGTATCAGACAGCTTGTAATAATTTACAAGGAGAATATATACCTCAAGAATTGCCAGAGTATGAATCATACCCGTTTGAATTATATAAACCAGATGACACTGCTACTTTCCCATTTCCAGAATCTCAAAAATATGATATACTTACAAAAGCGTTTAAGAATACAAAAGGGGCTGAACATATGGTACATTTTAATGTAAACTGGAATGAATATACTGAACTTTTATCTAAAAAAGCAGATAAAGAAATTTGGTCAAATCCGACTTATCCTAATAATGGTATATTAACTAATTATCTAGTTCATACCTATAAACGTCTTAGAACAGAAAGACAAATTATAAGAAAAGATAATTATGCTTTATTTAATACAGGACTTTTTACCAAATATTATGAATCAATATATGCATATTCTGATCAGGAGTATAATGTATCATTTCTTACTGGGCATGAATTAAATCAACATGGAATATCTGAACGTCCTCAAAAAGCCAATTATTTTGAAGATCCTTCTCTTCTATTGTTTGATTGGCATTATCCAATAGACATACATTTCAAGCATATTTTGGAAGATGAAAAGAATAAAGAAAGATTACCAAAAGGATTTTTAGAAAAAGAAAATAAAATGTGTATCTTAACAGGCGCAGTTGAATTAATGAAACGTAGAGTTTCAGCAAATTATAAATTAGCAATTCCACAATGTTATGAAGATAAAATCCAATTATTACTTCCTTTATGTTTAGACACAGACGAAGGAAAACCTGATTTAGCTCTTGCAGTTACAAAATTAGATAATTGTTATCAAGGATATACATGCTTAACACTTGATATGGCATATAATAATGCTCGTCTCATAGCTAAACCAGAGTCTAGTTGGTTATATTCTAAATAAAAATTAATTATTTAAGACAGATTGATTACTCAGTCTGTCTTATTTTTATACAAAAATATACCACTACACTCTCTGACGCTCATATTAGCCAAAATAAGCCATTTTAATTCTTACCCTAGCAGCTCTCCACCAACACAATAAAAATCATTTTTATGGGCATTTTACAACGTCAAATAAAAGAGAATCGAATCATATATTTGTACAATATCACCAATTCTACAACTATGTCAATTTACAATTCTATACATATTTACCAACTATCAATTAGAATATCATCCCAAATATCTTATGAGACAGCATAAAAATAGTCCCTTGATAGGGACGGTATTTCTGACGTTAGGAAGAAATAATTTTGGGTAGACATATTTCATTACTAATCACATCTCAAGTAGAGAATATATAAATATCAATCTTCAACTAAATCAATACCAAAAATATAAAAGGAGGAATCAAACATGATTACAGAAAACGAAATGCCAAAGTATCTCAAATCAACAGAAAGTAATATTTCAAAGAGTAACCGCAAATCAAAGCACAAACATCAATATAAAGAATGTTTAATCCAATATAGATTCGCATTTATAGGAAAAACCTATCTTAATACAGGTTTATATACCTACTGTACTATTTGTGGAAAAATAAATGAGCGATTCAAGGAAAATAAATCTATTGTAAAAGATTATATCAGAACAGTAGATACTCCAATAGGTAAATGTTACTCTCATATTCCTGACGAGGAATTATATGAAAAGTACCATGATAAATTGCCAGTATTCTTTGTAGAGGATATTTATAAAGAGAAGTATGTTGATTTGGAAAGAGAGAATAATACGGAGAATAATTCAGAAGGAGAATGATATTATGAAGAAGTCAATTTTATTTAAAAGAACAAGAAAATCTGTTATAAGAAAATTATCAAATCCCTATATAAGAGAAAATCTTGAATATTTTGGATATATGTTTTCAATATTAGAAATATGTTATATGCTATTTCACTTAAAGGAAATAAATAATATGTTTCAGCATCAGGAATAATATAGGTACATCATATATGTACCCAAATGAAAGTACCAATCCAAAACACCATGTACCTAAATCAATCAATAACAACCAACCAAAAATTTATGGAGTTTGTATGTAGCGTAAGCGAAATACAAACGGAATATTCTTCTCTTGATAATATGAGTCTATATAGATATAGACTGCACAAAATTGATAGCTGGGATGTACCCAAATGAAGTAAATTTTCACTTTTGGGTACATGCTGTATGTACCTAAATGAATTTTTAACAATTTCATGCAAGTGCAACTTTTAATGTTTTTGTGAATTCAAATGGAGAATATACTATTGAATCACTTATTACACTCTCATCTCACAAATTGTAACTGTAAATTATGTTTTAGAAGAAAGGAAAGAAAATGGGTAAAGAAATAACGAATGTCTCTATTGATATTTTAAAGGTGCATCCACGTAATACCGAATTTTTTGATGATATTTCTGGTTCTGAGTATGAAGAATTTAAAAATTCTATAAAAGAAGAAGGTATCATTTCGGAAATTATTGTTTCACCTGATATGACTATTATTTCAGGACATCAGCGTTATAAAGCTGCAAAAGAACTTGGAATAAAAATAGTACCAATTAGAATCAGAGAAGATTTAATTGATGAAGATAAAAAACTAAAGGTTTTACTTGCTGCTAATTTTGGAAGAAGTAAAAATGATGATAAAAAGCAGAGAAAAGTTGCAGTTGAGTATGTAAAACTGTGTGGATATGGAAACGGAGGAGATAGAAAAGCACAAGCCCAAGTTGGACATGTGCTATCTTTGGAAGAAATTGCAAATCAACTTGGGACTTCAAAAACAAATCTCAAAAGAGCTTTGTCTATAGAGCGAAATCTCACAGAACCAATGAAACAATTGCTTGATGATGGAGTAATTTCAAAAACTGTTGCATCAGATGTTATTGCTTCTCTTTCTGAGAATGAACAAGAAGATCTAATTTCTAAACTAGATGTTACTCAAAAATATACTCAAAAACAAATACAACAATATATTAACGAGATAAATCAGCTAAAATCACAATCTGCCAAAGAAAAAATAATTGATAAAACTGATTATGATTTAGAGAATAAATATAAAGAAGCTATGTCCCAAATTTCTAACTTAAAGACGAAAATCAATAACTTGGAAATTATGAATAGTACATTAAAATCTTCTAATGAATCTAATGAAAGTCTTTTGCAATCATATAAAAAAGAATCCGAAGAATACATAAAATTGAAAAATGATATAGCAACTTTGAATTTAGATCCAAGTGGAGACTATAACGTTATTGAGATTTCAAAAGACATTACAACTCTTGTAAATGAAATAGAAAAGTTATTATCTACTACTCTATCGCCATTAAGATATTCCAAAATTCTACCTGTTATAAAAGATAATACAGCTTTAAGAAAAAATTTAGAGAATATTATATATATGGTGAATGATTGGTGTGAAACAATGGCTGAAACAATCGGTGTTACTACAAACAAAAATATAATTGATATGGAGGAATTGAACTAATGGGTAAACTTATTGTAAATGAACAGGATGTCAAAAGAATTGTAGATGAGTCTACAACCAATAAGACAGGAATTATCAATCAATTTGTAAATAAAGAAATTCAAGCAGAAGTAAACAAACTTCATTTGGATCTTAGTAATTACAATTTAAAACATAAAGAAGAAAATAACGAAATCAATAAAGCTATCAAGAATTTGCTTGAGAGAATTTCTATCTTAGAAGAACAGAAAAAAGATGAAATTACTGTCAATAAATTAAATAATTCAGAACTTAAACCACCAGAAGTCAATGATATTCTTGATATTCGCAGTTTATGCAGAGAGTTAAATATTCCAGGGTTTGCTCCTACTAATCTTAAATATTATTTATATGAGCATGGAATTTTTGATATGAAAATTAACGAATTTAGAAACTCGTATTTTATTAAGTCAACTTTTGATGAATCTGTAGATAAAGAATTACTTAATTATATTCATATTTCAAAGAAAAAAATCACATTTAGTAAAGACATCATTACATATTTTGAGAGTAATCAAGATAAGATAAGGGAGTCTATTATCAGATATGAAAAAAAAGAAAAAGAATATAAAATTGCTCGAAAAAACGTTTCTGTAAAAAGAGTAGAAGATTACAAAGAGGAGGTAAAGCGAATTTGTGGCATGAATAGTTCCGCTAAATGGACTCCAATGTATAAAGAATTTTCAAAGACATTTCCTAATTTTTATAAAGATTGGGAAAAGGCAGATAAAAAATTCAAAGAAAATAATCTTGAACATCCTGATTGGAATTATCCAAAGGTTGACTTTATAGTTAATGATATGCAACAAGGAAATGTTTTACTTAAAATTGCTTGCCAACTTTACGTAGATTAACATAGCGAGGTGATACGTCTTGCCAAACTATGTAAAAATTCCACGAGAAATCATTTATGATAAGGATCTCTCATCTAAGCGTGTAATAATCTTCTCATATCTTTGTGCAAGGCGTTCACTTGACGACACAGTGGCATTTTCTATAACAGAACTTTGCCACTGGTCTAAATTGAAACCCAATTACAGAGATGGAAAGATAAATCAGAAATATTATGAAGTTCTATTGCTTCTCTCTCATTATGGATACTTTGAATCGTGTCCAGATTTTGAGAAAAATCTAAAAGAAAAGACCAATTCGGTCAAATACCAGCAAGTAAAACTTAATATAGAAAAATTTGATGTTCCTGACAAGTTTGGAATCATTTACTTTGATGAATTAGATGCAATATTAAATTTTAAAGAAGAATTGAAGGATAAAGAAATTGATACTGCAAGAATATCATCAGCTTATATTCTACTTGTACTCTCTTATATTCGTGTCAATTTGAATCGAATGGATGGCAAGCCACTATGTTGTTATAGATATTTTAAAACAATTTCAGAGGATATTGGGCTATCTGAAAGATATATCAGTCGCATAATTGACATTTTAGAAGAACTCAAAATTGTAAAATGTCAGCCCATAAAGAGAGAAAAATATATTAAGGATGGCAAAGAAAAATATGCTACTACTCCAAAGGTGTTTGCTGATTATAGGCATTTTATTCACGATGAGAATGGTCAAAGAATTGATGATAAATATGATCCATGTGAGGAAATCAAAAAACAGATAGAGATTTTGGAGAACAATAAAATATAGAAACTATAAACGCAGCACTCAAAGGAGTTGATTGCAATGAATAAATTTTCAAACAGTAAAGGAGAACTAATTAATGAACAGAACTGTAACAATTACATCAAAGAACCATAAATACCAGAATACATATGGTGGACTAATCACAGAATATGATTTCTGTACAGATTGCCCTCGAAAAGATAAAGCACCTTCTGTTGCAGACCGAATTTTTAGAGATTTTGCTTTTGATAAGCAATGCAGAAAGAATACAGAAGGAAGAGATAGAAATGAAGAAAATAAACACGAAAAGCTTATTCGAATTATTTAGTTTTGTGAAGTAAATAGAAATTTCATTTGGAGAATATATAAGTGGAGGTAAATTTATATGAATTTAAAAGAATTGATTGATTGCATTACAAAAAATTACGGAGTCTTTGGAACATATTTAATTGGATCAGAGTTGGATGCGCTTGGTGATCTTCCTGATATCCCAGAGGGATATATGTTTTATAAAGTAAATTGTGACGAAGATGTAGAAAATGTTAAAAACATGATGAGAGTTAAAAATGCAAAAATAAATGAATTATATCCCAATGCAGAGAATGAAATTCATCTTGCACTTGATGATTATGAAAGCAAGTGTTTTTTAACTGCACTATTATTTGAGAACGTGTTTAATTATTGGTATGGTAAAAATACCAGAATTAAATATGAATTGGATGATAATGAGAAAATATCTGAATATGATATTTTCGTAATGGAATTATGGGATTGGGTTAGAGATGAATTGTCTACTGACGAATTGAAAAAATATGCTTTAAATTTCAAAAAGGTGGTGATGGAATAATAAATGAGTGAATATGGGATTAAGATAAAAAACATCAGTGCTGGTATGTTGTATGATGTTAATCTTGGAACACGAGATTATTTTACATATACTGATGCCATGTTTAACAATAGTTTATTTAGTTTTTTCTTGCAAAAGAACGGATTGAATATTTATAAAGGAAAATCTGGTAAGAAAAATGAAAGTACACGAGATATAATTTGTCTTGATTATGAATTCGGAAGTCGCTCTTATGATAATGAACACGCTCGATTAGAAAAGTTATTTAATGATATTGATGGTGATTCCAAAGAACGTATCAAACAGGCACTACAAAAAGTTGAAGATAGAAAAGATTTGTATGATGAAAAATCACGAGATGAAATTCGAGAGTATTTTTATGAGAATGGTGTTAATGTTACATATAAACGCAAACGCAGAGACGGAACAATTAAAGAAGAAACAATTCATTATGAGATGCTTTTTCGTACAAGTGCCAAAGCTAAACTTGGACAAGTTATTTTCATAAATAGTAAATTATATGACATTGCATATGATTGGCTAACAATTGGACTTGGAAAAAAAATGAGTCATGATAATGCGAAAATCGTTGAAATGTCAGCTTATGCTCCACTTACCACATCTACAATTATTGGTACACTTCATATACCTGTTGAGGATATTCTAATTCTCAAAGATCAGGATTCCTTTTTTGAAACAATGACAAAAGTTGTTAAGGCGAAAGAATACGAAGTAGAAGTCAAAAAGAAAAATAAAGAAACTAATAAAAATGAAAAGGTAATTGAAAAACGTAAAAAATGTGTTGTATCCGAAGAAAAACGTCAAGTAAAAAATACAATTTGGGATGGTATGGCACTAATCGAAGCTGATTCTAATTACCTTTGCTTACCATCGTATGTCAATGGAATGGCTTTGCTCAGAAATCATCTTTTTAAGGCATGTGCTTTTAAGAGCTATATTCAAAAGTTCTTTAAAGACTGGTGCGAGAAAAATGGATATGATTATGATACATATCAGATTCAAGATATGTTTGGTAAATGTCATTATCTGAAAGACATTAAAATGATAACTACTGATAATGCGATTAAATGGAAGAAATTTCAAGACCTCATGGGTAGTAATATTACTGAAGCATATGAGTATTGGTGCAAAAGAATTCATGGAGATGGTGATATATGGGGCATTGTTAAAACTGATCATCCAAGTAAATTAGGACAATATCAGCAGTTGAGTTACCAAATGATAAATACTCTTCCATGTACGAAGGACGATGTAAAAGACATTGCTCAGATTAGTATTGATTATGTTGAATTACTTAAACGTGACAATGATGAATTTGAAAAGTTTCTTAGAAAGAATGCAAATGAGGTAAATCATTATGAGATGCTTGCCGATTTATATGCTCAAAATCATGAGTTTGGAAATAGTACATTTTTTAGAGAAGAAAAAAAGAAAATTATCTTTGATTATGTATACAGAATGAGAAAAGGAAAAATTATGGTCAATGGTGATAATTTGACTGTATGTGGTAATCCTTATGCACTTCTGCTCTATTCTGTTGGTGAAGATTTTGAAAAAGATCCAACACTTTCTCAAGAATATAATTGTATTCAGTGTTATACTAAACGTTTCGATAACAATGAATATCTTGCAGCGTTTAGAAACCCACATAATTCCCCAAATAATATATGTTATTTGCATAATGTCTATTCAGAAAAAATGGATAAGTATTTTGCATTTAGTAAAAATATCATAGCAGTTAATTGTATTCATACGGATATCCAAGATAGAGCAAATGGGATGGATGAAGACTCGGATTTTATGCTTGTCACAAATCAATCAACAATTGTCAAATGTGCAGAAAGATGTTATAGAGATTTTTATACTATCGTAAATGCATTACAAGAGTCTGGTATTACCTACAATAACACAAAAAAAGATTATGCTGCTATGGATAATAAGTTTTCAAAATCACGTATGGGAATCGGATATTCAAGTAATTTGGCTCAGTTGGCAATGACCTATTATTGGACAGAATTACAAAAAGATAGTCCTGATGAGAAAAAACTTAAAGAACTCTATGATAATTTTATCATTTTGTCTGTTCTTGCACAGGTTATTATTGATGGATGTAAAAGAGAATATGAAATTGATGGTAATAAGGAAATTGATAGAATTAGCAAACTCTCTTGTATGAGTATTAAAAAGATTGTCGGTTATACTGAATCTGGTAAACCAAAGTATAAGAAACACGATTTCCCTGAGTTTATGAAATACACAAGAGAAATTAAATATACCAAAGATGGTAAAGAACTTCCGCAAGAGGAAGTTGATGAATCAAAAAACAAACTTAAAAGTCGTATTAATAGAGAATTGTTATGTCCTATGAATTGGCTTGAAGATTGGATAAATAAAATTCAAAACGCCTCTACTTCGGATACATTATCAACCGAATCTTTTTTTATTAAAATGAAGGGGAAGGCTAATGATAAACAAATGACAAAAATTATGCAATTAGTTCAGGAATATGACTCTTTTGTAAAAAATACAAAATTAAAATATATAGATGATGATGAAGAGTATAATAAACAGATTTGTGAAAAATCAAAAGAAGTAACTGAATCAATAAAGAAAATTAAAATAGGTAATATAATTACAATAAATAGACTGATTGAGATAGCACTTGGTTTAAGCAATGAAGAGGGGGCATCTAAAAGGAGGAAGTATTCGCCTGAAAAATATACAAGAAAAATTCTCAATCTATTGTATAAAACCAACAAAGAAAAGTTTATGCTAAGTTTCAATAGTGATAAATGTGTATAATTTTTTCGGCAACTAATTGTGCAATTTTACCAAAAACATAGTAAAATCAAGGCTTTTAGCGTTCAACTTAACGTCCGTAATATGGAGGGAAGAAACCGCAGAGTTGCGTTAGTAAACTCCCACGCCATTGCCAATGCGTGTAATAAATAAGGGCTTGCAAGTTTAAAAAGTATACTAGGGGCAGACGTATCATTATCTGCCCCGAATATAAAACAATGAAATCAGCTTTTCTTGGCTGATAAAACAGAGAATATATAATTGTCGAGAGACATTATAATATTTCGTCTAACATATGACTATAAAAATTAGTTGCTGTGAAGTCATATGAAAAACTTTTGTATGGTGTGCAAAACCAGTTAAGTTCAGCAAGCGAGACTGTACCATGCATTTCTGTGGAAGATATAGAGACTCTAACCTTTATGGTCGCCCTGAGTCGAGGCGTTTTCAAGCGGAACAATTCTAAAGATCATTTCTAAGATTGGTACATATTCATATTGTACTCCTCTTCTTATATGTGTCGGTGACTGTGCTACAGTTTTTGCAGCATGGTTGCCGATTATTCTCTTTGAGTGTGTAGCTCAGTTTGGCAGAGCACTCGACTTTTAATCGAGTTGTCGATGGGTTCAAATCCCTCCACGCTCACTCTCTTCTGCTATTCGGCAGAAAATAAATCAAGAAAGAAGTGAAAATTATTTTATTAATTAGTAAACAGACAGCTCTCAAACTTAATAAAATGGGTATCCCATTCGGATATGAGGGTATTAGCTCGACAGGTAAACTTAATGGGAGACATAAGTATTATTTGTGTGAGTCAGCAAGAAATTTATCTCTATTAAGAAAAGTAGAGAAATAAAATGAGAGGTGGTGTGAATACCATCGGAAAGAAAAAGAAAAATACTATTCGTATTTCTTTTGTAGACTCTCCTTCATCTGAAGATGTAACTGGAAGTCTTATTTTAATTACAACTGAAAACTATAAAATGCTTGTCGATTGTGGATTACATCAAACAAATAATCGTTATGAAGATTTTCTTGTAAATAATAGAAAATTTAAGGAATTTAAACCCAAAGATATTGATTTTATTTTCATAACTCATAATCATGGAGATCATTGTTTATTAAATCCACGGTTATATAAAGAAGGCTGTCGTGGTGCTACTATTATTTCTAGTGGCTCAAAAGAAGTATTAAAAGACATGGCTTATGATTCAGCTTTCATTAGTGAACGTGATGTTGAGTTAATAAATTCGCAGCACAATAAAAACTATCAACCACTTTATTCTAAAGAAGATGTTGATAAAATGCTTGAATACACCTTGGAATATCCAATGAATGAGAAGGTGGTTATCAATAATGAAATTGCTTTTGAATTAACTCCAAGTGGACATTTACTTGGTAGTTGTCAGGTAAAATTATATATCACTATTGATGGTCTTACAAAAACTATTCTTGTCACAGGAGATATTGGCAATAAAATTGTAGATAATCATTTTGTTGGAGAATATCAACAGGTAGACAAAGCTGATGTGGTAATAGGTGAATCTACATATGGTGACAAGCCAGAAATAAAAACAGGCAATAAAGAACGTAAAAATGATTTAGAAAAATTCAAATCTATTATTGAAACCCAAATCCATGAAATGCATGGGAGGGTTATTATTCCAAGCTTTGCTCAAAGCAGAATTCAACAATTAGTCCTTATGGTTTACGAGATGTACAAAAATTCTGACTGGAAACCACATGTGTATATTGACTCACCACTTTCAATTAAAATTTTTGATGATTATTTGAGATGTTTGGATGGAGAAGATAAATATCTTTTTGATGAAATGCTCAAAAGTAACATGTTCACTTTCGTAAAAGATCCAGAAGATAGCAAAATTCTTGTTACGAGCAATGAAGAATGCTTGATATTGAGTACAAGTGGAATGTGTCAAGTTGGCAGAATTAGATATCATTTAAAACAGAATGTCCCTAATCCAAATGCCACCATTCTATTTGTTGGATTTAGCACAGAAGGAAGTCTCGCATCAGTTTTAAAAGACAATAAAAGACGCTCTATTACAATTGACCAGAAAGAATATCCGTGTAGATGTGCTTCATATTCATTAAAATCCATGTCTGGTCATGCACCATTTAAGCAGTTAGTTGAAAATTATACATCAATTAATTGTCAAAAAGTTATTTTGCATCATGGCTCTAATTTAGCAAAAGAGACTTTGAAAAAAGCATTAGATAAGGAATTTGAAAAGAAATGTAAATCAACACGAGTTGTTATTGCTAATTCTAGTCTAAAATTTACAATTTAATAAAAATATTATGAAAGAACGAGGTAACTCGTATGGAAGATATTAAGAAAAATATTACATTATATCAAGGCGACCAGTACAATATGGAAGACCTTGAGGAAAGACGACTATATATTAACTATGTGATTGATTCTAATGTAGTTGACGAGATTGTATATCATATTCTTAGATATAACCGTCTTGATAAAGATATCCCCGTAGAGAAGAGAAAACCGATTTTATTATATGTGAATACAAATGGAGGCTCAGTTCCAAATGGCTATGCTTTAATTGATGCCATTCTCGTAAGTAAAACACCTGTTTATACGATTAATCAGGGATATTGTTATTCAATGGGGTTTTTAATCTTTATTGCGGGTAAGAAACGTTTTGCTATGTCAAATAGTACCTTTTTAATGCATGACGGTTCTTCTTTTGCATGGGATTCAACAGCTAAAATGAAAGATCGTGTTGATTTTGAAGCTGGTCAGGTTGAAGTTCATACTAAAAACTATATTATGACTCAGACAAAAATTGATGAGAAGCTTTATGATGAGAAATATCGTGTTGAATGGTATTTTTATCCAGAAGAAGCTAAATCAGTTGGTGTTTGTGATTGTATTGTTGGTAAAGATTGTACAATTGATGAAATTATTTAAGGAGGGCATACTGCTCTCCTATTTTATTGGAAAGAAAAGGAGATTTAAAAATGGCATCTAGTAAATTAAAATTTACAAGAACAACTACTGACAAATTAACAGTAAAGGCAGGTACACTCTCAGAGGATTGTACTACTATTACATATACAGATGAGAATGATATGGAACAGGAAGTAAAGGTAGCTGATCTGCTTACTTCATTTAAGAATCAGGTAATTGATTTTACTGTTGCATTAAAGACAGATGAGGAGCTGGATGTTCCGTCTGATGAAGAGTAAGGAGTGTGATTGTCATAACTTCTTATAAAAGATTTGAAAATGAATCAGACGAAGAACTTATTTATAGAGTGTGCTCTGATAAAGATTTAATTGGCTCATGGCAGGATGTGGCTAATATATTAAATGAGTTGCTTGGTACTGAGTATACGGAATCAAAATTCCGCAAACAGTTTCAAGCTTTCAACAAAATGCTAAATGCTAATAGAGGTAAATTTACTGATTCTGATGAACAGATTAAGGAAATTGAAGTTCAGAAGCGTGAGTTAGAACGTAAGAAAATACAGTTTAGAGATGAACGGAATGCGTGGCAGAAACAGAATTATGCCGATGCAAGAGTTGAGGAAAAACTTGATAAACTCGAAGATGAGTTGACATCACTTGGAAGAACGAACTTTGATACTCATAATACCATTTCGATTGATTCAGACAATGATATGTTAATCATTTTGAGTGATTTACATATTGGTCAAACATTTGATTCTATTTTTGGTAAATACAATACTGATATCGCTAAAGATAGGCTTAATCAGTTATTAAATGAAGTGCTATCCATTCGTGACTTACATAATTCTCGAAAGTGTTATGTAAGTTTACAAGGAGATCTTATTTCTGGAAATATTCATAAGAGTATTCAGGTAACAAATCGTGAAAATGTTATTGAACAGGTTAAAAACGCTACTGAATTAGTATCATCATTTTGTTATGAATTAAGTCTGCATTTTGAAAATGTGTTTTTGTCAAATGTATCTGGAAATCATACAAGGATTGAGCGAAAAGAAGATGCTATTCATGATGAACGACTAGATGATATTATCAGTTGGGCAGTTGAATTATCTTTAAAGCATATTGATAATTTCCATGTTTTACATAGGAATATTGACACCGGTATTGCTGATATTGATATTAGAGGTAAGTCGTACATAGCAGTTCATGGAGATTATGATGGATTTAATAAATCAGGAGTACAGAACTTGTGTCTTGCTCTAGGATTCGTTCCATATGCAATTACATTTGGTCATTTACATGTATGTTCAGTTGATGAAACAAATGGTGTAAAAATGATTCGTGGTGGTTCTCTTGCTGGATGTGGCGACTCTTACACAATTGAAAAAAGATTAACAGGAAAACCATCTCAAATGGTATGTATTTGTACGAATAAGGGAATAAAAGCTTATTACCCTATTGAATTAACGTAGAAATACTAATTTCAAGACAAAGTAGACCAAGTACGAGTGACTTGGTTTTTATATTATACATAAGTGACTATGAGAATAGGACTACTCTTCTACTTTTGAGTAGTCCGATTTAGAGGAGTGTTATAGTGTCACTGCTGTAATACAATTAAAATTTAGAATATCATCATTTTAATGGAATTTTTGTATGTTTTACCATCATTTTGATGATTTATATTTGGCTGACAAAGCCACTTTGAGGGAGTGTACCTTATATGGACGCTACCCTCTTTTATATTACAAAAAACAAATCAATTTAGGAAAAAGAAAGGAATTTTAAAATTATGACAAAGACAGATTTAGTAAGAGAGATTTCTAGCAGAATTGAGGGAACAACACAGAAGGATATTGCTGTAGTGCTTGATGTATTTGAGCAGGTTGTTGTTGATACATTAAAGAAGGATACTGATGAAACAGTTTCTTTTGGTAAGCTTGGTAAGTTTAAGGTTAAGAATGTTCCAGAGAGAACTGGTACTATTATGATGGGCGATAGAGCTGGTGAAAAGTATGTAACTCCAGCACATTCTGAGATTACATTTAAAATGTCAAAAACTACAAAACAGCTTTAATTCGAAGGGGTGAGTTTATTATAAAGACTTTAAAATTTAATGATTATGAAGATTGGGCAATGGCTTTAGCTGATAAATATGATGAGATAAAAGATAATATGGATAGCATATCGGATTATACTCCTGCTGTCACATATATTGCTAAGTATGATGAAGCAAAGAAAATTATTAGTGAATTGGTTGGGATGGGATATCCACTCTACTCTATTACTGAATTTTCTCATCCAGATTTCAGTGGATATTATGATGAGTATTCGGTTAGTATTTATGATAATGAGCTTTGGATTGAACCGATGAAACGTAAGGATGGTTATATTTTAGAGGAATCCTATATTTGTTATATTGCTGATAATTGTAATTCAAAGGTACTTGAATATATTAGTACTCCTATGAGATACGAAGTACAGATTAAAAATGATTACAGTGACAACAAGGATGACGGTAAATGTACTTGTTATCATTGTACTAAAAGAAACAAATGGTCTTGGGAAAATGGTGAGGAAATTGAGAACACCGAAGCCGATATTCTTGATAGTATTGCGGAAGCATGGGATAGAATTGGTAGATTGAATAAGCTGTTTGAAGAATTAAACAAGTGATTTATTAAGAGTGTGTGGTGTGTACTGCACACTCTTTTTGTATGGGTAGGTATGCAAATGGCTGAAGCAAGCGGTCTGTAAAACCGTGACCTACATGGTAAACATTGTGTGTTCAAATCACACCCTGCCCACTAATAAAATAATTAACTAAAAAAGGAGGCTGAAATATTGTCAAAAGAGAAAATAACAAGGGTGAAATATTTCACTCCTGATAAAGAGAAATTTATTTATGAAGAGAACTGGAAGAAATATGAAAAATATTTACAATCTAATATCATCAAAAATCGTGATGTAAAAGATACTACATACAAGAGATATAAAGGTTTGTTTCGACATTTCCTCATGTGGTTAGGAGAAAATTATGGTGAATTAGATTTATATTCTGATGAATTTATGGAAAATGCAGTTGATATTATGGAGGCATATATGCTTTTCTGTCAGGAAACATTGCAAAACCATAAGAAAATTATCAATATGAAGATTTCTGCCGTAAGCTCATTTTATATTTGGTCTATGAAACGTGGTTTTGTTAAATATCATCCTTTTGATGGTAAGCTTGATAGAATGAAGAAAGCAAACGAAGAACAGATTCTTAATCATTACTTTTTAAATGATGAGCAGATTGCAGCTATTAGAGCAGATTTATATAAGACAGAGAATAACAAATGGACAATACAAGATCAGTTATTATTTGAAATCGCACTCTTCTCCGCTAATAGAATTGGTGCTTTGGAGAAACTTACTGTATCTTCTCTTGACTTAGACAATATGGTATTTGAGTCAATACGTGAGAAGGAAGGATACCGTGTAGAAGTCTCCTTTGACAGTACCTGTAAGGATATGCTTGAAACATGGTTATCTATGAGAACAAATGATTATGACCATCTTGAATGCGATGCTCTATTTATTCATAAATATAAGGACAAATGGATTCCTTGGACACAAGGTATGATTCACGATCGAATGAGAAAAATCGGTAGAATTATTGGCTTAGAGGACTTTCATTGTCATTGCATCAGGAAGACGGCGATCAATAAAATATATGAAGATACTGGTGATTTAAATCTTGCATCACAATGGGCGAATCACAAATCAACTTCAGTAACTTCACAAAGCTATGTACGTCCTGCTTCTAAGGCTGATTTAAGGGAAAAATTAAAAATTCTAAAGTTTAAACAACAAGAATTACAGAAAGAAGCTGAAAAAGAAGGTATTTAAGCAATCCCGATGAAGCTTTCGTCTAACACTTCGTCTAATTCCCCCTTGCACTCAACACAAAACTGTGATAGAATAATTTCTAAAGAAAACAAGCAAATATCCGTTAGACGGTTGAGCCAAATGTAAAATCAATAAAGGCTAAATAAATTTAATACTTAACACATTAATGACCGTGCTTTGGCGAGTGGCGGTCATTTTTGTGTCTATCGAAAAATCTGACTAAGTATGTAGCAAGTACGCCACTTACGATGCCAGTTACAATCGTAAAGATTAATAATTCAATAAACGTCACGTTATATCCTCCTTTGTAAGTATTTCCTACATGATGTCACGAGGATATCTATATAAACAGAACATCACTGTTCTGATGTGACTCAAACCGCCTAACCATCTCAATCTAGCCAAATTAAAATGTTGGATTATTTGCTTGTTCTAGCCATTATATCATATCATGACAATTCATGTCAAAATATTCCAAACAAGAGAACAAATAAAAGAACCCTTAAGTGGGCGACAAAACAGAGAATAATATAGTGTCCAAATATCGAAGCTAGATTCTTAATAGCCCTCTTCGAGGCACACCATGTCATATCTTGGCATTTGCTATTCATGTAGCATTGTAAGACCTGCTACTGTATTTTGGTAGAGCTGACTTTATAGCAACTCTAGTGCGCACGAAACCTTAATGCGGTATATCTATCGTGCTTCTCTGCGTTAATGAGAACCATTAGTGAATGACTGCTGGGCGGTCTATTGGATAAGAGATGCAAAACCTTATCAACTGGTCTTTGCTCCAAAGACTGAAAATATGTGGAGAATAATCAATAAGCATGAATGGATTGCGAAAGTTTTCTAATTTAAAACTGCATGTGTACAGTGCAATATCAGCTAGTTAGTGCTTTATGCTGATTATTGGGGTATCGCCAAGTGGTAAGGCACAGGAATTTGACTCCTGTATTCGTAGGTTCAAATCCTATTACCTCAGTTAGAATAAAAGGAAGCTAAGAAAATAAAAGAAAGGAGTGCACATATAATGGCTTATTTACAGGTTACTGAAAACGACTTAGAAATTGGTGACGTATTAAGTATTACAAGTGATAATGGCAAAACTTTAAAAGCTTTACAGATGCTTATTGGAAATCAGACAAAAGCAAGTATGAGTATTGATTTTGATAACAATTGTCTTGTTTTTAAAGTAAATGATACAGATATGAATTTACCACAATTACAGTGTAATTTGTCAAAGTCTACCATTAAAAATATGATTTGCGGATTAAAAGAATTTTATAACTTATTAAGTGAGGAGGAAACTGAATAATGAAATTAGCACAGAAAACAGAAATTAACGAAGATGTAATTACAGTAAGTTTAAATGTTGAAGAATTGGGTGATAGTATAAGAGATGCTGATACAGAGAAAAATCAGTTACATAATTTCGTAAGATATATCGAATATAGCCAGATTGACTTCTCTGGAAATTTGAAACTTTCAGATACAGGAATTCCTGTGATTGTTACTGATGAGCCAGACGGTTCTACTATTGAAAAGGTCACAATTTCTGATTTAGTAAATAAAAAGTACACTCTCGATGAGAATTTATCTATTACACTTTCTATTGACATAAATAAAATTCCTACTGCTTCTCTTGGTACAGTGTTTAATACTCCTGAAAAATTAGGACAGGCAATGGCAGTTCTTTTCTTGGAAAAAGTGAAAGCTGCAATCACAACAAAATTAACAGAAATCAGAGCGTTGGCAAATGATTTTGAAGCTGAAACATCTGTTGTACTGTAAGGAGGCTGACTATGTATAAAATTCTTATTAAAGATTCCAAAACAGGAATGTATCGTTATCTTACTGTAAAGCAGGAAATTATGAAAGAACAGAAAGAAACTGTAACCGATGAAGATACCCATGAAGTAAAAGAAGTTACTACATTGGTTGGGACTGGCGAATATGAAACTGTTGAATATTCTACAGAAAATAAAGATGAATTAGAGAAGAAATGTATTGAGCTTTTAGCTTCTTACAAGGTAACAGAATTTACTCCGATTAATACATTGGCTTACACAACAGATCTTGTTTGGTCTGAGTAATTTATAATGGGTGGTACTCTTCCACCCAAAATATGGGGCATTAGTCAAAAGGTAAGACAATGGATTTTCATTCCATGAGTATCGGTTCGAGTCCGTTATGCTCTATTTATGATTTCGCAGCCAAGTTGGTCAAGGCATCGGACTGCAACTCCGAGGGCGTGAGTTCGACTCTCACCGAAATCTTTTCGTACGGTAAACCTGATGCCAAAACCTATTTTTTGGATGCATACGAAACTTAGGTGTGTAAGCTCAACACTTACTACCGCCCTATCAAATTATCCGTAGGCAACAACTACGCAGATTATTCTGATAAAGTCGTAATGAAAATAGTTTCATTTAGTTTAGAGAAAGATAATTTTTTAAGAAAGAGTCATTTCATGAGAGATGGCTCTTTTGTTATGTAGTATTGGCAGAGTTGGTATTGCACCTGATTGCTAATCAGAGGTCATCGTTTATTCGGTGCATAGGTTCGAGTCCTATATACTGCGCTTATGCCGTGTGTCCGATTGGTCGAGGGTGCTGTCTTGAAAACAGTCTGGATGTAAAAGTCTTTGGGGTTCGAATCCCTAACACGGCGTTCTAAATAAATGCACTTTCAATATAATTCTATGTTGCTTTTGTTTATCTAACATGCAATAATTGTTATATGGAGGTGAATATTATGGCGTGGAATTTTACAGATATGGCTTCTGCCGAAGAAATTATTGAAAAAATTGAAGATGGAGAAATTTCTAATTCTGCAACTGCATATGGTTTATTGGGAGAAATAATGAACGCTTTTTCTGGAACATGGATTGCAGACAAAGCAAAAGAATTACGTGACAACTTGTAAAAAATATTGTAAAGATTATTTGAAAGAGATCAGTAATAATACTGGTCTCTTTTTGTATTTAAAAAGAGAATAAATATATAGCCAACTATGAGAGGATTGTTACTGTTTCGATGGCAGGTAGTTGGAATTATGGAGTGAGAACCCTTTGACTGATCATCTTAGGTATAGTAGATACTCGTACTACTCTCTCACTCTATTTTAATTGGTTTTGCGGGTGGAAAGCGAGAAATGTTATGAGTAAAAGATTTACACCTAAAGATTATGAGATAATATGTGGAGTTTATTCAATAACCAACAAATTGAATAATAAAAAATATATTGGAAAATCTGATAATATTTATGTTAGATGGGATGAGCATAGAAAAGATTTAAATAAAGGTGTTCACCACAATAAACATCTTCAAAGAGCATGGAATAAATATGGTGAAGAAAATTTTATATTTGAAATTGTAGAAAAATGCAAAAATGATGATATAGCATACCAAAGAGAGCGTTATTGGGTAAGATATTATGATTCATTTAAAAACGGATACAACATGAACGAAGGTGGAACTGGCGGTTTGGGATATACTCATACAGAAGAAAATATTGAAAAAATGAGTAAACTTCAAAAAGATAGAATGAAGAATCCTAAAGCAAGAGAAAAATTATCTCAGGCACACAATGCTTTAAAAAGACCGCTTGTTCAAATTAATTTGTTAGACAATTCAATTGTAAATTGGGATTCCAAGAATAAGGCAGGTAAAACATTAAATCTTTCTATTGCAGGAATATACACTGCTCTAAATTCAGAAAGTCATTTTGCTTATGACAGTTTATGGTTTTATGAAGAAGACTATAAGAATTTAGAAACGTCTTCTTATTCATTAAATTCTGACGTTTATCACAAATATACAAAATATCATCAATATAATTTTAAAGGAGATTTACTGAAAATATGGACATTTGATGAATTAAATGCATCAAATTATAGAAACAACGCCATTTTCAAGTGTTGTGATTTCCAAAAAGATTATTATGAAAATAGCATTTGGTTATATGATAAAGATATTGATAAGTTAAATGAAATATTGCTTAAATATAAAAGTAAAGCAAATATATATTGTGAACCTGTTGATGTGTTTGATTCAAATGGTAATTATATTCGTTCTTCTAAAAGTATTTATGATGAATCATTAATATCAAATCTTAGAACATATGATATATATCTATGTTGTATTGGCGAAAGAAGGTCTATACATAATTTTATATTTAAGTATAAAAATAAGGCATATTTATATGAAAATGGAGAAAAAGAAGGTTTATTAAAAAGAGAAAAACAAATGTCTCATATTAAGAAAAAAATTATTCAATATGATTTAGATATGAATGTTATAAAAATATGGAATTCAATAACTGATATACATAATGAATTAGGTTATGATAGAGGTACAATTATTAATAATTGTAAAGGAAGAACTACCACAAGTCATAATTTTATATGGAAATATTATGAAGAAGAGTCGGTTGCTTAAACTTACTCTTCTATTTTATTGGAAAGAAAGGAAGTGACTTTGTGCCAAGAGTCAAAGAATATGAAATCGAAGATGTAAGCAAGATGACTGTTACACAATGTCGCTCTGCTTATAAAAAATTGGTCAATGAGTATCAAAAAATAAAAGATGGTGCTTATTGCCATGAATGCGGAAAATTCAAAGGGCGTGATAAATTTTATAAGAGTCCAAAAAATGCATCAGGTCTTATTCCTGTTTGTAAAGAATGTCTTTATAAAATAGGAACAGGATATGATGAAAAAACCAAAGAAACACACGAAACAAGAGAGACTGTTATTGAGGCAATGAAAAAAGCTGATTTACCATTTTTAGAAGATTTATATGATAACTCTTGTAGTGCTATTACGAATGAGGTGAGTGGCAAGAAGCGTGGTACTGGATATAGTCAAATGATTACATGTTTGCAAAGTTTACCTCAATATTTTGGAATGACGTTTGACCAATCTGATTTTGGTGAGAAAAATGTTAATGATGTGACAACTGATGTTGCGGAAAATTTTGAAAAGAAACCACAGCAAGTATCCGAAGATGTTGAAGATATGTATGTTAAAAATAAACGAAGTGTTCTTAGAATGCTTGGTTATGATCCTTTTATATATGAAGAGGAAGAAGACAAACCTCTTTTATATAGTAAGTTGGTGAATTATTTTGATGATTCATTAAAAGATGATGGTTTTAAATTGGAAGCTGTAATTGAAATAGTACAGTCGTTTAAAGATGTAAAACATATAAATGACACATTGGCTCAGTATACAAAACAACTACAAACTCATCCAGAAATGATTGCCACCGTAAAATCTCTCACACAGACAAAAAAAGATATGCTTTCTTCTGCCCTTGCACTAGCAAAGGATAACGGAATATCTGAAAATAATAATAATAGAAAAAGTAAAGGTGCTGGTACTCTTACTGGTATCATAAAAGAATTACAAGAAATGGATTTAGATGGTTCTGAGGTAAATACCTTCGATTATGAAACTAATATGGCAATCGAAGATATTATGACAAGAAATCATCAGAACCAATTAAAACAGTTAAATCCTGATGAAAACGATTGGGAAAAAGAAGTTATTCATCAAAAAGGATTGTTATTTAATCTTCAAAAAGAAAGAGATAATGCAGTTGAATTTAGTAGGTTATTGAAAAAGGAAAATAAAGACCTTAAAGATTTCTTATTTGAAAAAGGTCTTATAGATGAGAAAGGGCAAGTAATCGAAGATGGCTGATGATAAAATTGTCCTGATGGGTGATTCTATAAATGAATTTACTCCAAAGAATTTTACTTTTTTCAAAAAACCTACTTATTATGATATGTCTGAATTAAAGTTAGAGGGTTTGAAAAAATTCTCTGAAATAATTCAGTGGGGACGCAGAAACCCAGTAAAATTCTGTGAAAGATTTTTCGGCATCGAATTTCTTGATTATCAGAAATATGTATTTATGATGTCATGGATTACACCAAATGTTGTTTGGTGTATGAGTCGTAATGCTGGTAAGACAACTCTAGGTAGCCCATTTTTGATGGCTAAAACAATGTTACTGCCAAAATTTGAAGGGTACATTTTATCAAGCACAGGTTCTCAAAGTATAGGTATGATGAAGAAGATTGAATCTATTGCCAAAAAAGAAATCGCTTCATTTACTGGCTTGACAGATGTATTTCTAAACGAACTTGTTAAAAGTTCAAATAGTGAGGGATTTCGGCACGATCCAGCATCTTACTCCTTTAAACTTTATTCAGGATCGAGTTTGGCTACGGTCAACTCAAATTTTGATGGATCTCGTGGTCGAAGAAGCCGACTTAATTTCTATGATGAAGCATCGTATGTATCTGAAGATATGTTCGCTGCTACTCTTCCGTTCGTCACTCAGAACAGTGACTTTGCTCTTGGTGGTGATGTTGATGTAACATTACTTCCACCAAATTTCCCAAATCAAGTTGTATGTGCAAGTTCAGCAGGTTCTATGGATGATGTCTTTTATAAAAGATATAAAGAAGCTGCAATGCACTCTATGGCAGGTGATAAGAATTATTTCTGTGCAGATATAGATTGTGAAGTAATTCTTCATGCTACTTATAATGGAAAAGTATATCCCGTTCCACTACTTACTCAAGCAAAGATTGATTCAGAAATGAAGATGAATCCAACTAAGGCTACTCGTGAGTATATGAATAAATTTGATTCAGACCTTGGTGATGATATAGCAGTTAAGAAATCACAAGTGCTTAGAAATAGCGTTGTTAGACCGCCAATGCTTGTTAATGATGATAATTCTCTTATGGTCATCTGTTTTGATCCTGCCAAAAAAAGAGATAATAGCTTTGTGTTGGTTGGTAAATTACATAGAGATGATAAGCGTGGTTGGTTATTAGACGTTGTAAATGGTATCAATTTGATTGATAAAGAAACACAAAAACCACTTACTACCCCTGAACAGGTAACAATGCTTCAAGATATCATAGTCAGATATAACGGATACGGTGTTCCTGATTATAAAAATATTCATGGAGTATACATTGACGCAGGTTCTGGTGGTGGAGCGACGCAGATATGTGATCTACTTTTTGATAATTTCTATGAAGCAAAGCATAAAGGCGAAAAAGATTATGAACATCATGGATTGATTGATGCGAATTATGATTATGCTGTTCCATATGTAAAAAGATATCCAGACGCTATTGATATTATTCGTATGCGTGAGCCAGCTAAATATAAGGCAATTATGTATTCACAGTTATGCGAGATGATTGATCAAGACTTGATTAGTTTTACTGCTGAGTATGATTATCATGGAAATCTTACTATGCTTGAAGAAGAAAATGGTGAGGTTGTTGAAAAGAATTATAAATTATCTCTTGAAGAAGAAATTGGTCTTAAACAGCTTGATGCCATGAAGGAAGAATTAACTCACATGTACAAATACAAATCTTCTAATGGAAATATTAGATATGATCTTGCTCCTGGTTTTGAGAACATTCTTCATGATGATAGATCGTACTGTCTCGCTTTAATGGGACACGCCTTATTTACATTAAGAAGTCAAGATCAAGTAAGACAAAGAAGACCACAAGAAGATGCTACAAGTTTCATTAATAAGCTTACAATCCGTAAAGCAAAATACAATTAAGGAGGTGCGTTATCAAATATGCCTAGACCTAAGAAAGTAGATGCAAATTCTAATGCACCTGCTAAAATAAATAATTCACAGAAGAAAACTACTTCTTCTACTCCAAAACAGCCAACCGCAAATGAAATGCGTGAATGGTATGAGAAAAATAAAAGTAGACTTGAACGTTATGAAGACGCAACAAGTGCTATTACAAGTCTTCGAGATATTCAGAAATCATCCAGATATACGTCAATCAGTAACTATTCAAAGGAAGATGTAAAATCATACATAAAGAATATCTCTTCTAATGAAAAGAATCTACGAAGCTTATCTCGTTATCTTTATTATCGTTCAGAAATCTATTATCGTCTTTGTAAATATTATGCAAATCAGATTGATCTTACAATTCGTAATATTGTTCCCCCATTTATAATCTCAGGCGAAAATGATGTACAATCCACATTACAAAAGTATCAAGAAACAGTTAATATAGTTGATACTTTAGGATTAAATTATGAATTTCGTAAAGCTGCGTCTATCACTTTAAGGGAAGATGTATTTTATGGATGTGCTTATTATACAGAAGGACAAGGAATGTTTGTTCTTCCATTAGATCCAGATTATATGAAAATAGCAGGCATGTTTCCTGATGGTTCATTTGCAGGAGCTATGGATATGAGTTATTTCCGTAGTCATCAGGAACTTCTTGAATATTGGGGTGAACCATTCAATAGTATGTGGAATACATATCAGAGTACAAATGAAAAATATCAGCTAATTCCAGAAGAATATAATGTATGTATTAAATTTAGGTCTGAAGACTGGGAAACCATCGTTCCCGTGCTTACACCTATATTTTTATCATTGATTGATCTTATGGACGCTTCTGATTATCAAGCAGTTCAACAGGCGGCTAATATTTATAAATTAGTATGGCTTGAAATGAAGACAATGGGTAAAGATGTAGATGATTGGGCTGTGAATCCAGATATAATGATTCAGTATTTCAATCGTATGCTTGAAGAAGCATTACCGCCTTATATCTCTGCTGCTATTGTTCCTGGTGAATTGCACGAGATAAGTTTTCCAGATGATGCAACTGGCGATGTTACAAAAGTTGAAAAAGCTACAAAAGAAATTCTCAATACGGCTGGTGGTGCTCAGATATTAAATCTAAACTCCGCTTCTAACTCTACTGCTTTTAAATATGGCGTACTTGCAGATTCTACATTTTCTATTTCAACTCTTATTCCACAGATTCAAGCGATTGTAAATCGACTTTTATCTAGTTGGATATCTGAACCTTGTAAAGTTAAATTCTTTGATGTCTCTATTTATCAGAAAGATGACTTTAGAAAATCAATCTTGGAATCATGTACCAATGGATTGCCAAACAAAATTCTTTATAACACACTAAATGGTGTGTCTGAAAAAGATACGTTATCTATGAACTTTTTGGAAGAAGACTGTTTGCAGCTTAGTTCAAAATTCAAGCCACTATCTAGCACTTATACTCAGACAGGTAATGATAAAGGCGGTGGTCAAGAGAAGGATGATTCGGAACTTACAGATGCTGGACTTCGCACGAGAGACGAGGATCTCAATAATAAATAAAGGAGGTGTCTTAATATGAAATACAATTTTATTAAAACATCCGACAAGGAGACAAAGGAAAAACTTCTTAAAGAAGGTTTTAAACTGGTATCTCAAGATGGGAATGTGGCAACATTTTTGAATAACCACCCTCTCACTTTTGAAAATACAAATAATAAAATTCAGCATAGCAATATGCTTACATTCTAACCACTCTCCTACTTTGAGTGGCATATCAACAAAGAAAGGAGGAATAGGTTAAATAATGCCAAAGGTTATTAAAAAGAAAATTTTAACTGAAGATGATTTACTAAAATTCTGTCAAGAGCAGAAATTTGCAAAATTCAGTTCTAAAGATACTGGCTATCAGTTGGCTTTAAAAGTGCCTACTACTTTTGAAATAGACGATACCGTAGACGAAAATCATCGTGGAATGATGCGTCTTAAATTCAGAATTTTTCATACAGGGCTTAACAGAAATAAGAGTTATGTATCAAAGGATGCTGCTGAGAAAGCAATGAATACTATTGCTGACAGACCTGTATTGGCTGCAATCCATCAGCTTGACGATGGCAGTTGGGATTTCGAAGGTCATGAGATGGAAATTGTTAAAGACGAAAAAGGTAAAGAAGAACTGAAATATATTGAATCTCAAGTTGGTTCTTTCTCATCTGAACCTGCATTTTGGGAACATGATGATAACTTAGATAAAGATTATGTATGTGCTTATGCTTATATAAGTGAAGAATACACAAAGGCTTGTGAAATTATTCGTGCAAAACAAGGTTCAAAAAATAGTTGCGAGCTTTTCATTGATGAACTCTCTTACAACGCCAAGGAGAAATATCTTGAATTAAATGATTTCTATGTAAACGCTTCGACTTTGTTGGGAAGTCATGATGATGGTACAGAAATTCAGGAAGGTATGGAAGGTTCTCGTGCTGATATTGCTGATTTCAGTGTAAATAACAATTCAGTTAAATTTGACAAAAATGAAAAATTGATTGAACTCTTAGAAAATCTTAATAAGACACTTTCTAATTTCAATAAAGAACAGACTCCTGTTCAAACACAATCAAAGGAAGGAGGAACAAATAACAAAATGACAAAATTTGAAGAGTTACTTGCCAAATATGGTAAGACTGCTGAAGATGTAACATTCGACTATACAGAAATGTCAGATGAGGAACTTGAAGCAAAATTCGCTGAGATGTTCGATGATGACAATTCAGAAGGAGATAATTCAGGTAACGGAGAATCTGGTGAGCCTTCCAATGATGGAGAAGGTAATGGCGAAGGAGCTTCTGATCCAGATGGGAATGAAGGTGAAAGTCAGACTTTTGAAAAGATTGTTCGTACATATGAGATTTCTCATGAAGATACAAGATATGCACTCTATAATCTGTTAGCACCATATGAAGAGTCAGATAATGATTATTACTATATCTCAAATGTATTTGATTCTTATTTTGTATACGAGGGTTGGTGTACTGACAAAATTTACCGACAGAACTATACAAAAGATGGAGATAATGTTTCATTTGATGGTGAGCGTATAGAATTATTCCGTGAGCTTTTGACAGCAAGTGAGAAAGCTGAACTTGAATCCATGCGTTCTAATTACGCTGCCCTTAAGGAGTTTAAAGAGACAGCAGAAAAGAATGAACTTCATGCACAAAAAGAAGCTATTATCAATGCTGATAACTATTCTGTTCTTACAGAGAAAGATTCAGAAGGAAATTATGTAAATACTGATTTCGCTGAATTAGTAAAGACTATGGATAATTATTCCGTAGAAGACTTTGAAACAAAAGTAAAGGTTATGCATTCAGATTATATGTCTGCACATGCGAACTTCTCTTCTGTTGACACAAAGAAAAACACAAATTCGGTTAAGATACTTACAAATATGAATAAGAAATCAAAGCCTAAGAAAAACTACGGCAACTTATTTGATTAAAAAACTGAATATAACTTCATTTCATATAGAACGCTTTATGCGTTCTTTTTTATTGCAAAAAAAAACAAAATTTAAGGAGGAAAACATAATGGCTATTAAATATGCTGCTACAAAATTTCCACAGATGGAAATTGGTAATTTACTTGCTCAGGATTATGGCGAGCACATTTTATCTGTAAAGATTACAGAAGATACACCTAATGGATATCATTTCAAACCAGGTAAGATGACTTCTCTTGATAATTGGGAGATGGAAGCTGCAACTGAAATTGATGCTTATATCGCAATGAAAGATGCGTCAGGAAGATACCTTGTTGTAATTAGAGATCCAAAGGGGGTTGGTGTTATCTATCAGAAACCTCTCAACAATGTCGAGAGTCCTCGTTCACTCGCACTTGCTTCTAATTTCTATAACGATCCAGCAGACGGTGCAGTTCGTGGATACATGCTTCATTCACAGGATCGTTATTGGCTTACAGAAGATAATTTTGATGGCTCACCTACAGTTGGAGCTGAAATCACAACGATTTCTAGTGGAAAATTAAAAATTGGTGCGTAATAGAAAGGAGGATATAGAATAATGATGAGATTTAGTACAGAACATTTAAGAAAAGTTTTTGAAGATGCTGATAAGTATGAAAATTTTAAGAAGCTTACATATAACTTAAATCACGGAATTGATATTTATGAGTACGATGATGACGGAAACCAGAGAAAGGTTTCTAAACATGAAGCAAATAAGGCAATCCGTAAAATTATTATGGAGGTATGCGACCTTACTGAAGAGGATCTTAGATCCAATAAGAGACGTGAAAGAGCCTTAGAGCTTCATCACACAGAAGTATATGAGTTACTTGAGTCTGATATTGATTTTAAGGTAGATACAGCATTCAAGGAATCTGAGTGGTTTAATGATTTTGTAGATATGAGAAATGTTAAACTTGGCGACGAGGAAGAGTTTTGGTCAAGAGAAAAGGTTATGCTTGCTGTTGCTGAAATTAGTGGTGACCACCATGATCTGACTTTACAGTACTTAGATGAAGGTATAGCACACAAGATTCATACTAAGAAGTATGGTGTAAAGATTGGTAAGGATATTGATCTTATTTTACTTGGACGTATTGATTTTACTGAGCTGACAGATAAGATTGCAGAAGCGTTTGTATATAAAGTTCAGGAACTTTGCTATACAGGAATTTATGGTGCTGCAACTAAGTTACCTAACAACTCTCAGTTTGTAAAAACAGGTGCTTTATCTGCTTCTACTAAGGACAAGTTTGATACACTTCTTGAGGATGTTGGAACTGCTAATAGTGCAGAAGTTGTTATTATGGGTACAAAGACTGCATTGAAGAAACTTAATGGTCTTACAGAAGTTGATTGGAGAAGTTTGTCTCAGAAAGAGGATGTTGCAAAGACTGGTCGCCTCGGTACATACGAAGGAACAGAACTTATTGAGATTCCTCAGAGATTTGCTTTCAATGATGTAACAAAGAGACTTATTGACGATAAGAGACTTCTTATCTTTGCAAAGAATCAGGAACAGTTCGTGTGGTTTACAGATAAGGGTGAAACTCAGATTCATGAGTCTGGTACTCAGAAGGGTGAACACGCTGATGACTTCCAGAAATATGAAGTTCAGAGAGAAATGGGTGTTGAGGTAGTATTACCACAGTACTTTGGTCAGTGGACTCTTGAATAGTAAATAAGGTTGAGTGGTTAGTTTATCTAGCCACTCTTTTTTATATTGGATAGAAAGGAAAAATAAATGGCATATACAAAAAAGACCACCACAAAAGCAATAGAAAATACTAATACTGATGTGGCTGAAAAGAAATCAGAAAAAAAGAAGTTTGAGCCAACAGAAATGATTCCATGTGTGTCTCTTACCGCAGGAGAATTATTTTATGTTGGACTTAAATCAGATACTTTATATACATTTGCAGATATTGATGACGTTCAGGAAATTGAATTTAGAGATTTGGATTATGCAGCAAGGAAGGGTGACAAGATGATGTTTAAACCTCGTTTTGTTGTACAGGATGCGGATTTTATCGCATTACATCCAGAACTTGATGATTTATATTCTACTCTTCACTCGACAAATGATTTAAGAGATATTTTAAAGATGACTCCTTCGCAAATGGAAAAAGCAATCTATTCTCTTCCAATTGGAGCACAGGAAGCATTAAAAACTATTGCAACAAGTATGGTTGATGACGGAACACTTGATTCTGTTAAGAGAATTCAGACGCTTGATTCTATTTTTGGAACAGAGTTACTTTTAAAATTGAATATGTAGTAAAGGAGGCTCACAATGACGCTTCCATATGAAACAATTTTTTCACGAACAAGAGGACGTATTTCAGATATGAAAGAACTTTCTCTTGACGAAAACGATCTTAATGAAACATGGACTGAACGCTTACACATGGTTGCAGGTGATGAACGAGTTATTAGGAAATTCGCTTCATTTAATATGGATGACGGAATGGAACAGATTGAATTTGAGATGCAATATCCTGTTAGCGATTTTGCAGATAAGGAATATGTTATAGGATTGTTCACTCTTGGAATGACAATTGAATGGTTAAAACCACAGGTTGACTCTGCAAAATTTACTGCTAGAGTCTTAGGAACAAAAGAAGAAAAAAACATGCAGAATCCATATAAAGATATGCAAAGTAGATTAGATACATTACAGCATGAATTTAGTAGAAAACTTGCAAGTCATGGATATATTAATAATTCATATGTGCGAGGTGAATAACTATGGAATATATATATGGTTCGTTCACTAAAAGGCAAATTAAAGAAGCTGCACATGCAATGCACAACGATGTCCATAAGTTATTACTTTATAAGGATAATCAAATAGAAGAAAAAATATTTGAGAATGATGAAGCTTTTCTTATATTTTTCCACAATGTTATGTTTAAATTTAGTGGAACAAAGACTCTATTTAATAACAATGGAATTATGGTCACACTAATGGCTACTTTGCAAGCCGCTTATGACGAAGTTACATCCGATGAGTTTGATTACATGACATTTCGTAGGGCTATTTTAGATAGTCACAATTACATTAAGCAGATGTTTGAAGGAGGTGTTGGTGATGCCAAGCTTACAGACAGCACGGCGAATCGCTAACGCCAAAACAAATAATGCGAAAACTTTAGGTCAGATTTATAAAGAAGAATCTGATTTTTTGATGGAAGAAACTTGGGATAACAGTATTACTTCCACGACCTGTTACATTTATGACCATTTTCATGATGACTTCTTCACAGACGAACATGGAATCACACGTTCACTTGCTGAAGGTATGACTTATGAAAATACCAATAAGACAAAAATTGATGCAAAGTTTATTATCAAATCTTATCAGTCAATGGATAAAGATCAAGTAGAATACTATCTTATGTTTCGTCCAAGTCAGCCTGTAAGATTCAATGAAGGTGATGATCTTTATTATTATGAGACTGATTTTAGGAAACGCTATTCTGCGACATTTCCGATAGGACTCTGGGTGGATTTACCTGACGATAGAGGGGTATATCATAAATGGTTAATTTGTAGAAATGAACCTGCAAATCAATTCCCAAAGTATCTGATTTTGCCAGCCAACTATGAACTTATGTGGGTGGAAAAAAATAATGAAAAACGTATCAAGCGTAGAATGTGGTGTGTTTTAAGACAACAAATGTCTTACACATCAGGGGTTTATACTGACCGTGTATTTGGGCATACGGATAACCAAAATAAGTTGATACTGCCGATGAATTCTATCACAGAAAAATTCTGGTATACGGACGATGATTCAAAGAATATGCGAGTAATTGTTAGTGCTTTGATGGAGAATCCTACGGTGTGGAAAATTACAAAATGTGAATCGGCTTCTCCACTTGGGCTACAAAAACTTACATTGTACACCAATTTCTTTAACGAGCATACTGATTATGTCAATTTTGAAACAGGCGAAATGTATGCAAACTATTTCGATTCAGAAATCGCCCCAACAGATCCATCTACTCCAACCACTCCCCCATCTTCTATCACAACAAGAATTTCAGCGTCCACCTCAACAATCAAGGTCGGTGGCTCTTATAAAAATCTTACAGTAAATCTATTCAATGATTCCAATGAAGATATTACAACTGAATATGCTGATGCAACCTTTACATGGACTTGCTCTATTGATAATGAAGATTGGACAGATAAAGTATCATGGCGAGCTGGTACAGAGTACAACCAAAAGAAAGTAAAGTTTACTAGTGATTCTTCTACTATTGGCAAAATATTGTCTGTTAAATGCACTATTGAAAAAGATGGTGTAATAATTGAATCTGAAACTCTTGCGTTGGAATTAGCAGATTAGGAGGTGAAAATAACGGAAAAGATAATTACAAAAATTGATCTATTAAATAAAATTAAAGAGTATAAATCAGCTCCTGATGATGAAAACATTCAATATAAGAAGAAAATTGAAAAAGCTTTATTAACTCGTCCAGACTTATTATATGCCCTCAATGAAAAAAGTTTAGAAACGGAACTTTTTGATGATGATGGCAATGTAAACTGGGAGTGGAATAATGAAATAGGTGAATATGAGCCATTAGGCGAATGGGAACGGTACTTTGGTAGTAATTCAAACATTCGTCCTTTTTTATTTATTCCTGACACTCAGACAGAAGTAAAACACTATATATGTTATCAAGTAGCGTTTGACGAAATGCCTCGTTATCAAGATACATTAAAGTACACAAATATTACATTTACAATATTTGTTCACGGTAATGACAGGTATGATAAACTTACAGGTATTCCACGCCATGATTTAATCGCTTCTATTATAAGAGAACGATTCAACTGGTCTAATATCTTTGGTATGCAGACTCATCTCATATCTTCTAAAGAATCCACAACAGATAATAACTATCTCGTTCGTACTCTTGTATTCCAAGTTGTTGATACTAATGGAATTCACAAAACAATTGATGGTAAAACTTCTATCACCAATTATGGAGTTAGGCGGTGATTAAATGGATGTATTAGAAACGCTAGACAATCTACAAAATGCCGCAGAACAAGATTCTGAGAAAAATAAATCTAATAATAAAAAATCAGAATATCATTTTGATAAATTAAGAATGTATTTTGGTGAAGATTATACCATAAATAATATTACAATTTCTGTACCAACAATCGGAGATATTCTTGAAGTTGGGGAAACTAGATTTTATCAATCTTTATCACCTTTTCTCAATAACCCAACATCAATTAGGGTTTTCTTATATGATACTTTTCACAAGGATTGGAACAAAACCAAAGACATTGAAGTATTTTATATAATGTATCAACTTGTACAAGATAAAGAACCACTAAATTTAATTTTTAAAGATTTTAATTTTGATGGATTTGTGTTAACTCCCGCAAAGAAAAATAAACAAGATACAGAATATGACCACTTGGCGCTATTTAACGAAGATAAGAACATCCTTATTTATGATGATGAATATTTAGAGATTGCGGAATATATTCGTACAATGATGAATGTTCATCCGAAAACAGAAAAGGCAAAAGGTAAAACCACAAAGCATTGGATGTTACAAGAAGATAGAATGAAGGTACAACAGAGCGAAGACAAGAAAGGATCTTCCACTCTCTTACCTCTTGTATCTGCTTGCATAAATCATCCTGGCTTTAAATACAAGTTGGATGATTTAAAACAAGTTAATATATGTCAGTTCATGGACTCTGTACAAAGAATACAGAAATATGAACAGGGCGTTGCAGCTATGCATGGTATTTATGGCGGCATGGTTAGTGCAAAAGATATCCCAAATGACTTAATTAATTTTATGAGTGATTTATAATCGCTCATTTTTTATTGCATAAAAATAACAAATTTTAAAGGAGGAAAATTAATATGGCATTTAAATTAGGTGACGTAATCGTTGATAGACTTCAGTTTGGTTACGGTGCAAAAGCAAACGGTACACCTCTGTATGCTTTAACTCAGCTTACAGAAGCCAATATTGATATTACAGCAGATTCTACTGATATCAATGATAAGGATGGAAACCTTGTATATAGAAAATATACGGGTAAAAAAGGCGAGGTAACTGCAACTAATGCATTTCTTAATCTTGCAGTTGTCGAAGCTATCTCAGCCACAGATGCAGAGATTGCAACAGAAGACAAAGGTATTGTTATGCCGATGATTCAGCTTGTAAAGGCAGGTGAAACACTTGATATTACTGGTTATGTAGATGGTTCTGTTGTCGTAAACTCTCTATCCCCAAAAGGTTCTATGGGTAAAGAATTATATACAAAAGGTACTTCTGCTACTGCAACAGAATTTGCTATTGTACATACAGATGCATCTGGTGAACCTGACAATACACCTGCGAGCGATGTATTAACTCCACCAACAGCAGATGGAGAGACACAGTACATCGTTAAATACAAGAAGACAATTCATAGCGGTGCTAAGATTACCAACTCTGGTAAGAAATTCCCGAAAGCGCATGAGTTATTTTTCAAGGCATTAGTTGTTGATAAATGTGATACAGAAACTCTTAGAGCTGCAATCATTCACATTCCATCATTTATGCCAAGTCCAGAGTTTACTCTTGCACTTCAGGGCGGTGATTCTCAGACAATGGATTACAAAGGAGCTATGATGCTTAACGCATGTTCTACAGATTCTGAACTTTTCTCTATTTACTACATTGATGAAGAAGAGGAAGATATCTAAATAAGATTGCTTGGGCAGTTTAATCACTGCCCTCTTATAAGGAGGATTAATGGCTAATAAAGATTTGAGAACCTGTATGTTATGCCGAAAAAAATACAGTTTTTGCCCAGTATGTAATCCAGAAGACAAAAGTAAACCAACATGGTACTTTTGTTGGTGTAGTGATAATTGTCACGAAATTGATAGAATTGCTTCTGCGTATGAAGATGGACGAATAACTGATATTGAAGCAAAAGAGAAACTGTCCAAACTTGATTTATCAAAAAAGGATAATTTTGGAGAGAGTTATCAGAAATCTATTGCTTCAATTATGAAGGCGCAGGTAAAGAAAACTATAAATAAAAAAGAAAAGAAAACAGATAATGAATCTGTTAAAAATGATATTGTTGCGGAAGTCGAGGAAAAGACTGATGGTAATGTTGAATAGTGATTTTGAAAAATATAAATAGGGAACATAATTACTATTCAACGGTTTTATGTTCCCTATTTTTTACGTTATATGAGGAATAGAAGGAATGACTATAGAAAGCAATTTAAAACCAAGGAGTTATAACGAAAAAGAAATTATCCGTATATATAACAGAGATCAGCAAACATTCTATATTGATTCTGGTATATATCCTATTGATTTATATCCAAGTTATAGTCCTAAAAATGATAGAAAAATTATTGTAATGATTTTTCTTAAAAATGATACTAAAGAAGTATATATGAAATGGAAAAATTATGAATAAATAGGTTACTCAAGACAATGAGCATAAAAGTAGATGTCATACCTGTGAGTGAACAATTACGTAATCAATAGTCAGGTCGCTACTACTCTCCTATGGAAAGGAAAATTTATGAACAAAATCAACTGGAAAGTTCGTTTTAACAAAGAGAATATTTTATTTATTGCACAGGTTATTATTTCTGTTGTAGTTCCAATTCTTACATATTTCGGATTACAGGCATCCGACTTAACAACTTGGTCAAAGGTGTGGGAAACGTTTGTACAGGCAGTAAGTAATCCATATGTCGTTGTAATGGCGTTAGTATCTTTATTTAATGCAATTACTGATCCTACGACTAGAGGTATTGGAGATTCTACTACTGCTCTTACTTATAAAAATCCAAAGGAATAATTTTGAAAGGAGGAGTTTGTTATGGCTGTATTATGTGCATGGGCTTCTGCAAACGAATATGGTAAAACAACCGGAGGTAAAGCCGGTGATCAGACTGGCAAAGAAGTCAAATGTGGAAATATTTATAATTTTGGTCAGACAAGAGTTTATAGATGTGCCGATAGAAAATACGCAGTTAAGATTGGTGCGGCTGCCAAAGCTATTGCATTAAATAACAATTTTGGTTATTGTCAGGAACACAGGACTACATCGTATAACGCATTAAAAAACGTTAATTGGATTGTAGCAAATGTAAAGACACCTGTGGAAATTGATTGTTCCGAATTAGCAGCATGTGCTGTAAATGTTGCATATGGAAAACCTGTCATTTCTTCTGCTGTATATTCTGGCAACATTGGTGGTGCTTTAGTAGGAAGTGGATTATTTAAAGAATTAAAAGCATCAAAATATCTTGGTAAATCAGAGTATATCGAATGTGGTGATATTATTGTTGCACCTGGCAAACATGTAATTGTTGCATATACAGATGGTTCTAAAACATCTCAGAATACAATTATCACAACTATCCAGAGTGTCACATCTGGAAATAAATTAGTAAAACGTGGTCAACGTGAAGCTATTAAATTCACAGGTGTAAAAATTGTTACCGATGGTTTAGTTGGTGGAGAAACAAATATGATGAAAGTAAGAGTATTGCAACACGCCATCAACTTAGATTATAAAGCAGGTCTTGTTGAAGATGGTAAACTTGGTTCTGCAACTAGGAAAGCACTTGGCTCTCATTATGTTAAAAAAGGAGAAACACAGAATATGGTTACTGCGCTTGAGATATTATTATATCTTAATGGTTTTGATCCAAATGGAGTTGAATATCCAGGTACATATGGAAATGGTCTTGTCACTGCTTCAAAGAAAAAATTCGGAGATGATGGATTAAAGGTTACTGCATCTGAATTCATTCAGTTATTATAAAGATTGGAGGAATTTGTATGTATGGAAGCAATAGAAAATTTAGCGCAAATTAATTATGTGTTGGTAATTTTAGGATTTTTTGCAATTTTGTTTGGGGCGAAAGAAATTATTGAAATTATATCGTATTTTAAAAATAGATTCCGCATTAAAACTGGTGCAGAAGAAGATAAAGAAACCATTGACAAAAGAATAGCCATATTGGAAAAACATGATAATTGGCAATACAAAGAAATTACTAAAATGTCCAAAGGTATAGAGAATATTGAATCTGAGTTATTAGATAATAACCTAGAAAGAAAGCGAAAATATATTTTAGATTTTTGTTCTTCCATCTCTAATGGTCAGAAACAGAATAAGGAAGCTTTTAATAATGTATTCAAAACATACAAGAATTATGAAAAGCTTTTAAGCGATCATAATATGGAGAATGGTCAAGCAGAAGAAAGTATGAAATTCATTTCTGAAAAATACCAAGAGTATTTAAGGAATGATAATTTTTAGTGTCAACAATTCTAGCATATCAAATAAATTATCAATTCAACTTATAAGTTTCTTTTATATTATATGCATAATAAAAATAGTTCTATACATACTAAATACATGAAGAACAAAGTTGGAGAATACAGATATAAACATAATATGTCTATTGCGGAATTAGCAGAACGAAGTGGTATGTCTACTACTGCTATTTCCAATTTGGAAAATGAATATACTTCTGATATTCTTTTGTCCAACGCAGTTTCTCTATCACATGTATTACAAGTGGATTTGTATGAACTATTTTGTATTAAGCGATAGGAGGAATTGCTTATGAGAACATATTTTAATTTGATATGTGAAGAAGTTGAAGCAACTGGTGGGAAAGTAATTCATATTGACAAGAATGCAGGTGATATGGAAGAAGTACACAAAATAGTTTGTGAACACATTGAAAAATATCCCAACGCCAAGTGGGAACTTTATCCTATGATTATTAATAATTAACCAAGTACATATGACAATTGAATATAAGAATTATGAAAGAGCGGATTCATTTGGATTCGCTCTTTTGTTATGTAAAGGAGAAAATGATATACAAGAATTAAAATTAACATCTCCTATCGCACCTTCAGTCAACCACTATTTAGGTTGGAGAGCTATTTTAAAAAATGGGAAGCCAATGGCGGTAGGATATAAAAAACCAGAAGCAATTAAATATCAGAAAGAATTCGCAAAATATGTAAAGACAGAAGCAAAAAAACAAAACTGGATTAAATCGGATGACAAATCACAGCACTATTATATGGATTGTATCTTCTATTTTGACAGAGTAGACAAAGATGCCAATAATAGTTTCAAGTGTCTTGCCGATGCGATTACAGACAGCGAATCAGTGTGGATTGATGACACTCAGTTATGTGAACGTGTACAAGGGATTTATTATGATTCAGAAAATCCACGAATAGAAATTACAATACGACCTGTTGACTACATTGGAGTTTTTGACAATGCTTCACAGTTTGATGAATTTAAATCTCACTGCATCGGATGTAAAAGATACAAACGAAATTGTAGTCTTCTAAAGAAAGCTATAGAAGGTCGAATTCAAAAAGAAATACATAATGGAGAATGTGAAAAATTCTCGCCAATAAATGATTAAAGGAGAAAAAGGAATATGAAACTTTTAGAGTTTGTAGAAAAGTATAACAACATGGCAAATAACACATTAAGGGAACAGTTATTAAGTAAAATCAAAATCACCCCTTATGTATCATTCATTAAGAAAGAAGTTTACGCACAGTTGATTGTAGATAAGACAACATTTGAACAGGAAGCTTATGATGATAACGGAGTAACAAAGTATCGTAAAACAGATAAGATTAGAGTAAATTCTGTTGCTCAATATGTGCAGTTTTGTCGTGCCGTGATTGAATTATATACCGATCTTGAGATTGACGAGGATGATAAAGGCTTTATTAATGGATATGATGCACTCAAATCATCTGGCTTACTTGATATTTTAATGGTTGGTTCTGATAAAGATGATCCGCTTATTCCTATGAGTGAGTTAAGTGAGTTTAAGACCATTTTAACAATGAAACAGTCAGATACTCAGTTTAATGAGACAACCACTCAGGCGTTTATTAGCAAACAGATTGGAAGAATCTCTGATCTGGCAAATGCTACTCTCACACCACTTGTTGATGTTGTGAATAAGAAACTTGATAGTTTATCCAATGATGAGTTGAGAAAGATTCTTGATGATTATAAACTTAAAACTACTGAAAATTTTAAAGAGGTATAGAAATTCAAATTTCCTTGGAGGATTTATATGATAAGTGGAATATTATACGGACTTCTATGTGGATGGATTCTTACATTATTCAATGTAGATAATATCTGTATAGAAGTTCTACAACCGATTGTTCCTTTTGTATTAACTACAGCTCATTATTATTTTGTGTTTGAAGTTGTAGGGTTAATATACGGAATTATACATAATGATTAAATATTAGGCTCTATACGTGTCAAAGCGTATAGGGCTTTTCTTATGGAGAGTGGTTATACTGCCCTCCTATTTTAGTGAATAAATAGTGAAATTATAGTGAAAATTTGGGAGGTGATGAAATTGAGAAAAGGTGATTTAACATCAATGATTATGGCAGATGTTAAGAAAAAAGAAAGCCAGTTGGCAAAAGAAATTGTTCCAGAAATAAACAAACAATTTAAGTTCTCCCTGTATGATTCGTTAGTTGAATGGTATAGAGATTATAATCCGAGTATGTATGAACGAACAAATAATTTTTTGTGCATATATGAAACCGCTAAAACTACAAGTAACGGAAATATTTTAATGATGCAAGTCGATTCTTCTATGATGAATTATTATCCAGGATTTGAAATACCTCCATATCCAACATATGAAAGACACGCTTTGTCACCAAAAACAGCTTTTGATTTTATGTTTATAAGCGGAATGCATGGTTACGGTCGATGGATGATGAAACAAAGTGTGCCACCATTTTTTAATGTTGAACAATCTATTAATAACGGTTTTAACGGAATGGTGCAAAAAATTATAAATGACAAATTAAGAAAAATACTTAGATAAAGGAGGTAGATAAATATGTCAGGAATGGCAACATGGAAAGCCAAAATTGAATTAGATATAAAGGATTTACAAAAACAGCTCATTGACGCAGATGAAAAGTTTGACAAGTTTGCCAATGAAGATCGAAAAGTAAAATTAGATATAGACACAAAAACATTAGAAAGTGCTATTCAGAAACTTAATAAAATGCTTGACTCTCTTAGCAAAGGAACAGGTGATTTTAAACAGTTTGAGAATTTATCAAAAGAGTTATCAAGTATTGTATCAGAAGTACAAAATTTAAGTAAAGCTTTTGGCAAAGTAGATGATTCTGGTGCTAAAACACTACTCTCTTCTATCCAGAACATTGATAAGTCACTTTCTGAACTGAGTCAGAATATTCTCAATGTTAATAAAAACATGAACAATATGGGTGGCAATACGAGCGGTGCTGTCAAACAGGTGGAGAATATTGGTAATGCATATCAAAATGCTGCAAAAGAAGCTGAGAAATTGGCTGACGCACAAAGTAAACTTGGACAGAAAACGAATATTTCATCTGGAATGAAAGACACATTTCCTAAGACTTCTGAAAACTTAGAACAGGTTGCACAATCTGAACAAAAAGTACAGCAAGAAGCAATGGCAATCCAGTCAAAATGGGAACAAGCCGAAAAAGCAATTCAGAATTACATGAATGCTGTTACAAAACTTAATAACCTTAAAGCCTCTGATAAAAGCACTGGTAAGAAGTCATATGAAATCGCAGGACAAATTGAGGAAATTGAGAAGTTAAAAAAAGAAGCTTATGATGCAAGACAAGTTTTATCTTCTATGATAAATCCTCAGAATGTAGATACAGATACATGGAAAAGATATGTTGACGTGATAAATCGGCTCGATCAGGCATCAAATGGATCGGCTGAATCGGTTAATAGATTAAAAGACTCTTTAAAAAATACTCTAAATTCAGAGTTGAATTCTTTGCAAAATTCTATTGATAAATATCAAAATATCATTACTCAAGCACAAACATATCCGTCCGATTTTCACCCAAGTACAGAATACAATACAAAACTTGCAAATTTAGATAATGCAAATAATGCACTTAAAGACTATAAAGCTTCATTGCAAGGTGTTACTGAACTTACAAAAGAACAACAAAATCAGATTAACAGATTAACACAGAATTGCGAAAAAGCTGCTACAGAATTCAAGAATCTTTCTGCTGCTGAAAAAGGTACAATTAAAGTCGGTGTTGAGAAAGCTATTCAGAGAATCAATAAAGATTTAGCAGAGAATACAAAATATTCTGCGGAAGCCAAAGCTGGTCTTAACGCATTGTTAGAACAATTAAAATCTGGTGATCCAAGTATCAATTTAAGAAAAATCACAGAAGAAATTATTAAAATTGAAAATGCTGAAATTGCTGCTGGTCGTGCTGGAAAATCTCTTTGGGATATTTTTAAAACAAAGTCTACATACGGTTTCATTGGTCAGATGCAAAGCTATTTGAGTATGTATGTTGGATTCTATGGGATGATAAACGGAGTTAAAAAAGCCGTTTCTACTATTATAGAACTTGATACTGCTTTAGTTGACTTAAAGAAAACTACAGCGATGAATGAGAATCAGCTTGAGAATTTTTATTATGATTCTAATAACGTAGCAAAACAGATGGGTGTTACTACAAAAGAAATTATTGATCAGGCAAGTGCATGGTCTAGGCTAGGATACAATACTGCTGAAGCTTCTACAGAAATGGCAAAACTTAGTTCTCAGTTTGCTTCTATTTCTCCTGGTATGAGTGTTGATGAAAGTCAGAGTGGCTTGGTCAGCATTATGAAGGCGTGGTCAATAAATCCAGATCAAGTAAAATCTGAAATTATGGATCCTATAAATAAGCTGGGTAAAATTATTGCCCAAACATACAGTAATGTATGGTGCTATAAAAATATAGCATAGTAGATAACTATATCGGTTAAAGTCCTGAGAAGGATGAGACCGAGCAAAGACTTGATGATTATTCACTTTATAGGAGGTGAATAATATGATTATATATAGATGTTTATTGCCCAATGGCAAGAGCTATATAGGACAAACACATAGAGAATTAAAAGAACGAATAAATGAACATATAAGAAAATCTAAAATAAAAACAGAAATTAGTTACAATTATCCATTTTATAGAGCGATACGAAAATATGGTGTTGATAATTTAAAATGGAGTATAATTGATTGTGCAGATACATCAGAAGAATTAAATGAAAAAGAAAAATATTGGATTTCTTATTATGATACATATATATTAAATAAAAAAGGATATAATCAAACAATTGGTGGCGAAGGGCAAAATGGATTAATTCATTCTAAAGAGTCTATAAATAAAATTCGTTTATCAGAACTTGGTGAAAATAACACAAATGCAAAATTAACAAAAGAACAAGTTTTGAAAATTGTTGATTTATCAAAACAAAATAAATATTCTCAAGTAGAACTATCTAAAATGTTTGATACCTCAGAAGGAACAATAAGTAGAATTTTATCTGGATTGAGATGGAGTTCTGTTACAGGTATAAAATATAATAAAGATAGTTCTTTTTGTTGTGAGTAATTATCAAGAATGCGTAGAGACTACAGTGGTTTATATTGTGATAAAAAGCGTATTTACCGAAGTTATCCACCCTACTTTAATAAATAAGAGGGTGTAATATATAGTCCGATCTCACGCTATAATCTAATAATGAAACGTGAGACATAGCCAGAAATGACTATGCGCCATATAATTATGGTCAGTACCATTAAAAATGGGAAAGTAACAGATTGAACACAATGGCTTTATCTAACCAAGATATTGTTGAAGGTATGGAACGTTCTGCCGCCGCCCTTGCCGCTGTAGGAACATCAGTGCAAGATGGTTTAGCAATGTTTTCAGGTATACAAGAGGTATTGCAAAATGCGGAAAAAAGCGGTACAGCCCTTCGTAGTGTTGCACTTCGTGTTCGTTCATTTGACGAATCGACAGAAGAATACTCGGAAGATTTAGCCAATATAACAGGAGAATTAATTGATCTTACTAAAACAGCAGAACACGCACAAGGTATATCTATCTTTAAAGAAGGTTCTACTACAGAATTTAAAGATTTAACTGATTACTTTGGTGAAATTGCTGACATCTGGGATGAAATGTCACAGAAACAACAAAATGATTTCCTTCTTAAAGCTTTTGGTCGTACACAGGCTCAGGCTGGTGCTGCTCTTATTCAGAACTATAAAGGTGTTACTAAGGCTCTTGATAAAATGGAACAAAGTGCAGGATCAAGCGACAAGGAAATGGAAACTATTGAGCATTCTTTAGAATACCGTATCAACGCACTCAAGGAAACTTGGGTTGGTGCAATTCAGCAAATGGTCGATCGTGGAGATCTAGGTACTATTGTTGATGGTTTAACTAAATTGTCTGAAGGAATTGGTTTTGTAACAAGTAATCTTGGTTTGCTTAAAACGGCTGCGCTAGGAATTACAGGCGTATTAGCTTTTAAAAATGTCGGTAGGGATAAAATGTATTCCCTCAGTTTTTGAATATGCCGACAACATACATAATTTACTCTGAATACAGAGGTTTAAAGTATGTTATCCGTGAGATACACGGTGATAAATAAATAATAGGGACAATAATCGGGAACTGCGTACAACGGTCTGGTAATGCAGACGTATCACCACTCTCCTATTATGGCGACATAATTAGGTTCGTAAAAGCGTGACGCTCAAAGAATCCGATGGGATAGATCTCTTAGAGATAAGCCCTCACAGTAGCGACAACTCCTACAGTAAGTTATATGCAACGATGCTTACTGAATATGCGCTCGATACTACCTGACACAACAGGGCAATCTGTGATGGATTGTAAAATGCAGAAACTTATCTTCTGTTGTTTGAACACATCGTTCCTATGTGTATTGATAAGATGGAACAAAAAAAAGAGAATAAATAAAATAGGAACTGCTCTACTCAGTCCCTAAATCATTTCGCTAATGCAAATCAACCTCTAATGAAGCATCTTTGCATTGAGCTTTTGCATGTACATCTTTATATTTTGTAACTTTATTTACTATGTATCGGATTAGCCAGAAGAGAGCCAACACAGCTTTATACGAAAGCCATGCTATGAATCCAAGCAGAGTACATATCATAAAGAAAGCGACTACATTATATAAAGAGTCACACTCAACAGCATATTTAATTATATCCATGATAGTCACCTCCAATTATGTCTATTGTTTTCAATATCGTACTAATTGGTTGGTGACTGTTTGAGGATCACCGTTAAAAATGGAAGTGACTATACTTCAATAACGCTGTAAGTGTATTATACATCATATTGGAATATTCTGGTAGAGAGAACATATATTCCAAGAAATCTCGATTTCAATCGAGTAAAAACAGAGAATAAATATATGACAACATAAAAATAACACCGCATTACACGATGTTATCTTTACTACATTGTTGGTGTGTACAATGTAAGTGAAAAATTATATAGCGGAATACGAAAGTATCCGTTCGCAGTATAACACACAGTCTCTATAATTGAAAGTAGTTTATAGATATTTTGTAAAATAAATAAAATAGAGGACAGTCGTGATGACCTGCCCTCAATTAAGGAATAAAAGGAAATAAATGACAAATACAGAAATAGAATTATTTACGAAAGATTTTTCTAGTCTTGGTGAACATTTGTGATAAAGACTTGGTTTGTGAGTCCGTATAGTCTTTGCACTTATTAACAGTATAACACTTTCCAATTGTATCAACTATGACACAAAGTAAATGGCAAGCATATACTAAAAGTCCACCACTTACAAGTATTTTAAATACTTCCAATTCTACCCTCCCTTCTTTGTAGTATTTCTTAAAGTTGGGAAATGTATTGCTCAGAACGAGCTGAATTTATTTCCGATATGAATCGTGCCAAACTACAAATATGGCACTTCGTATGGTAAATACCGAGCATTCTGTCGTGCTATTGACCTGAGATACGATGGCTCAAATACAGTTTGCTTGGTATTATATTACCATATACTTCCAACTTCATAAATCCAGAACATAGGTTTTGTCGATTTATGAAATACGAAATTTAATCAAAATTTTTCAAAAAACTTTACAAAAAATTCCAACTGTGTTATCTTCAAAATAGTAAAATTTTTCATTTTTTGAAGGAGGTAACATAATGGATTATACAGCAAAAACTCGTTCTTTACAGTCGCTTGTAAAGGATATGAATAAAGGTACAATTAATCTTTCTCATAAATTACAGCGACCAGAGGGACAGTGGAATCGTAAGCAACGTACAGATTTAATTGATTCATTGCTTCGTCACTATCCAATTAATCCTACTTATGGTATCGTAGAGGAAGATGGGACATTATCAATTATTGATGGCGTACAGCGTCTTTCTACTATAAGAGATTATATTGGTAATGTATTTGCATTATCGAAAGATATGGGTACTATTATTGTTAATGGTGAAGAAAAGGATTTGTCTGGTTTAAAATTTGATAAACTCGATGAAGATACTCAGGATGAAATTTTAAAATCAGAATTACAAATTTATAGAATGACAGATTGCACTGAAACAGATATTCGTGAGCTTTTCCGCAGACAGAATGCAGGAAAACCATTGTCAAACAAGCTCATGCGTGTAGTGCATGAATCAGATGAGTTCAGTGAAAAGGTCTACTCTCTCGCTAATCATCCATTTATGGATAAAATTATGTCAAAGACACAGCGAAAGAATGGAACAGACAGAGATATAATTATCCAAGCCATGATGCTTATATCTTCTAATCAGGAACAGGAATTTACATCTTTTAGAACAAAAGATATTGATGCTTATGTAACTGATTATGCAGATAAGTTTCTTGATAGAGCTGACACATTAAAAGAAGCTATGGATAGATTTAACGAATCATTTGATGGTGAAGTAAAAATTCCATCCACAAGTATCCCACAAATTTTATATAGTGGTTATAGAATCGTTAAAGACAAGAAATCATTCTCTCGTCTTGCAGAGAAGGTATCTGAGTTTATTGCAACATATGATTCTAACGAAGAATATAAACAATATGTTCAGAGTGGTACAGGTAGCAAAGAGAATGTTAAGGGACGCTTCGATTATTGGCGTGGAATTGTAAAAACATTACAGTAACAGATTTAAAGAGTAGTCGGTTGGCTACTCTTTAAATTCTTTGTACAATTTTCTTACAATATCGTCTGTTCCTTGTTTACTCTGTTGTTCTAATGAAATCCATTGAACCGAATTATTATAAATCATATTCAAAATATGTTTCTTCATTGTCTCTTCTGAATTTAACAAATGTCCTGAATATGCTTTAATAAATGATTGCGCATTGAATTTTCTTATTGCCTTATCAGTTTTTCTATATAAATATATATTATCTCTAATGTAGTCATTTAGAAATACATATTGCGTATTGTTTGTATAAGTAGATATATAACCTAATATAGAAAAAATATTAGATTGATTGACTATTATTGCAATTTGGTTAAAACATTTTTCAAGATCATATTTTATGTTTTTATTAATTATACATTTTGCACCTATTTTGTCCATAAAATCTTCTAGTGTCATTTGAAATACTAAATTTGGATTATAGCCAAATTTATGTAAATTAATATATATCATATTACCTTTTATATGCGAAAAATATAATTGTCTCGAAGTGTTTCTTGAAAATATATTTTTTATATATGGTTTTATAAATTCAACCGATGTCATGTGTTTAAGTGTTAATTCGGTGTATAATCCATTGTTTTTAGATATTTCTTCGAGAAGTTTAATTTTCTTATTTGAAATTAACCAGTCAATTTCTGCACGTTTACAACTCAAAGGCTTGTCATTTTCTTGGATAAATTTATTTGCTAAATTTTTATAAAGATTATATTCATCGAATTTATTTTGAAATAATTCAAATGGTGACAAATTGCCATCGAATTTTGTTTTACCTTTATTAATATATTGTGAATATACTTGCCTCATTTTTACTATGGTGTTTTGTATATTTGTATATAATTCATAAGGGATTAAAATTGGTAAGGTTGAAAAATATTTATCAGCATCTGAAATTACAGATTCGGCATTTGGAAAAGTCTCATAAAACTTATTTCTTCGATTAACAACTTCACGACCTTTGATGATTTCGTTAAGTTGACGTTTCTTCTCTGTATATCCTTCAATCCCAGGAAATTTAAGGATACAGTGAGAACCTACATTTAGCAGTATATCGTTTCGTCTGTTCCGTATATAATATAAATATTTATTAGGTGTATTACATAAACCGCAATGCACCTTTTGAGTTGGATCTTCTTCACTTACTTTTTCAGCATACCATTCTTTTAAAATATTATTCATCATGTTTTTCTTATTAATAGTAAGTGATGCTACACCCAATTCATCTAAAAATGGCATATCTTCTATCGAGACGGCTTTGAATTTAGACAGGTTTACTATATTTTCATATAAGTTGCCATATAGTTGAGTGTTCTTGGGTTCTTCACTATTCTTTAGTAGATTAATTTCATCTAATGTTAATACTGTTTTTCTCATATGCCCTCCTATATGGAAATTATATCATATTTGGAATATATAAAGTAAAAATATGTCGATAAATAGTTATTGTTGACATATATTATAAAAGAGCAGACTTTCATCTACTCTTAGATTGGTGGTGATATAATGAATATTGATTTATCCAAACTCATTCCTCAACCGAACCTACAAAATCTATCGTACGCTTCGGAATTTCTATCTCAGGTTTCGGCACAACCATTAAAAGAAAATTCAACTGTTGTACATGCTGTATCAGTTCCAACGGCTTGCCAGATGTGTCCTCTCCACGGAAACAGACCAAGTTGTAGCCAATGTAACCGATTTCTTTGACAAGAATTGTTATTGAATTCTGGAATAATGTTTAGTCTACTCTTTTTTATTACACCATATTTCCAATATTATTTACTCCATCAAAGAAATTCTGAACAGCATTCGGATTGCTCATAAGAGCAATTGTAAGCTGTCCTGCACAAGTAGCCAACGTATTGAGTGAGAACTTTCCAAACTTTTTAGACTTTTCTTTAACTGCATTCCAAACCGTATCGTTCCTGATGTTATCAAGCAATTGGTGTCCACTCCATGTAAGACCTATAATGTCAGCTTGCATTAGGCTTCCTCTTACAAAATATGGGTTCTTTGCACAATCAATGAAACCTTCTTTTGTCAATAATTCAAGTGCATAAGTCAATTCTTCTTTATTGTATTTAGAAAACTTATCCGAAACAAGTAGCTGTCCAAATGGTAATTCGTTACGATAATTAGGGTTTGAAGAATCCTTGTAATCCAAATCTTTTTCAATAAATAATAAAATATCTCTTACATAGTCGTGATTTAATCTCATGGTAAACAACTCCTTTATAGAAAGTAGGTAAAAACATGTTTGAAACTATAAAAAAAACCTGTCAAAAATTCAACACCGCTCTTGAACATAATGGCAATCCAACTGATGAAGAAAAAATGGCATTGGGATATCTCAATCTTGATCTTGCCAAAGCAATAATCGAGGATTTAGATGAACATAATGCAAAATGCATTGCAAAAATCATTCTTGGATTTGTTGAATAAATGACATATTTATGCAGAGGGTAAATCTAAGCCCTCTGTTTATTTGATAGGAATATTTTACCACTGATTATTATACAGGTATAGTCTGAACATGTGTTTACCATTTCGCCCCACAATTTTTACAGTGCATTGTGTTTCTTACGTCCGAACTGAATAGTCCAAACATTGCACCTCCGAATATTTTCTTTCCTGTTGAAATCTTTTCTACATTAAGTGAGCCACATGTAGGACATTTAGGTATATTCGAAGTCGGATATTCATAAGGCACATAATTTATACGTTTGCTATATGCTACCGGACTAAATTCAGGTGCTTGTTTTAATTCTGGATGGTTCTTTGTAAATGATTTTACTTCATCATATGTGCCAATTACGGAATCTTTGTACTCAGTATTACAACGTGGACATTTTTCAAAAGTTCCTTTAATACAACAGTCTAAACAGCTAGGACAATATACTCCTTCAATAATTGGCTCTGATTTTGGCAACCTATATCCACAATTAGGACACATTTCTGCTTTATCTGAAATTTGTTTATTACATTCAGGACAATTAATTAACATTTATATATCACCTTTTCTTTTTTGATTAGAATTATACTCCTTTAAACAAGTATAAATCAATAAATATAGTATGATGTTCAAAACAATAGACAAAAAAATGATTGAGCAACGAAGCACATTCATTCTTATTGCCGGTAATGATAACTTTCCACAATTAATTGAATCAAAAGTAGATATAAGCGATGATATTTTGGAAACGACATGTAAAAATATGGATAATGAAACTAAAGAAAGATTTCTTGATTCGTTTAATACATATTGTAAATTACACAATTTTGACTAGTTCATCAATTCCAAATTCTCTGATTACAGTTTTAAATATTTTTCTAACATTTTTAGGAGAAGTAAAACCATATCTTTGTACAGCATCAGAAAAAATGCGATAATCATTATATATTGCTGGAAAATGAATTTTAGAAAAATATATTAATTTATTTACTTCATCTTTTTTATCATAATATCTTGATAACAATAATAATCTTCCAGCATAAAAAATTCGAGTGTCTGTAGTATTTAGAAAATCTTCATACTTTTTCTCTTGTAATGAAATAGAAAATAATGCTTGAATTTCATTAAATGCTTTATGTAAAATATTAGGATTTTCTTTATAGCCATTTTTAAGTAGTCTATCATAAACATCACAATCCAATACAATGGACGATAAATATGATGAAATATTTTGGTATTTAATATCTACCTGACTTGTGCTAGGGAAACCACTATCTTTTTGTACACAATGGTAAAACTCATGAAGTAATGCATATTCCATATCGTAAAAAGATGTTTGCCTTTTTATTTCAAATATGTACGCATCTGGGTTGCTTACATTGACTCTTGTATGTTCATCGTTTAAATAAACCTTAATATTGTATTTATTTAAATCTTTTGGTTTATAACTTGAAATAATTTCTTTCGCTTTTGGAGAAAGATTGTTAATGAATTCTTGGTTTGTCATATATTAGTCCTCTTTTAGTATTATTATAAATTATATACCAAAATATTCCATATGACTACGGAGAACGTTAGTTCATACTATAATTTATAAGGTTGTCACCTTGTGACAACTATTAACTCAATTGTACTTTACTAGATTTATGTATTGACAGTTATGTAGTAATGTAGTAATATACTTTTAGGAGGTGAACTGCATGGCTGACAAGGGAATCAATATTAAGGTTGATGAGGAACTATATAAAGAAATTAAATTTCGTGCATTAGAACTTGATAAGACGTTGAAAGATTACATCCTCGACTTAATAAAGAAAGACCTTAACAAAAAATAAGAACTACCGCCCTCTCGCAAAGTTTGGTAGTCCTTATCGCATGTCACTACTATTTCTAGTAGGATAAATCTATTATATCCTAACTGGAATAGTTAATCAACTGTTTTCAAAGAAAGGATATAATTTATGAATGAACTAAGCAATTACATAAGCAAAGAATTTGGCAATGTTCGTGGCGTTTTAGTAAATGACATTCCATATTTAGTAGGTAAAGACGTATGTTCCATTCTGGGCTATTCTAATATCTCAGATGCAATCAAGTCTCACGTGGATGACGATGATAAGATATTAATTAACTCAAAAACTCAATCGGATTTCGCTATTGAGTTTAACCCAAAGGAATTAGGACAGCGTGGAGGCTGGTTAATAAATGAAAGTGGCTTCTACTCTCTCGTATTTGGCAGCGAGTTAAAAACTGCAAAGGTGTTTAAGAAATGGGTTACGCAGGAAGTTTTACCACAGATTCGTCAGACAGGTGGCTACATTCCCATTAAGGAAGAAGAACCAAACGAGTTATTTTTGGCAAGAGCTGTTCAGATTGCCAATGAAACAATCAAACACAAAGACGAAATTATTGCTAATCAAAAGAAACGTATCGCATCATTAGAGGAAACCGAAAAGGATTGGAAACTTCTAATGGAAACAAAAGGTACTTTCTCAGTTAATGAGATTGCACACTTTATAGGAATTGGTGAATACAAACTCTTCTCTTACATGAGAAATATTGGATTACTTTTCAAAAATGAAAATGGAGACAATGTTCCATATGAGAATCCAACAAATAAAGGTAAGTTCACTGCTATTCCTGCTATCGCACCTGATGGAACTGCTCATTTGCAGACAAGAATTTATCCTGACGGTATCTCTTACATAACTAAGCTACTTCGTAAATATGGATATTTGGAGGTGGCGTAATGAATATTACATATAGTGATGACATTATAAGAGTTGTCGTTCTTGATGTATCTGGCATTTACGCACAGATTTTCGATGAAATCTACTGTAAAGAATCTGAGTATTCAGCGGTTGTAGATAAGTTCGGTGTTTCATCGAAATATAAAGTCATTAAAATTTAATACATAAAAAATATCGTATATAGAAAGAACACTTGTAATTCATATATTACAGGTGTTCTTTGTGTGTACGATAGTATACATATATTTTAAGAAAGGATGTGATTAAATTGGGTTAATTTAAATTTGCGCCAAACTTTACGTCATAAATCTGGATACGAACAATAGTATCATTTTTCGTTAAATAGTTTATCCAAATCCATGAGTCGTCTTTTTGTTCGTTCATTGGATCTTCTTCTTGGCTTTCATTAAATAATACACAATAGTTATTGTCGTTCATTTTATATTCGTTATTGAATGTATCTATTACTTTTTCAATTGAATCTCCAACAGCGATTTGACCGTATGTTATAATTTTACTATCAGTTATTGATATACATCTAATTTTTTCATATTGGTCAGTTACAATTATATTATTTGTTGTATTTTGAATTGCTTTTAAACCATCGTTGAATATTTCAAATTCATCTTCATTTATTTGAGATTCTGTATCATAATAAGATAATGTTTTATCCTTAATCGAAATTTCATATGGATTATTTATAATTGCATTTTGTTCTTTTCCTGAAGAACATCCAGTCAAAAAAAGAAGTAAAATAATAAGAGTTGCGAAATATTTTTTCATTTTATTTCCTCGTTGGTTAGTTCAAAAATTATTTCTATGGTATCGTTATTAAGTTTATTTAAAATTATAATACCGTTTTTACCATACCATTCATTGACTTCTAAATAAAAACTTTCATCATCGGAGTTATGAATATCAGGTTCACCATTAATATTAACAATTTCTTCATATATGTTTTTAGGCATCCACTGTGATGAATCTATGGTATAGATACATCTCTTTAGTTTTTCATCAACAAAAAAATATTCTTTGATACAATTACTACCAAAAAATGATGTATTGGTATATGTGACTGTAAAATCTTTTTTATCTTGTTCATTTTTATATCCCAAATCATCGTATTCTATTTTATATTCTTTTGAAGATTCAATGTTACATAACTCTTCAAAAGCAATTGGGTTATCAATATTGTTAAGCACTAATATTCTTGTAGATTTACTTTTATTGATTTTATCGTTTAATTTCTTGTCGTTATATCCTAAAATAATAGATATAACAATAACTGGGATTAAAATAATTGAAAAAAATGTAATTATAAATATTTTTGTTTTTCTATTCATAAATAATCTCCCTACATATCTTAAAAATCATCTTAATTATAACATTATTTTTGTTAAAAATAAATAGCAACAAAACAAACAATGACACAAGTATTCCTCAAACAAATACTTGAATAGGTATCTTCAAACAATACCTTGTCAATCAAATAGTATGATATTTAAAACAATAGACGCAGATGCTACTAATTTAACAAAGAAAATGGGATTATTAGGAAAATCTTTTAATGATATTAAAAAAGATTATTCTAATGGACTAGGTATAACGAAAAGTTTATTCTCTACTTCTATTTCAGAATCAGATTGGAAATCATTACAAAAATTTAATTCTGCAATAAAGGTAACTAATGATGGTTTAACAAAGAGCCAGCGTATTACAAAAGCTTGGAATGAAAATATGACAGGATGTAGTATTGCTGCAAAAAGAATGGGAAATGATTTAGTTACTGGCAAGAAAAAGATTTCAGATGTTTCTTCGACAATGAAAACCGCTACTGCTTCAACAAAGGCGTTAGAAATTGCAATGAATGTTTTTGCAAATGTAGGTTTTATGCTTGCGATTACGGCAGTTACTAAAGTAATTTCAGAATTAGCACAAGCACAAAGCAATGCTGTAGAAACAGCAAAAGAAGCTACAAGTGCATATAATGATGAATTATCATCAATTAAGGACTACAAAGAAAAAATTTCTGAGTTAAATGAAGAATTGAATTCTGGTAATTTGTCATATGAAGAAACAAAAACGAAACGTTCAGAATTAATGTCTATTCAAGATGAATTGATTGAAAAATTCGGAACAGAAAAAAGCGCAATTGAATCAGTTACAGAGGCAATAGGTGGTCAAGTTGATGCATTAGATAACTTAAACGAAAAGTCTTATAGAGATTGGATTGCGAAAGCTGACGATGAAACTATTTGGACAAAACTTCTTCCTTGGGGCAAATCTGGTCTTGATCAAGCTATAGATTATATGGAATCAAAAAAGACGATTTCGTTTTTTGATATGGCTAATGCAAATAGTATAACGCAAGATAAATATCAAGCACCTATAACTGACGAAATTCGTTCCATTCAGGAAGAAATAGACAAAACTATTCAGTCCAAATATAACCTTGAAAAAGAATTTGCCACTTTTAAGATTACTGGAACACCGGAAGAAGTCAAATCACAGTTAGAAGCCATTCGGCAAGATTATTTAGATTTGTCTAAAGACGCATTCTTAAAAAATGGTATATCTTCTGAATATTGGGATGCATATAGAAGTGAAGCAATAGATAGCATAAATGATGTCATCAATCAATTTGATGAAGGATTAGAAAAACATCAGGAAACTTACAAAACATACATCGAAGGAATGATAAAATATGATTCTGAGTATTCAGATGAATATGCTACTATTCTTAGAAAAAGAGCTGAGTTAGAAGATGCTGAAAATTCTGGTGATGTGGAAAAAGTTCAAAAAGCAAGACAAGAATTTATGGATGCTATTACTGCTGGAATAACTGCTTCTGAATCTGATGAAAACATTAAAAAATATTTTGAGTCATTATATCCTGAATTACAAGCAGAATTTGCAAATTGGAATTTTGAAATTGCTATTAACGCAAATACGGATAATCTCAAAGATGAAGCAGAAGAAATAGGAAAACAGTATTCTGCTACAGACCTTTTGGATATGGTCAATACAGAAGGTGTACAAGAAGGCGAAGAAGCTTTTAACAAATTAATTGATAAGGCTATTGAATATGGAGTTTGTACTGACAACTCTTCTGAAGAAGTACAAAAACTAATCGACTTATTAGTTGAACTAGGTATCGTACAAGGAAACATCGAGAGCGATGTTGAACATGAAACACCGATTTCTTCCACCGATATCCTCGCACAAGTTCAAGCTCTTTCAACAGGTTTAGACCAACTTGATAAAATCTATGCTGATGTATACGATAAAGAAGATTTTGATTGGTCGTCCATCCTCAATAATGACGGATTCAAAGAAGCGTTTGGTAACATGACAAATGTTACTGAAGAATATAAAAATGCTTATGATGACTTTATTGAAACCATTAGCAACAATCCATCTGATCTATCAGCTTGTCAGTCTGCTTTTGATAATCTTGCTACAGCATATATTTATAATTCTGATGCATTGAAAAATGTGACAGAAGAAACAAAAGCGTCTACTATTGCTATGCTTAGTCAAATGGGAGTTGTAAATGCTGCTGAAGTTGTAAATTATAGACTTGGCGCAAGTGAATCATATGCGGCAGATACAGGAAAAGACTTAGAAAGTGCAACTTTATCAGAAATAACAGCATTTGCAAAAGAAGCTGATATGTCTGATATTACAAAAGCATCATTGGCTGCTTATGTTATAGAAAAAATCCATGCTGCAAGTATTACAATCACTACATCTGCTGATATAAATAATTTAACAGCACTATGTTCACAACTTGGAGTAGCTGGAACAGCACTTGCACAATTTGCAAGATTAAAAGCTATTGCAATGGATACGAGTGGAAAATATACAGATGGGTATAAAGAATATGCTACTACTGCGGCAGACCAGATTTTACAGAACGCAGTGAATGCAGCGCAGACAAAATATACACCTCAATTTGGTGGTGGCTCTGCTACAAGTAAAGCGATGGATGATGCTGCAAAATCAGCTAAAAAAGCTTCAGATACAGCAAAAGAAACCGCACAAAACATCGACTGGATCGAAACGAAATTAAAATTGGCTTCTAAGGAAACAGAAAAGCTTAGCAAATCTTTCGATAAAGCGTTTGGTATGGATCAGACAAGAGAAAGATACCACGCCTATATTTCTCAGATAGAATCTGAGATCCAGGACAATACAACTGCCGCACAGGTATATCAAGAGAAGTTAAATCAGATTGGTTTATCCTATGAGTGGATCGCAAAGATTCAGTCAGGTGCATTTTCTATTGACAGTATTACAGACGAAAATCTCAAAACTCAGATATCCGAATATCAGACATATTCAGATAAGTTAAATAGCTGTTACGACACTATTGAGAGTCTTGAAGAAGAACGTCTGCAAGCTTCTGTTAATTATGCAGAAAAATTAATTGACTCCCATGAAAAAGAAATAGATTCGATTAATAAACTGATTGATCGTAGAAAAGCATTAGTTTCCTTAAAGGAAACATTCGGTTTATCTCCTTCCAAATCTGATTTGAAATATCAGCAGGATCAGTATGAACAGGAAATTGATGCCCTTGAAAGACAGAATAAAGAAATATACGATCTCATGTGGACTACTACTTATGGTGACGAAGCATGGCAAAAGTATAACGACCAGATGATTGAGAATACTTCCAGTATTCAAGATCTCACACAGTCTCTTGCTGATTTAGCATCTGAAATGGCTAATCTTCCGATTGATAAGTATGAAAAAGCTTTAGATAAGATTTCTGCAAAGAATGATTTACTTGATGCAAAACTTGAGAATGCTACGAGTGATAAAGCTAAGAGTAAAATTATTGGTAGTCAGTTGAAGCTTACTAGAAAGAAAGATAACAGTGCTCAGTCTGCGGCTAAAACGACACAAAGTAATTTGAATCAGTCGGTTAAGGATTTAAGAACTGCAACGAAAAAGGATAATAATATATCAGTTTACAACGTTGACGCTTCGGGTCCCAATGTGAAAGCAAGAACTGCGGTAAATGACTACTATAAAAAAGTAAAGAATTATACAAAGGCGAAGAAACAAATTCCAGCTTCTTTAATTTCTAAAATTTCTGGTGACGGATACTCTACATTATCAAAAGCATGTGCTAATTACAATGCTGCTTTAGTTGCCAACGACACAGCACAAGAAACGGCTGCTTTAAGTAGAGAGACTATCAGACAGGAACTTGCTGATTTAGCGGAACAGAGAGCGAGTCTTGCAAAGACAACTGCTGATTCCAAAGTTGAGAGATATGATTCTAAAGACGAACTGTATGATGCTAAACTCGACAATGCTACTTCTACTTCTTCTAAGAATAAACTGATTGACAGAAAGATTTCTAATATTAACAATCGTCAGAGTGCATATAATACTGCGGTTAAAACTGATAATAAGAATATCAAATCAGCACAGAAAAATATCAGCAAAATCAAGTCTACGAAAAAGAATAAGAAGATTCTTGCTTCTATCAAGAAAGCTGCTAAAGCTGGGAAACGTATTTCCCAATCTTTGTTAAACAAAGCCGCAAAACTGAATGATGGTGGAAAACTATATGATGCATGTATTCAGTATAACGCTTATTTAGATGCGAAAGAAGCCGACAAAGTTACTGCTGATTTATACAAAGAAACAGCAAAACAAGATAAGGCTACTCTTGCAAAAGAAAAGTTTGATAATATTGCGTCCAAGTATGATAATAAAATTTCTAGCAATGAGCAGAAAAAGACAGAAATAAATAATAGAATTTCTCTCGTAGAGGAATTTGGTGGACAGGCAAATGTATCTGATTATAAGTCACTTATCTCTGCTGAAAATGGAGAATATAAAAAACTCATTAAAGAGCGTGAAGAACTTCGGAGAAATTTAGAAGAGTCTGTTGTAAATGGTTCTATCAAAAAAGGCAGTGATGAATGGTATGATATGGTCGCTAAAATCAATGATGTAACAAATGCCATAGATGAATCCATTCGATCAATTAAACAATACCAGAATGCCCTTCGTCAATTAAAATGGGATACTTTTGATAAATCTCTTGAAACTGTAAAACGTGTCAACAGTGAAGCTGATTACTACATTGATCTTTTGAGTCATAAAGATATGACTGATAAAGACACTGGTAATTTCACTGAATATGGTATTGCTACCATTGGATTGCACAAGACGAATTATGACAATTACATTGCGCAGGCAGAAGCATATCAGTCTGAATATGATAAAATTATGAAACAGATTGAGAAAGGTGAATTGTCTGCATCTGATGAAAATGTTATTCAACGTTTGCGTGATTTACAGGATGCTCATAGAGAGGCGAAGAAATCTGCTGAGGATGAGTTAGAGTCTATTAATGATCTTGTGAAACAGGGCTATGAAGCACAAACCGATGCGTTGAGTAAGCTTATAGAAAAATACAAGAAATTAAAAGATTCTGAACTTGAAGCCTATAGATATCAGAAAGAAATTGCCGAAAAGACAAAACAGATTGCTTCTTTACAGAAACAGTTAACAGCTTATACTGGCAACAATTCTGAAGAATCCCGTGCAACAATTCAAAAGTTAAAAGTTGAATTAGAGAATGCCAAATCAGATTTAAAAGATACGCAATATGAAAAATTTATTTCTGACACTGAGGACATGCTTGACGATCTGATGAGTGATTATCAGGAATTCATTGATGAAAAAATCAATGATACAAATACAATTCTCGATAGTATCAAAGAACTTCTTGGTGGCAATGATGGTATTATTGCAACACTGAAATCCTTAGATTCTAGTCTGACAAATACTACAAAAGATCAGATTGATTCCAGTACTACCAATGGCGGTGACGGAGGACAAGGCGCAAAGGATTATGTAAATAATACTGTTACTAATGATCGGAATACTATCAATTCATCTCATAAAACTGGACTTTTACGACCAACAGCAGTTGGTACTATAACTCTTGATAATTCCTTGGAGTCAAAAAAGAAAAATACAACTTCTATTGATGATAAGTTAAAAAATGAAAAGAAAGCAGTTAAAGATGCCATTAATTCTGGTAAATCTCGCAGCAAGAAATTAACTGATAAAGAGAACCAAGAACATGCTGACTTATGGAAGTATATTGTAAAGAATTATGGTAGAACTCCTACTAATAAAATATACAAGAAGTTAGGTGGCATACTAGGCGTAAAAACAGATGACACGGTTACATCGAAACAAAAAACTGCTATTCTTAATAGGATGAAATTTAATGGCTATAAAAAAGGTTCTGATCACATAGACAAGAGTCAATTAGCATGGACACAAGAAGATAAACGAGAAATGATTTATCGTGCTTCTGACGGCGCAGTTTTAACAAAACTTAATCCAGGAGATAAAGTGTTCACAAATGAGATGACTGAGAATCTTTGGAAAATGGCACAGATGAATCCTTCTTTATTGACCTCTGGTATCAACTATATGCCGAATTTACCTGAAATAACAAAATCTGCTGGCACTTCTACGATTGTTGAGGTTGGAGATATCGTAATGAACGGTGTAAATGATGTTGAAACCTTTGGTAGACAATTACGAGAAGAAATTCTCAGGAACGGAAAGACAACACAATGTATTACTGAAGCAGTTTCTGCCAAGCAACTTGGTAAAAATGGTGTAGGTAATGCAAGGTTATATAAGTAACCACTTTATCCCATGTAGGTATCATAGCCTATGTGGGATTTTTATATGTAAAAAAAATCGAAAGGAGAATAAGCAAATGCCAAAAATAGTTTTTAATGAGAATTTTGGTGTAGATGAAATCACACTTGTATTGGAGCGAAGAGATTTTTCTAAATACGGAAAGCTTAAAGATGTTACAGATATTGAGTATAAAGATACTATGAATGCACCCGAATTATCATTTAATGTATATAAAACTGACGATCCAATATGGAATAAGGTTAATAACTGTAACTTGGTGTATGTTCCTGAAT